ATGAATCTTGATCGAAAGGCTGTCTGGTCCGTTGCGAAGGGCTGGCTTGCCGCCATCCTGCTCATCGCCGGCGTTGTCGTGGCGGGCGGACCTGTCCGAGCCGCGAGCTTCCAGCCGCTCGAGATCGTCACCAAAAGCGGCGTGCAGGTGTTCTCGGTGGAGATGGCAACGACCGAGGAGGAGAAGCAGACCGGCCTGATGTACCGCAAGGAGCTGGCCGACGGCAAAGGCATGCTGTTCGACTTCAATCCCGAGCAGGAAGTGTCGATGTGGATGAAGAATACCTATGTCCCGCTCGACATGATCTTCATCCGCGCCGACGGCCGCATCCTGCGCATTGCCGAGAACACCGAGCCGCTGTCGACCAAGATCATCTCGTCCAAGGGCCCCGCGCGGGCCGTTCTGGAGGTGGTGGCGGGAACGGCGCAGAAATACGGCATCCGCCCCGGCGACCGCGTCGGCCACCCGCTGTTCGGCAGCAAATAGAGCCGTCCGGTAGGGCCTTCCCGGCCTTGCCGGCGCCTTTAGGACGCTTGCTGGCGCTTTGGGAAGCGTGTATCGACAGGGCTCGCTGGACATTCGGGGTATAGCGCAGCCTGGTAGCGCGGCAGTTTTGGGTACTGCAGGTCCGCGGTTCGAATCCGCGTGCCCCGACCAAATCCCTCAACAAAATCAGGCGCTTCTGACGCTGGCCAAAAACAGCGTGGAAGCAAATATAGCCTGGGGTCCGCACGGGGTCCGCAATTTTCTTGAGTCGAATCCACAAAAGAAAAAGGCCGGGGATCACCCGGCCTCTTGCTCACGCTGCCTTTGCAGCCGCTTTCTCGACTAGCTGCTTCTGCCATTCGACGATCTCGTCGAGGAAGAAGCCAACGCGCATTGGCGCGATCGGGTAGGACTGAGGGAAGGTGCCTTCCTTCACCTTCCGCTCGATCGTCGATCGGCTCAACGGGATCCGCTTGAGGACCTGGGACATCGAGATCATCGGTCTGATCCCGTCCTCGTTGTCCTGCGTCACTTCGGTCGTCTGGGTCATGGTCTCAGTCTTTCTTCGCGTAGGGGCCGCTCGGCGGTCGCCCGGGTATCCAGTCTGTGGTGATGCCGCTGAAGCTGATCGGCCGGTGTCGCCATGCTCCGCGGGAGGAGGGGTCTCGATAGGCGTCCATCTCGACCTCCCATTGGTCGTCGATAGTGGTCACGTTCATCCAGTGCTCACCGCTCATGGCTTCCTCCCGAACACCGACTCGACCGTGTGCTTCTGCTCAGGGTCGGAGGAGCGGAAGACCTTGATGCCGCCCCTTCGCTTGAAGCCGTTCCTGGTGTGGAAGCTCTGGACGTCGCGAGCCCGGTTGAGCTTCGCGACCATCACCTTGAAGCCTGCCAGTTCCGCCTCGTCGGGTCGCTTGAAGATCTTCTGCTTCCCGTCCGTATCCAGGACCCACGCCGGGGCATCACCTGGGATCGCGAATGTCGCCAGGTAGCACCCTGGCATCTCCTTGTGCTCGACCGCGGTCGAGTAATAGGCCTGCGCGACCTTCATGCGATCACCTTCTCGATGATCTTCCGGTTCTGGATGAAGCCGACCAGGTTGCCGTGCAGCTCGGGCTGAGCCCAGCGGAACTCACCCGCGTAGTCGGGATCGCTCAAGACGTCCGGTGTGGCCTGATGCTCTGCCGGCGAAGCGTGAAGCGGACGGGCGCCGACCAGGTCGTGGTAGAGCTCCAGGTCCTTGTGGACCAGCGGCTGCTTTCCTTCATGCGTTAGGTACGAGGTGCGGGCACAGCGGGCGACGGAGACCTTCTTCTGGGTCTCCAGCGACAGCCATTCCTTCTCGTATTCGGTCACGAAGGGGAGGTGCCATTCACCGGGCCGAAGCGTTTCCGGAACGCTGCCCTCGAACGCACCCTTGATCGCCTTCGCCAGCGCCTCGATCTCCGGCTGGGCATCCTTGTGGTCGCGCAGCTCGAAGAAGTTGTCCCACTCTGTAGCGGTGACGACGCCATGAGCATACAGATATGGCTCAAGGCCGCGGTTCGCCCACTGTTTATGCACGCCAGACTTTGCTAGTCGCTCCGCCGTGTCGGCAGCCGAAAGGGCGCCAACCTGCCAAGCTTTCCGAGCTACTAAAATCTCTTCTGGAGACATTGGTTCACCACCCTGCATTCCAGACTTGTTCCGGAGCCAGACGTACGGCTCATATGGAGAGGTTCGAACCTCTTCGAGTAATCTGACCACAGGCACTGCGCGGCTCGACCGAAAATTCCTAGAGAAGACGCGATGAGTGTTGAACTCCGGAAGCAGCATGCGAGGGAATACCACCTTGACAGTAGTCAGGCGGATACCCAGAGGGCTGATGCTGTCGCTGATGATCTCAGCTGATGTTTTCTTCATAGTAGGCAACTACCTTTTTGAGTTGGTCGAGAGTCGAGTTGTTTTTGATCCTGTTCGCCAGGTAGGAAATGACGTTCACATTCCCCTTGACGTACCCCAGTTCGTTTTTCACGCGATCGAGCGATGGCCTGCTGTCAGGATGACCGCTTCGGATCAGAGGAATGCCAAGAACTGGGCAGGTCTCAGGGATCACGATGTCATCAATGGTTAGGTCGAACGGAAAGCCCATCGAACGAGCGCGCCCTCGCGCACGCTGCAGCATCGCCTTCTCAGGATTGTCTGCGTCCCACTTCCTCCTGGAAACCAGCAGCTTTTTCGGGTTTCGCTTCCGGTATGCGTCAGCCTGCACCTTGTTGCAGTGGATACAGGTGCCGTTGGTGGTCCACCTGATCGTCTCACCGTGATGCTTGCATGTGCTACGATATCGTTTGATGCCATCGCGCTTCGCCACCTCCCAAGATGGGGCAATGTCGTTCATGCCGCCTCCACGCCTGGGATCTGTTTCAGCAGCCAGTCGATCTTCGCCTGCTGCTGACGGATGACATCGCGCTGAGCGCGGTTCTCCATGAGCTGCTCAGAGTTGTGGGTGATCAGCTCGGTGACTCGGGCGGAGTACGTCCGCTTCAGATCGATCAGATCTTCGAGCGCATCGAGCAGGAACGGCATGGTGTTGATGAAGCCGACCAGCGCCTTCGCGCGATCGCCGGCATTCGGTGTATTGCCTGTGACGGCGTAGACGATATCGCCCGGCCCCATGACAGCGTGCATCGCCGTCTCTTCTGCCAAGCCGAGATCAGTCCGGCCTTTGGCAAGCGTCTCGCAATAGTCAGCGAGATGCATCTCGTCGGTCTGCTCGCGGGTCGCGCCCCAGAACGGTTCATTGAACAGGGCCAGCAGCTGTCTGGCCTGCGTCGCGAACTCGAGCCTCTTCTCGTCGGTCACTGCTTCGTCGGTCACTTCTCTCTCCTGGAAAATTGCCTAATGAAAAAGGAAACGGCCGCCCCCGGAGGGGCGACCGTCGTGGCTCACCGCTTACTGCGGCTGAGCGAGCTTCGCGATTTCGGGCTTCGCGTTGGCGAAGGCGCGGAGGAGGGCGTCGTACTCACGATCGTGAGCATCGATCCAGGCGTTGTTGGTGACGAACACAGCGTCGAGCTGGATCGTGCCGATCGCCTTGGTGCCGTAGACCGTGCCGGACGGCTGGATCGCCGGGTAGGTGCCGGCCGGGATCTCACCGTAGGTGTAGACGTACTGGCCGCGCGCATCCTTCGCGCCCTTGGTCATGTCGCGGTCATCGGTGCCGACGAGCACAACGCGGTCACCCAGCTTCTGAGCGTCGACCTTCATGAACGGGCTGTTCAGTGCGGTGACGATCAGGGCGCACTGGACCTGCGAACCATCGGCGACTGCCGAGAGAGCGCGGAGTCCCGAGCGGGTGTCGGTGTTCACCTTGCCGTAGCGGGCCTTGTCGGCCATCACGAACGCAGCCCAGGTGGTGTTGGCGCCCGATCCATCCGGACCGATCGCAACTGTGTGGGACTGGTTCAGGTCGACCATGCGGCCGAAGTTGACGTTGCGGTTGCAGATCATGTGAGCCTGCTCCTGATAGAGGATGCCGGCGCGCTCCAGCGACGAGATCGCCTTGGCGTTGCGAGCCGAGTAGACGAGCAGGGCGTCGGACTGCACGAACGCGCCGTCGCATTCGCCGCTGGTGACCTTGTCCAGGTTGTCGATCGAGCCCTTGGTCTCCACGACCTCGACCTGGGCCGCAGACGACTTGGACTTCAGGATGTGGCCAGCCTTGAAGTAGTTGAGCTGGCTGTTGCCCGTGCAGAGACGGAACTTCGCGGGCTCCGCTTGGGCTGCGACCGACATCGCCAGGATGGCTGCTGCTGCTGCCAGGATGAGTTTCTTCATGTAGTTCTCCTTAGGTGCTCCAATCAATTGGAACGGGTTGAATTCGTGCAAATACTGGATCAGAAGAACCAGCGTCGAACCGGGTAGCCCCGGGCTCCTTTGAACACGGCGGAGCAGAGGAGATAGATCCCCAGCCCGTCGAGTAGGTGGTTGGCCAAAAAGACTCCGACCATGGATTGGCGCTCCTTATTTGCTGCGCACGATTTGCATTCGAGCAAATCAAAAGTCAAGAAGTTGTCAGTACTTTTTGCCGCCCTTCTTCACCCGGTTCTCGGGCTTATGGTCCGCCCGGGTTGCGTTGTAGATCAGCTTGGCCTTGGCCGCGGCGCCGACATCCCACTCCTTGGCGCCAGCCAGGTCGCCGGCACGTATGAACAAGTCAGCCATCTCGGTCCAGATCGAGGGGAACTGCGGCAGGTGATCGTCCATCGCGTCGGTGCGATCGCCTTCCATGCCCTCGCAGATCTCGCCGACCATCAGCAGCAGCTTCGTGGGGACGATCAGCGGGTTGTTGCGGAGGTTCTCGCCGGTCTTCGGATCGGTCCACCACTTCTGCGCCAAGGCATGCGAGACCTTGATGATGTGGTTGATCGACTCTTCGAACTTGTCGAGGTCAGCGAGGGTGACGCCGTTGGGGAGGTTCACAGCCGCGTTCATGCGATCACCTCACCCTTCCATCGCAGAACGCAGCCCTGCTCGCCGGGAGCGGGGACGCAGTGCGCGATGCCCTCAGCGTCGATGACGCGGTGGGTGGTGCCGCCGGCACGGAACATTACCTTCTGCGGATTGGTGATCCGATAGACGCGGCCGGCAAAGTCGTATTCCCGCCATTCCTCGATGCCTCTCAGATTGTATTCTTTCAGGTCGCTCACTCAGGTCTCCTAAATCGAAATTCGTCGGCGAGGTCTTCGAACATCCGGACAACCTCCTTTTGGCTACGACCCGACACGTCGTTCCAGTCGAACGGATGCTTCTGCACTTGCCCCTTGATCAGGGGCACGAAGCGCGTGTACGCGCTCCGATCCTCTTCGCCAGCAGCTCGGCGGATGGCTCCCTCGATGTCAAAGGATCGCGCCTCCTTGCTGAACACGGGGACCGGCTTACCCTGCCGATCCCGCGCGCATGTCTTTTGCGTCCACCTTCCGGGCTTGGAGAACAGCAGAAGGCAACGCTCCACGATCTCCAGCTCGGTAAACAACTACGCCTCGCAGGAGACGCAGGAGAGCAGGTTGCGGACGTATTCCTGCGCCGGGTTTGTCGAGCGCTGGTAGTAGAGCGTCTTCACGCCCAGCTCCCACGCGCTGATCATCAGCTGGTTCACGTCGCGCAACGGCGTATCCGGATGGATCTTCAGGTTCAGAGACTGGCTCTGATCGATGAAGTTCTGCCGGCCCGCGGCCTGGACGATGATCTCGTGCTGCGAGATTTCGCCGAAGGTCTTGAACACAGCCCGCTCGTTATCGGTCAGGAAGTCCAGGTGCTGAACCGACCCGCCCTTGAGCAGGATGCTGCGCCAAGTCTCCTCGTCATCCTTGCCGTGACCGGCGAGGGTGGCTTGCAGGTAGGGGTTCCGATAGGTGAACTTGCCCTTCTGCAGGTCCTTGACGAAGTAGTTGCTGTCGAGCGGCTCGATCGACGGCGACACCTGACCCAGGATGAACGACGACGACGTGGTCGGCGCGATCGACATCAGCGTGACGTGACGCCGGCCGTAGCCCTTCAGCAGTTCGGGCTCACCGTACTCCTTCGCCATGCGCTGGCTGGCTTCCAGCGTCTCGCCCTGCATGAACGAGTGGATGCTGGTGTTCAGCAGCTTGGCCTGCATGGACTCGAACGGGATCATGTTCGACTGCAGGTAGGAGTGCCAGCCGAGCGAACCGATGCCGATGGCGCGCTGCCGGATAGCGAAGTTGCGCGCCGTCTGCATCAGCGGGACGCCTTCGGTCTTCTCGATGTACTCGCTCATGACCGCGTCGAGGAAATAAACCAGCGTCTGGGCGACGTCGGTCTTCTTCCACTCGTCGAACCAGAGCAGGTTCATCGAGGCGAGGTTGCAGACGAAGGACTCCTCCGCCGAGGAGGCGAGGGCGATCTCCGAGCAGAGGTTGCTCGAATGGATCTTCATCCCGTAGTTCCGATAGACCTCGGGCGCACCGTTGTTCACGGTGTCGGTCCAGAAGATGTACGGGTAGCCCGTCTCGAAGCGCTTCTGGAGGATGCGCATCCAGAGCTTCCGCTTCTCCTGGTCGCCGGCCACCATGGCCTTCATCCAGGCGTCGGAGATGCAGACGCCCAGAGACAGGCGCTGGATCGGGGAGCCTTCCTCGCGGCAGTCGAGGAACTCACCGATGTCCTTGTGCTCGACCGGCAGATACACAGCGCAGGAGCCGCGGCGAACCGTGGACTGGCTGATGATGTTGGTCGTGGTCTCCAGCATCTCCATGAAGTGGATCGGGCCGAACGAGGCCCCGCCACCGCGGATCGGAGCGCCACGGGGACGCAGCGCGCCCAGGAACGCGCTGGTGCCGGCGCCGAACTTGGTCTGCATCCCGATCTCGGCCGTCTTGAGCAGGATGCTCTCGGTCGTGTCCTCGAAGTAGGAGTTGTTGCAGGAGATCGGCAGGCCGCGATCGGTGCCGAAGTTCGACCAGACCGGACTCGACAGGGAGATGTACCCCGCGTGCATGTAGTCCTCGAACTTCTTGGCGAAGCCGGTCATGCCGAGGATGGTCTCTGCGGTGTCGGCGATTTCACGGATGCGCTGCTCGGCCGACTGACCGGGTTGCAGGTATCCGCGCTCCAGGAAGGTCCTGGAGTCGTCGTTGAGCCATCTGTGCATCAGAAAAGGTCCTCGGTGGTGTAGACCCGGTTCTTCTTGGCGTAATCGACCGGGCGCTTGTGGAAGAAGTCGACGATGTTGTTCCCGTAGGACTCTTCATCCATCCACCGGGTGGTCTCGGCGATGGACTTGTCGACGACGAAGGGGACTGCAAAGCCGATGGCATGCAGCGAGTCGTTCAGGCGGTTCTGGACGAAGCCGTGCAGGATCTCGGCGGAGATCTTGCTGTCGTTGTAGTCGCCGATCATCCAGGTGATCAGGTCCTTCTCGGCCTGATAGGCGACCTTGGACTCTTCGAGGACGCGGGCTTCGAGATCGGCGTCGAACAGCTCCGGATACTCCTCGCGCAGAGTGTGGATCAGCTTGATGCCAACCTGGGCATGAAGCATCTCCTCGTTGCGGGTGTATTGGACCTGCTGGGCGGTGTCCTTTAGGACGTTCTTGAAGCGGTTGAACCAGAGCACGACGTAGAACTGGCTGAACAGCGACACGTTCTCCACGAAGAGCGTGAAGAGGATGATCGCGTAGACGAACTGCTTCTTGTCGTCGGTGTAGACCCGATCGAGATACTTCCGCAGATAGTCGACGCGGTTGCGAACCACCGGCTCCTTGAGGTTCTGCTCGAACACGTCGCCGAGGCGCAGCGTCTCCAGAAGCTTCTCGTACGCGAGGTTGTGAGTGACCTCGGTCGCCGCCATCCAGTATCCGAGATCGGACATGGACGGATGGGGGAAGTTGTTGCCGAGCTGCGCCCAGAAGCGCTTCACGGCGATCTCGACCTGACCGATGGCGGAGAGGGTGCGAACGATGACCTGCCGCTCCTGGTCGGTCAGCTCTGTCTTGAACTGGCCGTAGTCGGCTTTGAAGTCGAACTCGTTTGGCGTCCAGAAGCCGGCCCAGATCCTGTCAATGAACTCCTGGGTCCAGGGATACAGGTTCGGCTTTCTGGCGATCTGCTCTTCGAACAGCATTATTATTGGGCCTCTTACATTTTGGGTGAGCAGGGGACGCCACGGAGATCGGAGCTTCCGTGGGTCCAGGGCGGTCTCAGCCGCCGCGCTTCTTGGAGCGGTAGGGGTAGGTCTTCGAAGTCGAGATCGGCGTCTCGCGCTTGACCGGAACGAACTTCACGGGCTGCGCGCCGAGCTGCTTCAGGATGTCCTTGATCTGATCGCCATCGGTGTGGGGATCGAGAACCGCGAGCTGCGCGACGAGGCCAGCCACCTTCGAGCGCTCAGCAGGGAGCAGGCGGCGCGAGGCATGCACGACGGTCCCGGCGGTCTCGTAGGTGTGCTTGCGCTTCGGCGGGGGCGGATTGTTGCGGCGGGCGAGTAGGAAGTGGAACGCCTTCAGCATTCCCATGTGGGTGTCGTCGATTGATCTCATTTAGTCTCTCCTCTTTGAATTCATGCAAACATCAGGGCAAGGATCGAATGACTCTTCGGATCTGTTGCCGAGTGAAGTTGTTGGCGTATGGGGTTCTCGGGGACGCTGCGAAGGGCACGGAAAACCACTTGCCCTTCACCAGGAAGCGAACCCTGTGGTGTCTCTTGTCATGGGCGAGTTCGAACGCTTCGATCTCCCCACTATCCTTCAGCTTCTGGACCTCCTTCTTCACCTCTCGAACGTGGGCTTCCATTCTTCCCCCTCTTCGGAAATGGCCGTGACGGCCACTTCTTCTTCGGGCGCTTCGGCTGCGCAGACTCCGGTGCATCCGGATCGACCTTCGCCAGCATCTTGCGCCGGAATTCCTCAGTTGATTTCGCGATGCGCTTCGTCCGCGCGATCTCAGTGACGTCACCGCGCGTCAGCTCGTCCTTCGAGCCGAAGGTTTTCTGCGCATGACAGTCGGCGTGTTTTGCCTGGATGAACTCGGGATCGTTCGCCCTCGGAGTCGTGTCCTTGGCTTCAGCGTCCCAGCAGCGCAGCTGCAGCGCGGGGACGTGGTCGAATTGCGTGTCGTCGAGCTTGCCCAGCCGCTTGCCGCATTTGGTGCAGAGGCTGTGCTGTCTAATGACCACCTCCAGCTTCACGGTGACCGGGATGGCCTTCCGGAACCCTGGAGGTGGGGCGAGATCGAGGACTGTTTGCATGCCGGTTGTCTATTTGCATTCAAGCAAACAGTCAAGAAAAGGTGCTACGGTTCGGGGAGCGGAAGCGGCACTCTCCCGAGGGCGCCGTCAGGCGTCGGAAGGCCTGGCTTCCACCCGTCATCGCGGGCGCAGCCGTAGCTCTTCGGGCATCCCTCCGGAGGGCAGAACTTGGTGCTGTCGTGGATGCAACGCCAGCTCGCCCATTCGTCAAGGCCGACCTCAGCCATCAGTCCAGCTCAGGGTCGACGTAGAACCGCCATTCGAGGCCTTCGCGGTGCCACTGGCCGGCGCATACAGCGATTGCCTTGTGCTCGGCGTTGAAGTCGTTGTCGTTGTCGTGATCCTCGTCGCCGATCAGGTCGCGCAGCTCCCGCGTGGTGATCAGGGTGCTGGTCCAGTGCAGCTCGTGCTTCTGGTCACCATGGAGGAGAACGATCTTGGCGTGATCGGTCAGGTTCTGTTCGGCCGCCGAGATGGCGTGGCGCAGGTCAGCCAGCTCCGAGAGGAGGTGAGCGGCATTGTTCTGCCCGCCGGCGGGGTGATAGCTCTGGATGCCAAATCTCTCGACCTTGCCGATCGCCTGGAGGGTCTCGCCAGCCTCCTCGACGATTCTGCTGATCTGGCCGGGGAGATCATCGTTGGCGGGAAGTAGCTTGGGGTTCATCGACGCTGTTTCCTTGGGTAGAGAAGTTCAAAAAGGTCCTGCAACCGGCGGACTTCGTTCTCGTCGATGAAGACGCCTTGCAGGGTGGAGCCGGACTCGAGCCAGAGCGAGACGCCCTGGCGGTAGTGGTCGCCGCGGTTGTCGTAGGACACCCGCAGCTTCTCGCCGACCTCGCCGTCGAAGGTGACGGTCTGTTCGTATTTCAGGATGCGCTTCACGCCCGGATCTCGATCTTCAGCTTGTCGACCAGGATCTCGTCGACCTTCTTCTTGACGTAGGCGGACACGCACTTGCCGACCTGGTCCTCGATCATCTTCCTGATGCGGTCGGCGCTGTACCGGCCGTAGACCACCTTGCTGATGGCCCGCAGGATGTAACCCTCGACCTCTTCCAGATCGCGAAAGTGCCGGTTGGTGATGCCCGTGATCTCGGACTCAACCTGGCTGTGGATCGCCTCCCGGCTCAGCCCCATCTCGTTGAACAGGATGTTCCTGACAGCCATGTGGATCGCTCGGTGGGAGGGGCGCTGTTCCGTCGTTGGTGTCGATTGCGAAGTCATTTCGATCCTCATAGATGGCTTTGACGATGCCGGCTCCGACGAACCAGGCGATGAGCCTCAGGGCAGGGAGGCGGCGGATACGGGTGCCGTCAGGCTTGACCTGGAAGATCTCCCCGCGGGGAAACTTCGGAGGCGCCTTCCAGCCCTTCGGCGTGGTGATCAGCACGCCAGCGTCCTCAGCGGGCATGCCGTTCTGCTTGTAGAAGTTGATGCTCTCGACGCACTGTCTGACGACATCGAGATACGGAGCATTGCTCTTACCCGGCATCAGACGAACTCCGGGTCGTAATAGGTGCCGGGCACGATCCAATCGCTGTGCGACGGACATGCTTCCAGCCTGACGATGTAGGTGACGAAGCAGCCCTCCCAGTCGCCGATGCGCGGCCAGAAATACTGCATCACGCAGCCTCCGGGACCAGCTTGCGCAGCTCGGCCTTGACGCGCTCGATGACGCGGAAGGAGAAGTTGTCCGGGTGACGGGGATCGGTGACGATGCCGTCCTCGATCTGGACGTCATCCTCGAGCCCGAAGGCGGTGTGCGGATTGTCCGCGTGCCAAAGGCCGTAGAAGTTCCGGATGCCCATCGCGGCGAACATCAGGCAGCCGGCGTGCTCGGGCAGGGCTTTGAGCGTGACGGAGCTGATGTGCAGCGGGAAGCCCCAGCTCTGGGGATCGAGCCAGCGCTCGATGGCCACCGGGTCGGCGGAGACACGCGCCAGGACGTCGGCAACCACCCCGTCCTCGTCGAGGTAGTGGCCGATGAATTTGATGTCGTTGGGTTCGTGGTCGATCAGGTCCATTACGCAGCTTCCTTCCAGTTTGCTTCAGTCCTGGCCTCGTCGAGCAGCTCGTCGATGTCGACTCCCGGGATGATGTGGGTGCTGATGATGTTCACGGCCTCGTCGAAGTATGCCTTGAACACCTCCTCCTTCATCGCGTCGAACGCGGTGGACGAGGGGATCATGATGATCTCGCCGGCCGTGGTCATGATCGGCTCGGTCACGCCGCAGCCCAGGAGCAGCGTCTTGTGGAGGCTGTCCTCGCTGACGAACATGTCGGTATTCTTCACGACCTGCCGGAGCAGGACGCGGTACAGCCGATGACGCGGCTGGCTGCGCTGCTGGGCCACGTTGACCCGCAGCACCTTGTTGAAGGGCATCTGTTCGAACGCCTCGCGGTCATAGTTCGCGTAGGGTTGCAGAAGCCCGTCCTCGTTCTTGATGACGTAGATCCAAGGGTTGTTGGACTTGCTGTTGGCCTTGCTCATGCTCTGGTCATCGGTCAAATAGCCGCTCGGCGACGTGACGCCCGCGCTCTTCTCTGTTTCGGTTGCGATTGAGGGTTATCGGTCGCGATCTCTTCCAAGATGGCGATCCGTTCCTTGCAGGCCTCGACGAGGAGATCGATTTGCTCTTGCGACAGCCCGTACTGCTCGCGACGGACCCGCTCAGTCGCCCACCAGTCCCGAAGGCCTGATGGGCTCTGAGCCAGAGTGATCCCCCATGAGGCCAACTGGACGTAGGCCTCAGCCGGGGTCATGCTGCGTCGGACTTGCTGTCCCTGTTAGCCTTCAGCTCCTTCGAGCGGTCGTTGGCCTTCTTGCGCAGGAACTTCTCGTCATCGATGTGGAGCTTGGCGAGATCGGTTTTGAACTCCTCCGATCCGACCAGGGTCAGCACGTCCTTGTTGGTCGCGCATTCCTTGATCGCCTTTTCCCACTTGTCGATCAGCCCATCCGCTTCCTCGGCGGTCAGGGCAGGGGCGGAGCCCTCGTCCTTCTGCGCCGGCCGGTCATCGCGACGATCGCCACCGCGCTTGTTGTCGTTGGCGAACTCGTCCTCGTCCCGGAAGTCGGCCTTCAGATCGCGGACGTAGCCGTTGTCGTCGTACATGCCGAGGTGGATGTCCGCCGCAAAGCCCAGGGTCGACAGGCTCTTGGAGAGCGCGTCGGTCAGCGACTTCTTGGGTGCCTCTTCGTCGGTGAAGTAACCGTTGCGGTTCTTGCCGACGAACTGGGTCTGACCGAAGTGCTCGATCTCGCCGCGCTTGCCGTTCCACTCGTACCAGAGCTTGATGCGCAGGACGTGGACGATGTCCTTGTCCTGGCCGGGCTGGTACGTCTCCTCGATGATGTTCCAACCCCAGCCGATGCCGATCGGGCCGAACATCTTGGTGGCCTTCTTGATCAGGTAGGTGGCGTTGGTCGCCGTGCCCTTGAAACCGCCGCCGCGGCTGAACTGCTTGGTGTACTCGGGGTCGGTGCGCTCGACCTCGTTCCAGATTGCGAGATTGTCGTTGCTGTTGCTCATCGCGCGTCCTCGTTGGTGATGGTGAAGGGAGGCGGTTAGGCCGCCTCCGCCGTGTCCTTGTTGTTGTCGTTGTCGCCCTTCTTCTTCCGGGGCTTCGCCGACGACGATTTCTTCGACGGAGGCGGGAAGATCCCCAGCTCCTCGTCGATCTTCTTGACCTGCTCCTTGTCGATATCGATCAGCAGCTTGCCGTCCTTCGACAGCTTCACCGTCACACCCTTGCCAGACGCTTCCTTTGCGTCGGCCGGCATCAGGTTCTTGATCGCCTTCTTCGAGGACTCGTGTTTCTTGGCTGCCGTGGCCGTCTTCTTCAGCCACTCGGCGTGCTCGCCCCACTCGTTGCTCTGGTTCATGTCGACCACGCGGATGCGGTCGACGAGCGGCACAACGATCTCCGGCGTGCCCGGCATCTGCCCGGTCTCGACGCACTTCCAGAAGTCCTGCTCAGCCTTGAGCAGCTCGGAGTGATAGAAGACGTCCGCCTCGATCTCGGCCTTGTACCACTGCGCAGCACCCGTCAGGATCGACAGGTAGGCGACCGGCTGATCCGTCACCATCATGTTGTGCTGGCACTGCGGGTAGTACTTCTCGATCGCCTTCTCGATGTCGAAGCCGAACGGGAACATGAACTTGAACTCGACAACCGCGAACGGGTCGGAGGTCGGAGTCTCGCGCACGAGGCCGTCAAGCGTGGTGTGCGCCTTATCCCACTCGGGATAGTGGACCTTGCGCTGCTCGTCGGTGACCCACCAGCCGGTCTCCTTCTCGAAGAGGTCGGCGTTGAGCGGCTCGGTCAGATTGCCGAGGTTGACGAGGATGACCTCACTCATGTCGAGCGGCGGGATCTCGCCGCGCTTCTCGCGCCAGAGACGTTCGATCGCCTTCTGGTCGCCTGACATGATGATCTTGGCGTCCGATCCACCGATAGACGACATGCGCGCCTTGCGGGCTTCTTCGGACATGCCGATGTGGCCGGTACGGCGATAGCTGGGCGGTTGCATTTGCAAATCTCCTTGCATTCAAGCAAACGATTAGGCGCGGTAATCCAGCCAGATGGCCTTATCACCGAGGGTTTCGACGAATGCGGCGTGTGCCGCGCGGTCCTGGTCGGTCACTCTCGGCGCCAGCGGAATGGTGCGTGGCCGAATGAGAGGCCGGACAGTTTCAGGTTCTTCCTCAGTAGCGACGTTCAGCTCCATGCCGAACTGTCTGCCGCCGAGCATTTCGACGTAGACCTCCGCGAGGAGTCCGGCGTCGAGTAGGGCGCCGTGCTCCTTACGCTTCGAATTGTCGACGTCGTAGGTGGAGCAAAGCGCATCGAGCGTGTGACGAGCCCGCGGCTTGGCCTTCTTCGCCATCTCCAGGGTGTCGATCACTTCGTTCTTCAACGGAGCGTAGCCGAGCCGGTCCAGCTCCTCGTTCAGCATGCCGATGTCGAACGCGGCATTGTGCGCCACGAGCGGCGAGTCGCCGATGTATTCGAGGAACCGGTCCACGATCCGCTTGAAGGTGGGCTTCGTCGACAGGAAGACGTCGCCGATGCCGTGAACCTTGAAGGCCTGAGGATGAACCTTCTGACCCTGCGGATTGACGTACTTGTGGTAGTTTCGACCGGTGGGCATGAGGTCGATCAGCTCGACGCAGCCGATCTCGATCACGCGGTCGACCTTGCGGTCTAGCCCCGTGGTCTCGGTGTCGATGACGACCTCTCTTCTCTTCAAAACGATCTCCTCGTGCGGGGATCGATGCGGTCCTGCCGCATCTGCGCATCGAGCAGCTCCTGCGCTCGATCCATGACTGCTTGGTGGGCATCGAACGTGGCGCTGAGCGCCAGCTCGATCTCTCCGGTGTTGCCGGCGAGGTAGGAGCCTTCCCACCGCTTGATCGTGCCCTGGTACACACGATGGGCGGACTGGAGGCGCAGGTACGCCTCCGTCTCTTCCTGGCTACGCGCCATTGTGGACCTCACGGAACGTGAGACCTTCCGCCGGCACGATCTGCATCTCGTTCTTCAGCCCGGTCAGGATGAAGCCAACGGTCCGCGTTCGGATCTCGGTGATGTTCTGGCGGTTTGGCTTGCGGGTGGGACAGTATAGCCGGTGAACGCCTTCCTTATCCCCGCCGCGAGCCAGCGCGATAGCTGCCTTGGTAAGTCGATCTGCCAGGCGTGCAGCATTGCACCAACGCATCCAGCCAAGGACGCCAAGGGCTCGGTCGGCGTCGTTGCGCTGGGGTGATGTCTTTGTTGTTCCGTCATAGGGCTTCATCGCGCTCAACAAGCGGATACGTTCGATCTCTTGCAGATCGGCGCGGGTCATGCCGATCATGTTCCAGCCACCTGACCGGTTGCCGGACGTCAGCCAGCGCCGCTCATTGTCTGGAGTCTTGTCGATCACCGCGACAGCTTCCTCTAGGAGCTGCCAGATGACGTCACTGTGTTTTGCGCGATCGCCCTTCAGGTCAACGGCCAGCTCACCACCATGGGCGAGCCAGCCGAGGGCCGTGATGCGATCCTCAAGCGAGGACGAGGTTGTCATGCGGGGTTTCCGAGACCTTCGATTGGCCGGGGTAGGACTGCCGGCGACGGGTGGCGCGGTACTCGTAGATGCTCTCGCCGATCCGGAACTGGGTCAGCGACAGCTCGCCGGCCTTGGCATCACGCATGATGCGGTCGGCGATGACGTTGAGCATGTTGATGCGCTGGCGATCGGCCGTGCGCAGAACATCGCTCTCGGGGATCACGACTTGGCGGTCGTACTGGAGGTCGCCCCGCCAGTAGACAAGGACGTCGCCGCTGGAGGCGGCCTGGAGCCAGTCGTAGTATTCGCCGAGGGCACCGGTATCGACTTCGAGGACGGTTCGGTTGCGAGCCATCTCAGTCCTCCAGGACCAGCGCCTTGACCAGATCGGCCTGGACGCTTGCGAGGATCGAGATGCCCTCGATGATCCGCCCGAGCTGGGCGACGGCCTCGCGCTTGTGGGCGCGGTCGATCTGGGCTGCCAGCTCTTCGTCGGCCTCCAGCATCGCCTCGGCGATGATCTGGTCGAGGATGTCTTCAGTCGGACCGTCGAAGACCTCGTCGTTGTCGTTGTCGAACGGCGGCAGCTCAGAGCTGTCGACCAGGACGAAGCCCTGCTGACGGGCGGCTTCTTCCAGCGCTCGGGTGAAGTCGTTGAGCGTCACTCCGCCCATGGAATCGGTTCTCATTCTCGCTCCGGTGTTTGCATGCATGCAAATGATAAGACAAAGAAAGGGCGCCCCTTGCACGCCGAACCCAGAGGGGCGCCCCTTCATATTCCCCACTAGGGGAAGCTCAGATGTAGCCGAACCTCATTCGGTCCAGCACCGACAGCCGTTCGTTAAAACGGGATGTCATCATCCATGTCGTTGTTGTCGCGGCGGCTGTTGTTGCCACCGCGCGAACCGCGGTCATCGCCACCGCGATCGTCACGGTCGTCGCGACGCGAGCTGCGGCTCGAAGCGCGGCTGCCACCGCGGTCATCGTCGCGGCCACCGCGATCATCGTCGCGGGAGGAGCGGGACGAGCGGCTCGACGAGGAGCGGCTGTCGCCACCACGGTCATCGTCGCGATCGCGCGAGTTCGAGCGGCTGCTGCCACGCGAGTTGCCGCCGCCGTTGCTGTTGTCGTTGTCGTACGACAGCTTCATCAGCGCGTCGATCGGCGCGAACTTCGGGATCACGATCTCGAAGGCGGTACGCTCGTTGCCGTCCTTGTCATCGTATTTCCGCGACTGGATCTTGCCCTCCAGGCGAACCATGTCGCCCTTCTTCAGGTACTTGTCGACGAACTCGATCGTCTTCTCGTTCCAGACGGTGATGTTGTGCCACTCGGTGCGCTCCTGGCGCTCGCCGTCGCGGTCCTTCCAGGTCTCGGAGGTCGCGACGCTGAAGTTCGCCACCTGTCCGTTCTGAAGGTTTCGGACCTCGGGATCTTTCCCGAGGCGGCCGATCAGTTCAACTTTGTTCAGTGAAGCCATTGTTGGTCTCTCTCCTTAGTTCGGTTCGCATTACCACGCCGTTTGCATTCAAGCAAATAGTTCGTCAAAAGTCGTGCGGCCGGAAGAGGCCGGTAGACTCGTCGAACGACAGGTTCACGCAGCCGGTGTTGCCGGCGATGCGCTTCAGGCGGACCTTTTGGATCCAGACCTGTCTGGCGCTCGAATCCGGATCCTCCGCATGGACGACGATGCCGAGGTCGGCCTTGTTCGCCCAGTGCGCAGAGTCCGAGATGTCGTACAGCCCGGGGACTGTATCGGGTGCGATCTTCGTGGGGTGAGCCACGACGCAGACCGCGCAACCGAACATCTTCCCGAACCGCTTCAACTCCTTGATCGCTTTGCCGACGTATTCCGTCAGCGACATGTTGCCCGGCCGGTTGTGCTCCAGCTCGTTCCACGGGTCGATCAACAGCAGCTTGACGCCATCGCGGAACACCGCGGTAGCAGCTCGATCGAGAACGAACTTGACGTCCATCGTGACATCCGCCGCCGTGTCATCGTAGTCGATGAAGCGGAAGTATCTCTCGACGAACGCCTCGGCTCTCTTCCGATCCTCGAACGACCAGTTCTTGCGTTCCTTCTCCAGGAACGCGGTCATCAGTTCGTTGGCCAGGAACGGCTTGACCGCCTTCTCACCGGAGAAGATCGCGCACGGCCACTTGTGGATCTTGGCCAGGAGCACCGCCGCCTGGTTGATCAGCGTCGACTTACCGACGTTGGGCACGCCGGTCGCGACGATAAACTGGCCGGCGTAGAACTTCATCTTGTCGTCCAGCTCCTTCGAGATGCCGATCTCGGCCATCGTCGGGATCTCCATCTCCGGATAGTCCGAGAGACGGAAGAGGCCCTTCACCGGCCATGGCTTGGCATTGTCGATCACGTCGCGGACAGCTTGCTCTCCGAGGTGCTTTTTGACCTCGTTGAGGTCCTTGCAGGCGCGCAGGGCGCCCTTCTTCTTCTTGTCGGGCACCACGAGATCGGTGGGATACTCGACCCAGAAGCACTTCGCCGGACCGAGACGTCTGACCAGCTCCTTGGCCAGCCGGCCGCCGGGCTCGTCACCATCGGTCGCGATGATGTGCGTCTTCACCCGCATGATCCGTTCCATCAGACGGGCCATGAACGCGAACTTGTCGTCGTCCTCGGGGTCGATATCCCGGTCGTCATCCGGAACGGCGATCAGCTTGCCGTTCTTGTCGCGGGCAGGGGGCGCACCATCCGGCACGGAGATGACCGTCAGGTAGCCGCATTCGAGAGCGGCGATGGTGTCGAATTCACCCTCCGTCCAGATGAGCGAGTCCAGACCCTCTTCGAGCCGGGCGAGGATCGCATCGTCGAGCAGGACGTTGGCATTGTAGACGGTCTTCACAGCGCCTTTGCGCTGCATGAACATCCGGATGCCGTCCTGCTGCCAGCGGTATTTGGTGTTGACCTCGACATCGCCCTCGAAGAAGGGGATGCAGAGGATGTTGCCGTCTGGGTCAGCTTCGATTGACCCATCGCGCAAGCGAAGCCCGCTGTAGAGCCCCATATCCGCCGCCTTCTCGACGCTCAGGCCGCGGTCCTCGATCCCCCGAGCGTGTTTTTCGTTCAGCATTCTCAGCTCCAACCCATCCGCAGTTCTTGCAATTCCAGCAGACGCCACTGGCGTCGATCAGCACGCTTAGACATTTGAGCTTCTTGTGCGCTCCTTTCCGTTTGTGTGAGCATTGCGGGCAGCGGGCGTACTGGTTGCCGAACTTGACCGATGGAACCTCGATGCCCTCTTCCTTGAGGACCTTCGCGACATCGACTCCGGCCATCAGATCGCCACCCTTCGCTTCGGCTTCGCGACGCCGTCCTTCTTCTGGACCGGCGTGTCTTCCCATCGCTCCTGGTTGAGCCAGGTGATCGGCCAGCACCAGTCGCGGAAGTCGTCCTTGTTCACGTAGAGCCGGAGGCCATCCATGATCGTCTCGAAGGCAACGAGGCCTTCGTCGGCGATCTTCTGGAATTTCTTCCGGGCCGGACCTTTGCCGTCCTTCCGGGGGAAGAGCTTCCAAAACTGGTCGAACGCATCAGCCGGAAATTCAGGAACGCGGCGACGCTTCGGAGCGCGCTGTGGTTCTTGTGACGGTTCAGGTGACGGTTCTAGTATACGGTTCAAGTTGTCGTCGTCGCCGACAACCTCTGTCGGGCTCGCCGACATACCCTGTCGGTCTGGCCGACTCCCCTTGTCGTTGTCGTTGACATGGCGTGTCGGCCTATTTGACACGCGGCCATCGTCGTTATCCGCCGTGTCGTCGAATTTGACACGGCCAAACTCGGCGGGGATCATCAGGCGGTAGATGGACGAGCGGAAGGCGCCAGTGTTGTGCGTACGGCGCGTCATCTCGATCAGGCCCAGCTCCTGCAGCCGGCCGAGCGCTTCGTTCACCGTCTGGCGGGTGAGCTTTGTCTTCTTGGCGATCGTCGCTTGCCGGGGATAGGTCTCGTCATCCTCGCCGGCATAGTTCGCCAGCGTAATGAGGACGAACTTCAGGGTGGTATTAAGCTCCTCGACGTCGCAGTCGAAGGCCCAGGTCAGTGCTCTGAGGCTCATGGGTGCGTCCAGTGGGTGGGGTTGACCCCAAATTCGGGGCGGGTTATTAGCTTGAATTCAAACAAACGGCAAGTGGCTGCTCGCAGATTTCTTCGACACAAGGGGTTCAGGTGGGTTCCATCCTCGTTGCCGGTCTCGATCCGGCGTTGGCAAACTTCGGTATCGCCAGGATGCGGCTGGATCTTGAGACCCTCGCGTTGACGCTGGACAGCATCACGACCATCTCCACCGAGAAGCTCGCCGGCAAGAACAAGGTCGTCCGCCAGAACAGCGACGACCTCCGCCGCGCCCAGGAGCTGCGGGAGGGCATGGTGAGAGGCGTGCAGGACTGCACCATTGCATTCGCCGAGATCCCGTCAGGCGCTCAGCACGCGCGATCTGCGCTGGGTTTCGGCATCGCCATCGGCGTGCTCGCCGGCTGCCCGGTCGAGATCATCCAGGTGATGCCGCTCGAAACCAAGATGGCCAGCGTCGGGATCAAGACGGCCGGCAAGCCGGAGATCATCCGGTGGGCCGCGGACCTCTATCCGGAGGCCGGCTGGCAGACCTATGAAAAGGATGTGAAACACAAGGGCAAGTTGACCAGGCGGGCAGGGGATTTGCACGACGACAATGAGCACGCCGCGGACGCTTGCGCTATCATCCACGCTGGCATTCGGACGCCGGAATTCAAGCAGCTGTTAGCTTTACTGCGCGCGACTGGGGTTAAATCGAGTTAATCTTCCAGCCGGTCAAGCCTTACAAGTTATTGATTGTTAAAGTTTTTTCTCGCCGGGCGTTTGGGTTTTAACGAATCCAGAACAAAAAATCGTTTGCAACCAGGCGAAACCTATCGTAAGGGGTGGCGTTAGCATCCGCGCAAACGGATTGGAAGCGCCGCCTATGAGAAATCAACTTTTCACCGAGAGAATTTTCTAGTCCCCGTACGAACACGGGAAGACATCAAAGTTTTGACCGAAAGATACATGCTATGGAGGTTGCACTCATGGCGCAAACGGCAGAGAAAATGAAAACCCCGAAGGATATCGTGGTCGAGTGGATCGATCACATCCTCGATCGCAAAAAGTGGACTGGAACTGATCTGGCGCGAAACTCGAACCTTGCGCCATCGACAATTCTCCGAATGCTCAACGACCCTGAGCATCAGTTCGTACCCTCCCTCAAGACCCTCCAGAAAATCGCTGAAGGGTCTGGATATCCGATCCCCCGGAAAGTCCTGGACGCTCTTGGAGCACAGAAGGTCGAGCGTTCGGCTGCCTCTGAGGCTGAGGAAGCCAGCCTCGAAGGTCGGCGCCCCGCGCGCGCCGCGGCTCGAGTTTCGACCGTGGAGCTTCGCCATGTGTCGTCGCTGCCGGCCGCCCTGCAGTCGGCTGCGAGCCCGCGACGTGAGGCCTATGTGCCGGCGCCGCCCCAGCTCGAAGGGGATGAGACGGCCTTCGCTTTCCACATGCCGGACAATACGTTCGACCCGTGGCTGAAGTCTGGGAGCCTGATGTTCGCAACGAAGCGACGGGATCCTGTTGCCGGCGACACGCTGCTGATCACCGGCAAGGACGGCAAGAGCCGTGTCCGTCTTCTTGTCGATATTGATGAGACGGGGCTGAAGCTTTCGAAGTCGATCCCGGTGACCGACGAAGAGCTGATGTCGTTCGAAGACATTACCGAACTCGCGATCGTCACGGTGTTCGTGAAGTCGGTTTGAGAGTAGGGTCGCCTTAGTAGGCGACCCTCATATCGAATGTGTCCTGCACTCGTACCACCATAGACCTGATGAAGGTGATGGATGACGTCATGCGCTCGACGTCGAAGTCCTTTTGCAGCTGCTCCATCTTCGCCAGCCAGGCCTTGTCGGCCGCCACCTTGGTCTGATCGACCTTGGAGTCCCAGGCTGCGCGCTCCAGCTCCAGCTTGAGCTTGGCAATCTCGAACGTCAGGTAGTCCTGGAACTCCCGCAGCGGGATTGACACGTCCTGGACTGCAGGCTCGATCACAGCCAGCCCCTTGCAGATCTCTTCGATGATCTGCGGGAGCCGGCTTTTGAACTTGGCATTGATCGAGGGCGGTGGGGTAGGCGGAGGCGACGCGGTCTTCTGCGCTGTCTTACTCATTAAACTCCCCTTCTTTGGGTTTTCCTGTCGCCCGTTCGTCCGCCAGCTTGTAGTCCGATTTGGACAGCTTCACCGGCTTGAGTCCGCGATCGATCGCTGAGAAGGCGAGGGCCGTTGCTTTGGTGACGCCCACCACCTCGTAGCGGGCGACCGCCTGTGGAGTGAGCCCGAGCCATTTGCCCAGCTCGGGCTGCGTCAGGTTCCGGGACAATCTCCACACCCGGACCTCCCTTCCAGTCAGAAACTTATCCGACGCCTTCCTACTGCGAAGCGACATTCCCAACCTCATCAAGTTAGCGTTTGCGCTCGCACGAATCGTAACGGACCCAGATGGCTGGGCACGGCAGCATAGGACTATGCCTGGCTGACGATTTCGGTTTCAAATTTCGGTATCGGGCGCGCGTTTACCCCGCACGCCGGACACCACCTTCGGGCGCTCCCGCGGTTCTTCAGCTTTCTCTCGAAATTTCTGTCGGCTCCGGGAAAGAAGTGGGCGACCTGGACTGCGCAGCCCGAAGACACCGCCGCTTTGATAAGCGGCGATCCTCTGCCCGCCAGGTGACGTTCCAACCTCCGTTGAGGATCGGTTTCTTCACAGAATCCGATGTAGTGCCCAGCATGTTGATAGCCGGGCTCAATATGCAAGAGATAGACGCTCATTTGAATTCGTGCAACCCCGTTGTCAAGACGCCTTTGATGACGCCGTTTTGATTGGAATGATGCGCGCGAGGTGTTTAGCTCGCCACTCGGCCGCCAGAATTAGGACCGCCTTGGGTCGCTCTGTCGGCTCTCCGACCGGATGCCACTTCGGCCCGGGTGACTTGAACGCGATCACCTGCACGAGGGCCGCTGCTGCTTTCTTCTTCACGATGACTCCTTGGTTGATTTCGCGGCGAGGAATTTGGTGATGTCGCCGTCCAGCTCGTCGAACGCATTGACGATGCAGCTCTCGTTTGTCGCATCGACAGGGATCACGACCGTGAAGACGATGCCCTGGTCGTTGTCGTAGCGATCGATGCTGTCGATGATGCCGGAAGCTCCCGCCGGCACCGTGTGTTCGACGTCCTCGTGATCGGCGCCCTTGGTCTCGATCAGGACGGTCACCGGTTGGCCGACCTTGAACCCGGAGGCTTCAGCGAGCCTTTGCATAGAGCTGCTCCTGATACTCGTCGGAGAGCTTGTCAGCGCCCGTCATGATGGGTTCGAGGCTGGTGCTGTAGTCGGCGACCACGTCCCATCCCGTGTTGCCGTAGACGAACCAGACCGATCCCTTACGCCTGTCTCCCTCGTGGAAGATCAGCATGTCGCTGTCGGTCGAGAACATCGCAGCGATGATCGCTTCCGGATCGATGCTGCGTTTGAGGACGGTTTCCTCGCCGTCGTACACGTCGATCGTGTAGCCGGCAGCGATGCCGTCATCGATAATCTGGCGCGCGATCTTGCGCTCCATCTCGTTCGTTTCCATTGTGATGCTCCGTTGTCAGGCGAAGTCGAGTTCGCCGTAGCCGTCTTCGTTGTTGGGGTTCTTCCGCCGGTATTCCCCGCGATGGCGGGAAGCGACTCTTCCCGCGCCGCGGTTGACGCGAAATGTCTCGTCGGCCTCGAAGTTATCGAACTCGTCTTCGAGGACAGAGACGTTCTGCCAGGAGTTGTCGCGCAGGTTCCTGGGAGCCATCACGCGCTCTCCCTTGAGCGCTCGAAGTTGCGCCGGCCGGGGCCGTGAGCTTCGATGGTGATGTCAGCCTTCGCCTTGGCGCGGTGACCGCCGCACAGCATGCACTGCGCGCACTGCACGGCCTTACCCATCTCGGCTGATGCCGGGCAGTGACCTTCGCCTTCCAGCTTCGGCTCGTTCTGACCGCGAACCCGATAGGTCCGGAAGCCGAGAGCCTTGGCCAGAACGCGATCGACCTCGCTGTCGCAGGAGGCCATGCAGAACTCCGCCAGAGCGGGGTACTCGCGCCAGAGGTGGGTGTAGCCATTGAGGGCTGAGACCTGGCTCAGCGCCACCTTCCAGACGTTTATCGGGACGGCGCCCGGATCACCGTAGGTGCCGACCCGGACCACCTTGCGGGCGAGCAGCTTGCGCGCCTTGGGAAGCGGGATCTCCTGATAGATGCCGCGGGTGAAGGCGTCATAGACCACGCGCGGCCCTTGGAAGAGCACCACGTAGCAGGACCGCCCCACGTTCTTGCGGTTGCCCGTCAATGGGTCGAGGATGATCTTGCCGCGGTGTCGGCAGCCGCCGCAGATCGACACGTCAGAGCCGTTCTGAACGGCCTGGAGCGGGTTCTGATCGGCGCGCATGATGTAGATCTGCACCATCGCGCCGGTCTTCGAGTTGGAACCTCCGTCATCGAGTCCGGTCGCAATGACGACGATCTCCTTGCCGTCGATCATGGACGGGCCGCGGTACAGAATAAAACCGTTCACAGGTCTCTCCTTTGAATTCATGCAAACAGCTCGACATGGTTAGGCTCAGTCAGCGCGAGCTGGCGCTGGGCGTAGGCGAGCTGGGCAGTGAGGATGCCGATCTGCTTTCGCTTCCTGGCCTTGAAGGATTCGAGAGCCTGCTCTTCCGTCTCGCAGGCCCACTTTTTCGTGGCGGTCAGCAGCACGAACTTGCCGCAGACCCAGGCGCCCTTCGGAGTGCGGTGATCGACAAGCCACCACGTCATCTCAAGGCGGGGAGGCGTCACGCCATATCGGTCGGCATCGGGATCGATGATCACCGAGTAGCGCTTCGCCTCGCAGCGCCAGAGGACGTCTTTACCCTCTGGCGCTGGACCGAACGGATAGTGCAGCTTCACGCTGCTTTCTCCGCCGGCTGCTTGTTGTTGTCGTTCACCGGCTGCACCTTCGGGAGCGGCGGGAAGAGATCGATCAGCTCGCTCATGGCACGGGTCGCGGCCACGTATTGCAGATTGATCTCCTGTTCTTTCTCCCAAGGCATGGTCGCGTACTTCGACGGGCAGGTGTTGAACCGGTCGAGCCAGAACACGCGCTTCCATTCGCGGCCCTTCGATCGATGGATCGTCGAGAGCGTCAGGATGCCCTGCACGTTGTCGGAGAAGATGTTGTCGATGTAGCTGACGACCGCCTGGATGTCGTTCCGCTTGTCCTCGCGGCACGCATCCATGATTACCTTTAGCGTCTCGAACTTGTCCTCGGCCTCCTGAACCTTGGCCATCTTCTTCTTCGGCAGCCAGCGCTCCTTTTCCTTCTCCAGCCAGTCCTCCAGCTTGTCCTCCAGCGCCGGGATCGTCTTGATCGACTTCCAGCGGGTGGCCAGCTTCTTGAGGGCTTCGCCGATGTCCCGGCCTTCGATGCGACACGGGATCTTCTCGCGGATCAGGGCGAACGCAGCCGTGACCAGCGGGCGGGTGTTGCGGCACAGGATCGCCGCGTCACCGTTGAGCCGATCGCGCGTCTGGATCATCTGCTCGAAAGTCTCGAGCGAGATGGTGCCTTCGGGCGAGGAGGGGTGTGCCTGGATGTGGCTCACCCAGGTCTGGGCGAACTTCACCACCGTCTTCGGGCAGCGGTAGGTCACCGTCAGCGGCATCTCCTTGCAGGCGAACTCCTGCTTGATGATGTCGAGGCTGTCGTTGTCGGCGCCCGTGAAGCCGAAGATGGCCTGGTGGGGATCGCCGACAGCCATCAGCCGGCCGTTGGGCTTCATCAGCGCTCGCGCCAGCAGCCGGCGGACCGTGTTGGTGTCCTGCGCCTCGTCGATCACGACGTTGTCGTACTGCCAGAACCTGATCTGGTAGAGCAGGGGCAGGTAGATCATGTCGTTGAAGTCGACGACGTCGGTGTTCTGGTTGGACTCCTTCAGCACCTCGATCGCCATCTCGATGAGGTCGTCGGCCTTCTTCTGGGTGGCCTCTTCGTCGAACAGGTCGAAGTGCTCGGCGATGTCCTCCCAGATCGAGGTGTCATCGATGTGACCCTGACCGGGGATGCCGAGGCCGCTCTGCTTGGCGAGGCCGACGAGCTGGCAGATGATCGCGACGTGAGGCGACAGCGTCGCATCGATCCTGTTGCAATCGACCCACGAGGCGGTGATGCGGGCGACCTTCTCCTCGTCGACGCGGACGTTCGGGTAGGTCTTGCGGTAGTTGCGCAGGCCCATGGCGTGACAGGTCGAGGCTTCCGCTTTCTTCCAGTCGATGCCCATCTTCTTGAGCTTACCCTTGATCTCCTCGGCGATCTTCTTGCCGAAGGCGAGGATGACAGTGGAGCCGCGCATCTTGCCGACTGCCTGGAGGATGGTGGTGGTCTTGCCGGCGCCGGCCACGGCGATCAGGACGATCGAGCTGACGCCGGTCATCGCCTCGTCGATGAAGGCCGCCTGCTGCGGGGAAGGAACGAACATGGTGGATCTCTCGGTCATGGGTTGGCGTGAGACAGTTAGCAAGCTTTTGCATTCAAGCAAACGGATATTTGCAAAAAATGCAAATTAGGCGGCGGTCGCCAGTTCCTGGTTCCGCAGCATCTTCAGCGCAGCGACGATCCGCTGGGCGTTGGCGTCGCTCCTGGGCTGCGCGATGACCTTGCGGTCCTCGAACACGATCCAGCAGTTGTCGTAGATGTCCTCGATCGCGAACACGTCGCCGTTCTCGATGAAGAACACCGTCTTGACCCGCTCGGTCAGGTGGTGGGTCTGGACCATCGAGTAGCAGTGCTCGTCGATGAATCCCTTGTCCTTCAGGTTATTCAGCGAAGTGACGTGGCCCTCCCGGAGATACAGGGTTTGGGTGACGGGCATTGCCAGGACGCGCGCAACGATGCGCTCCTGCAGTTTTGTCAGAGTCTTCGGCATTTCGTTGGTCCTTCTGTTTGGCCACCCGCCAGGGCAGCTGGGCCGCGATGTCGCGCAGCTCCTGTCGAATGGATTGGGCTGTGCAGATGATCGGCATCGGCTTGCGGTGCTTCCATCCGTCCAGCCGCCAGGCCAGACGGCAGCCCTCGCACTGCCGTTCCGCTTCTGCGATGAGGGGGTCGACCCGGGGATCACGCGGCATCGCGCATGATCTCCTTGATCGAGGTGTTCGCGACGTAGCCGAAGTAGCCTTCGCCTTGCTCGTCCTCGACCATGACCCGCTTGTTGATGTCGGTGTCGTCGAGGTCGCCGACGATGTAGATGCCGTCCGGCGCGTCGTCGTCGCCCTGGACCCGGACCTTGTCGCCAGTGTTGACGATAAGGACCTTGAGGCTGTCGGGCTGGCTGACAGCCTTCTTTCGCCATGCCACTGACAGCTCCTGACCGTCGAGGGTCAGGGTCTTGTCAGTCAGAACAGCACGACCCGCGGTCGCCGCCTCCACGGCAACCCGGACGTCCGTCATCTGCACGACCGTATCGATGTCGTCAGACCCGGATGCCAGGATTGCCTTCACGTCGTGGAACTTCGGGTGATCCTCCGCCAAGGTCCATGCACGGCCCTTAGCAAAGAACATGATCGAAGTATCGGTGATGACCGCGGGGATCATAGTGTGCTCCGTTCTTAAGCGGCTTGGTCGAGTTCGATGTGCTCCGAGCTGGCCGGCTCATCCACCAAGGGCGGACGGCAGAGCAGCTCGAAGTAGTGGTTGAGGTTGTCGCGGACATTCACGTTGTCGCCGTACTGGCTCAATCCGCCGATGATGTTGCGCATCAACGGATATTCGTCGCAGATGTCCGTCCACTTTTGGTCGATCACCCTGATAGGACAGACGACAGCAGGCGTGTCGGTATGGACACCGAGGCTCGCCAGGGCATCGATCGCCTTGTCGGAGTCGGTCTCCTCCATCTTGTTCTGCTTCAGCACTTCGATCAGCGCGTCGAGGTCTGCCTTGAACTCCTTCAGATCCTCAGGAGCCCTTTCCCAGACGGCCAGCTTCGCGATACCCTTGAGGCGGTAGTCGAGATTGCTAAGCGTCTTGTCCTTCAGGCCGGTTTGCTCAGTCAGATCGACCTTGTCCTTCAGCTGATCGATCAGCTCGGGGCCGAGCATTGTCCAGTTGTCGGGCACTTCCTGACCCGGCTGCTTGACCAGGACGGTGGTGCCCGGGTCGATGAAGCCGAACTTGACGCACAGCTTGATCAGGGTGTCCATGTCGTAGAGACGGACGCCCGAACCATGCGGCGTGAGGCGGAAGTACTCACCGCGCCGCCGCCGGCTGTAGGGTGCCGGCGCCTGCTCGACGAAGTAGCCGCCGTCTGCCAGGTCGATGTGCTGGGTGGTAGAACGCAACTGACCCTCTTCGAGGATCTCGATGGTCTTGCGTTTGCGGACCAACTTGCCGAGGACCTTCTCGACCGGCACCTTGAAGGCGTCGAGATCGATGACCTCGGGATTGCCGAGGTGATGAAGGACAGTCGCGCGATCGGCCCGCTTGCAGCGCACCCAGAGGATCTTCTCTCCGACCAGGTTGGCCATGGCGAACCGGCTGAGCGAATACCGCGGCGTGTGCTCCATCACGATCTTGGCGTCGCGCGGCCAGCTCGACCTGACTGATCCACCCTCGAACTTGTCGAAGTGGTGCCAGCCGTCCGGAAGCGTACAGAGCTTGGCGCCCGGCACGCTCAGGGTGGTCGACAGCCGGTGACCACGCCAGGTCACGGCGTTGCGCATCCGGGCTTCGCGGGTCTCGCCCAGTCCGACGCACATGTCGTGGCAGGCCTGATTGGCAGCGAACAGGTTCTCCGAGGCATCGACCTTGTCCTGGAGCTGGGTGATGAAGGCGCTTTCGTAGGCCTGCACCAGCTCGGTCAGCGTCGCCTTGGTCCCGTCGCTGTAGGCGATCTGCTCGCGGGACAGGGTGACCTTGAGAGAGCCGATCGGCGCCTCGAACAGGACGCAGTCGTTCTCGCTGAGGAAGCCCGAGCTGCGGATCTGACTGAGGTCGAACGGATAGATCGCGCAGCCCATGCGGACGTGGGGACCGTAGAACGGAACCGAGGAGTGCTTGTAGGTGGTCCAGTATTCGCCCTGCGACTGGATGATCGGCTCGTCCCACTCGATCGCCGGGAAGATCGTCGGTCGCGGGTTGAAGCCCCACAGCACGTCACGCGCTGCCTGGTGGAAGTCGTAGATGTCCTCGCGGCGAACCGCGAACGACACTTCGAGACCAGACGGCTCGGTGGTCGGCATCTCGATCATGGTGTCCATGATCAGCTCGCCCTCATCGGAGAGCGACATCACGTAGGAGCGCATCCAGCCGTCGTGGTAGGATGTGACGTTGTAGGTGCCGGCGCCATTGTCGGTGATCAGGTAGGAGAACGGGCTCTTGGAGCCCAGGCCCCAGCCGCCGACTTTGCCATTGTCCGTCCGCTTGGTCGAAGCGTAGAGCTTGCCGTAAACCTGCTGCATGGTGTCGTCCGACATGCCCGGACCGTAGTCGCGCACCCGGAAGATCGGATTGAGTTCGGTCGGCAGGTGGACCTCGAAGTTGCCCTTGCACTCGTCCCAGGCATTGCTCGAAATCTCGCGCATCGGATAGCGGATCTTATCCTTCGCAAGACCCGTGACCTGAGCATAGAACGACACCGCGTTGGCCTCGAACTCGACCTTCGTCCGCTTCAGGGAGCCGGACGTGACGTTGGTGCGCTGCTGCATATCAAGTTTCATTGATCTGTTCCTCGATCGTGATGTGATGGGTTGGGATTAGGCGCGACGACGGACGGGCTCTTCGCCCTCGTCCTCGTCTTCGTTATCGAAGAGCAGGCCGGGCATTTCGCCGTGCTGGATGTAGTGCTCCAGCTCGTCGAATGAGACGCCCATCTCCTCTTCGAGGAATTGCGCAACCAGGCGCGGATAGGTCCACACCAAGTCGGCGATGTCGGTTGCCAGCAGGCTGCGGAATGCAGCGAGGCTGCTGAACGCGGGCCGGCGGCGGGGTGCCGGCGCAGACATCCGTTCGCTTCGCAGCGGCACGATGGTCGGGTCTCGCTCGATGACCAGCTTGCCGGCGTCGAACTGGACCATGTGGTTGCGCAGCTCGATCAGATGCGCCACGTCCAGCCGCTCAGTCGGTTTGTGGTGATCGAAGTAGCCGACCGAGATGTTCGTGCATTCCGGCACGATCTCGCGGTACTGCTTCGTGTCGGTCACCAAGCCGGTCGGGTCCAGCTTGAACCGCTTCGGCAGCTGAGCCATCAGCGACTCGCCGAAAGAGTCGGAGGCCGTCCGTGTCCCCTGATGGGTGATCACGGAGCCGACCCCGAAGCGGTCGAAGGCGACAGCCGCCTTGATGCCGTCCAGGAACTTCGGGTTCTGCTCGGCGATCGCCCGAGACCCGACGCACCCGATCTCCTCGGCGCAGTGGAAGACGTAGAGACCAGGCACATTGGCCTTGATCATCTCCGTCATCACCCAGATGCCTGCGGTGCAGTCGGCACCGAGGCAGCTCGACTTGGACTCTGCCGGCAGCTTCAGGTAGGTGCCGTCAAAGTCGATCTCCTGGATGCCGTCCCGGGTATGGACGGTGTCGGTGTGCGACGACCACAGCACGATCGGGTCATCGCCGATCTTGATGAAGTGATTGCCGAACTGGTCCTTGGTCACACCCAACGGCTTGAGGAAGCGATCGATGAACCGCGCCTCCGCCGGAGAGTTTGCCGGACGGCAATAGGTATGCATCAACGAGATGATCTCGAAGTCAGTCATGTCTGTGCTTTCTGGTTAGGCTGCGCGGGTGTTGACGAGGCGGGTATCTCCGGTGAGGAGAGACCGCTCGATTTCTTGCTGGATCATCCGGTTGAACCGATCGAGGTACGCCGGATCGATCTGCTCGTTGGTGTTGGCCGCCTCAGGCTCGATGACGACCTGGTTGGTGACGGTGACCGTCGACGAGGTGAGCGCGAGGCTCATAGCGTCGATGAAGTCATCGCTCCTGACGGTGAACTCCGGGAGTGCTTCCACCGGCTTGTGCCAGGAGAAGTCCGGCGTCTCGAAGGCCTTGCCGCCATCGCAGAGGATGTCCTCGCCGTCGATGTGGGCACAGTAGAGCTTGTGAACCCGCATGCCGTTCGACAGCGTGACGATTTCCTCACGAGGGAAGTTGTCGCCGGAGTGCTGACACGTCTCACCGTGCAGGTGGAAGTGAACAGGGTTCCAGCTCTGGACCCGACCTTCGACGGTCACGTACTCCCGGTGCTCGACGGGCCATTCCTGACCGGTCGCAGAGCAGGTGAAGGCGTGCGTGTTGCGGGCGGCGCGAGACCAATACTCATCCTCGTGATGGACGTGGGCGAAGCCGCAATCCATCTCGAATGACCGGGCCTTCGGACACCAGCGCATCAGCACCGAGGTGCCGTCCGTCCCGCCGCTGGCCGCGTAGCGAACATCGGGCCCGGGTTCGGGCAGAGCCCTCGCGGTGACGAAGTGGTCGCCCTTGTCGTGGACGCAGTAGATGTCGTCGAAATAGGGGAGGACGTACGACCCCTTGTCGTTCGACATCTCCACCTTCAGGATGCGGGCGCCTTCGAATTGCCCGACCTTCAGGTTGCCCTCGACCTTGTTGTCCTCGCGGATGTAGGTGTAGCCCTCGGCCTCCATCGCGGCTTTCATCCGCTGGAAGTCGCCGAACACCCGGCCGAACAGCTTCTTCTCGGGCCAGCAGAGGCAACGCGACTGGATGCGGTTGCGCTCGTTGAGCTGATACGCGATCACCAGGTCGCCAGCCGCGTAGACTGCGGTCGGCCACACCGGATACTGATCGAACCCGCGAGCCTTCCGGTTATCCATGCAGGACTCCGGGCCTTCCTTGTAGACCCAGGTGATCTCGTCCTGCGTGGTGGCGTACTTGATCTCGCTGCTCGGATCGATCGCGGCGATCAGCTTCCGGCGCCTGTCGTCATCCACCTCCGGATAGAAGCGGCTGAGGTAGCGGCCGGGGGTCACGATCGTGACGCGATCGATAATTCCAAGATCTTCGCTCTCGGTGAACGCGATCTTGGTCTGGTCGCTGTTTGCGAGATGCGCGAAGTGATCAGCAATAGCCGGAAGATCCCAGGCGGCGGGGAGGGCGGTGATGCTGCCATCGGCGAGACGCTTCGCCTGACGCTCACGCCAATCCGGCGCCTGATGCGAGCGACGCGGCTGAACCTTGTAGCCACGCTGATCGCTCAGCTGCTTCGCCATCTTCGCCGCTTCGCCACCCTTCTCGTAGGGGCCGTAGTCGGGTAGCGGCACATCGATCATGGCGCCGTTGCCATCAGGCTCGAGCCGGACCAGGTAGAACGACATCGCAGTCTCCGTTTGCTTCTTTCGTTTGTATTCATGCGCACAGCAAGGCACGCGAATTCCGTCGTTTGGCCGCAGGCTGGTCCCTAGTATGTGGGGCCAACGGCCTTTGGCTCGTGCGATGCAATCTATTTGCATTCAAGCAAGCGAGCGTGCAAGCTAAATCTACTAATTCTACTCAGAGATGGGCCGGGCCCCCGCGCGCGGTGGTCTGTCCCTGGCATTGTACATTCGTTTCATGTGATCCCTTCGTCAGTTTCAGGTGGCGTCGTTTCAGGCGCCGGCCCGTGGTCTGTCTCGGGGGTAGTACCAGTGCGTGATGATCATCATCTTCGATTCCTCTGTTATCGTTGTTGATGGTCTTGTTGGTTCCGCCAGTCCAACAATGTCTTCTCAAGTCCGTAGTCCTTTAGTGATGTTGTCCCGTTGAAGAATAGGAACTGAGCCTTCATGCACTCAGTCGCAAACCTCGTCGTAGTAGTGATCTCGCTGGATGCGCGTCAGGACCTCATCGAGCGTCCCTTCAAATCGATCCCAGCGATTGAGCGTGACCTTCGCGCGCTGCGAATCTTTGGTCACCCACAACATGTAGATGCCATTGGCGGATAGCGTGTGCTCGAAGATCGAGAACTTGACCATGCCGTCCTTTTCAGTCAGCAACGGCGCGATCAGTTCTACAGCTCGTTTGGTGATGTCAAAGCTCTCTAGCGATCCCTTCGTCATCGAGATCCGCAGGTTTCGGTCGTAGGTGTCGGACCAATATCCTTCACACCCAAGCCCGATGCTTGCGAATTGCGACTGGACGTACTCGTAATACGTTCGCCCGTCGTCTTCCTGCCGGACCAGAGTCTTCCAGTCCGGACCGTTCTTGCGCCCTTCCTCGTCCATGATCTCGCCGATCAGCTCGTTGAAGTGCGCAATTCTCTTAGTCACATGTTCGATCTTCCGATCGATCGGAGCACGCTGAGCGAAGAGATCGTCGCGCTGGCGTTCCATGTCCACCAGCTCCGACGTCAGCTCTGCCATTGATCTCTTCATCAGTCTTCCTCGGTGACGTAGTCGATGACGAAGGAGGCGAGCCCATCATCGTGGGCAGCGTCGCAGACTTCGTCGATGTTCTTGTACTTGCCGTGCCAGCGTTTGCCGGGCCACTTGGCGCGAAGGGTGTCGCCGTTCAGCCTTGCGCAGAGCACAGGCTTTCCGGTCTGATCATCAGGTTCGGTCATCGAGCCTCACCCAGATGTCGTTGTAATGCATCTTGGCCCTGAACTTGTGCCCCTCGACCTCGAAGTAGATCCAGGTCCGGCGGGGGAAGTCAGCATCCATCATCGCCTGCGCGGCCTTGGTGCGCAGAGTGTCGTAGTTGTTGCCTCGGACGTCGATGTCGTGATCCAGCCTCAAGAATGGATTGTCGACACGTCCGATGAGGACCTCCTTGAAGCGGATCTCGGGCATCACAGCCCCCGGATGCCGTCGAACCCGAAGATCCGGGCCTGCTCACGGATGCCGGCGAGGACGATAGCCTCGTCGATCCGGGTGTCCTCGATCATCAGGAGTTGCGCTTCCTTGCGGCGACGCGACAGGTCAGCCCGTGATCCGCGGTGAGGGAAGATGGGTGTGCGAGTTGATGTCATGTTATTCGTCCTTCCAGTCTATGGTGATGGTCCCATCGGGACCGGTTACAAGCTCGGCGTCGAAGAACTCGATCGCCTTGCGGATGTTCGGCATGTACGGGCCGTAGCCGCGCCTGACGCGAAGGGCCGCGCAGTTGGTGAAGTAGCCCCCGGTGTTCAGCTCGGCGTCGAGACCGCGCATCGAGAGTCCATCCTCTCTGGCGCGTTGCCGGATGGCATCCGCGAGCGGCTCGCCGACGATGGTGAGAGGCTTGTCGTGATAGTTGAACAGCTTGATGCCCAGCTCCTGGGCGCGCTTGTTGATCTCCCAGGGGGTCCGGTGCGGCAGGATGTGGGTGATCGCGGTCGCTCCCTTGGTCGGGGCAGCGCGCCTGATCTCCTCGTCCTCGCCCTGGGTGAACGGTGGCCGGCGGTAGGTGAAGCCGGTGGTCCCACGCTTCTTGGCAATCGACTGCCGGGACCGACCGGGCAGCAGCTTCTGCAGCTCGTGCGTTGTCAGGTGCCGATTGCGCTTGATGATTGTCAGCTCGGCGTTGGTGTATGCCTTGCCGCACCTGACCCAGAAGTCGCTACCAGACCTCTCGGCAGTAGAACTTCCGCTGGCAGGACGGGCACTCGATGACCTCGGAGGATTTGTCTCCTTCCTCACTGAAGTCGAATTCGCAATGAGGGCAGTCGAAGTGGGTGCGGAAATAGCCGCGGATGTGTTCCAGGTCACGGATGTCACTCATACGAAGGCCCGTTTGCTCTCGATGACGAAATGCTGCTCGGCCTTCCGCAAGCGACCTCGTCGTGATTTGCTGAACGGAGCGGGGTGGCGCTTCCAGGTGTGACTCTCCAGGAGGAAGCGGAACGCCGCACCGATCGCGCGTTGTGCCGGCTCACCCTTGCAGCATGGGTGTCGGTGCCGGCGCTGCCGGATGAAGGGCCTCAAATGCTTCATGACTCGAGCGGCTCCTCTCGTGCCGATAGCGCAGTGGCTTCGGCGCCTCGTACCAGAAGGCCACGCGGGGCGGCTCTTCGTAGACGGCGATGACGATGGGGTTGGCGTTGCGGTACCAGCGGGCTGCCTTGCGCAGCGTCCGACCGCTTTCGCGCGCGGTGTCGATGATCAGCGGCCTGAACTTCTCAGGGCAGAGCTGACCGTAGGGGATGAAGGGGATGCGCAGGATGTGGGAGGTGTAGACCGACGCAATCGCGCCGGATCTACCCGGGCCGGTGACGCAGCCGACGTCTTCCACGCGGTGCGCTCGAAGCACAACACGAAGACGCTCAGCAAAGTCGGCTTCAGAGATGATCCTCACGCCACGGCCCTCCGCATGATGGTGTCAATGATGCAGTTGTGTTCGAGCGGATTGTGCTCAGCGAGGAACTGCAGCGCTTTCGCGTGGTAGTCGCTGCCGGCGTTCGCGTAGTCGACGACCAGGCGCCAGGCCTCAAGGTCGTTGCGGAGGCGAGGGGACTCGTCGAGCTTTTGGAGTTGCCACGGGCCGTTCTGGCTGCCGTGGCATTCGAAGATGCCCCAGCCCTCGTCGAAGGCTCTGTTGTTGTCGAACATGTGTTATCCATGGAGGGAGAGCCCGTCCCCCCGAAGAGGACGGGCCGCCATCAGGCTCAGTAGTGACGGACGTTTTTGTTGCGGGCCCAGTAGGGCTCCTCGGTGCCGTTGTCGGCCTGGACGTACAGGCTCTTGAACGGATCGTTGCGCGTCTTGAGGATCGTGCAGCGACGCTCGCCCTTCTCGGTGCGGTAGGTGGTCACCTTGTCGCCCGGCTTGCGGACGATGCCGTTGACCCAGACCGCACCCTCAGGCAGAGCCTCGGCAGCGTCGTCGCCGTTCTCTTCCTGCTCGGTCTCGACCACGTCGAGTTCGTCATCGTCATGCTCGATGCCCTCGACGTCGTCGGTCGGCTCCTCGACGACCGGCTCCGGCTCGACAACCTCGGGCTTGGCGTAGTCGTTGATCGGCTTGAAGTCGTCGGCCGTGACGGTGATCGGCATGATCGCCACCAGGTCGCCGTCCAGATCATCCCCGCCTTCTCCGTTGGTGAGGTGCTCGACCGCTTCATCGTAGCTGTCGAAGAAGGCCCCGCCGTCGATCATGATCTTGCCGCTTTTGGTCAGGTCGACGAGGACGTAGATGGTGCGCGGATACACCGGCAGCTCGACCTGGATGACCTGGGCGTATCCGTTCAGCTCGTCGCCATCGGTGTCGAACTGGTGGATGACCTCCTCGTCGTCGTGGTTCGAGACGATGACCACCGGGTACGAATTGCCGGCGAGCACCGCGACGATCCGGGCGTCGGTGTGGACGTCGTCCTCGTCGTTCGCATCGACCACGATGAACGGCTTGTTGAAGTCGATCGCGCCGGCCGGATACTTCGGCTCCGCGGCGAGGATGACGGCTTCCGAAACGATCGGAGCTTCCTCGACGACTACCGCGAGGGCGACATCGAACGTTTCCTGGGGCGCCAGGACTTCGCCTTCGATCACCGGCTCAGCAGCCGGCTCAGTCACAGCCTCGACCGGTTGCTGCGTCTCGACGTAGCCTCCTGCGAGTGTCTCGACCTCGGGCGCCGGCAGTGCCGCGGGACGACCGAAGAGGGGATTGTTAAAGCCAAACGGGTTCATGCAGTCTCTCCTTGTGCGGGCCGTTGTTGATCCCACCCCGTCAACAGGGGCGGCTCGCTGGGTTCTGATGACGGGGTGTTGCAAACGCTTTGAATTCAAGCGCGTGTCAGGTCACGGCTTCTCGCCCGGTCCATACCGGTGGATGATGCAGGGCTTGCCGTTGTGTTCGAGCAGGTCTTCGCCTTCGATCCCATCCACGTCGTAGTCGATGATGGTGACCTCGACGTCGGTCGGGAGGCTGGCGACGTCGGCCATACCGCCTTCCACCGTGATGACGACTTCGCGCTTCACGGCGTAGACGATGTCCCACTGGCTGCTACCCTTCAGTGGGTAGGCGCCGTCCTCGCGCCGCCAGCCGAGCCGCTCGACGCCATCCTCATAGGTGACAGCGATGAGCAGCGGGCCGTTCTCGTTCTTGAAGTTGTAGCCGAGAAGGCGGACCGGGAGGCCGGACCTGGTCTGGAGCGGTCTGCTGAAATCAAGCACAGGCGACCTCGATGTCTTCCAGGTGCAGGACGCGCGGCCAGTTCGGATCACCGGTCGCGAGGAAGTTGTCCATCGCTTCCAGTGCCTGGGACGGCGCGATGTCGATGTATTCCGGACCGTCGTAGCTGCGGCCATTGGTGTCGACGATCCACTGACCGCCCATATCCTGTAGCGGGAAGAACAGCGGGATCAGCCTGGGGCTGGCGTGCCGAGTGACATAGCCCGCCGCGGTCGCGCAGGGAGCAGTGCGGTCGCGCTCCATGGCGCGGAACATCCAACCGCCGATGCAGCAGGTGGTGCCGCAATCCGTCTCGTTGTCGATGGTGTTCATGTTGAAGCCGTTCGTCTGATCGGCGTTAACTTCGCGATCGTGGGTGATCACGCCATTGGCGAACAGCTCGCGGATCTCCAGGGCGGCCTTCAGCTCTGCCTCCCGGATGTTGAGTGCAGTGGCGGACAGGACTCTTCTATCGGTCATGATGGTCTCCTTTGGACTCGGGGATAATTTGCATTTGCATTGAGCGCAAGCACTAAATTTGCAGTCGTGCAAATTTCGTGATAGGCTTTGGCATGCAGAAAACTGATGTGTTTGGCCTTCCCTGGCTTTCCTCAAAGCCAGAACGCGCAATCTTCGATGAGCTTCAGTACGCCTGCGTCTACGCGGTCGGTCCAACAGGGGGCCGGCCGCTCAGGATCGGCTGGGCACGCCAGCTCAAGGACCGGATGCAGGCCCTCCAGCTCGGGAGCTGGAAGGAACTGCGGATCCATCACATCGCCTGGGTCGCAGGCGACATGCTTGCCATCCGCCTGTTCAACGAGGCGACGGCCACCCTCGACAAGGCGAAGCGGAGGCTTGCGAACGACTGGTTCGACATCACGCCGGAGTTCGCTCAGCAGGCCATCCGCCTCGCCGCGGACAAGAGCGGGATCCAGACCATCACGCACGGCGAGATGCTGCAGAAGGTGAGGAACATCCGGAAGAGCCGGATCGAGGACGTCATCAAGCGGGCCTAGTCCGACTCGCTCCAGTACTTCCAGGTCGGCGACATGGCGTTCCAGCGGTCGAGCAGCTCCAGGAAGTGCATCCGGGACAGGAAGCGGGCAGAGCCTTCGGTCGTTGCCTCTTCGCCAGGTTGTGCCGGTAGAACTTGCCGACGTAGTCGCATCCAGGCTGGTCGTGTTCAATCGCCCGCAGGCTTGGTGACGATTCTCGGGCGTTCCGATCGTCATCCAGAAGTGGCGGCTCGACCGCGCCAACTAGATCGCGGTGCCGGTTGTTATGTCGGACGGTCGCGAAGGGCCGCCGCTGAAGCTGCGGTCGCGCCGTCGCAGGATCCACTACATCTTGGTCGAAAGGATCTTGCACTTGCCCAAATTCTTGAAAAGGCTAGCTGGATAGGAGTCCGCATAATTGAGCTTTACGGCCGTGAGCAGCTTCGCAATGGTAGTATCGACTAGGCTTGGGATCTGGCCCTCTACCGAGACGAATGTCTTGCCTGAAGCCACCCCCAAAACGCTTAGGACGGCCCATTCGATGAAGCGATTTCCATGAACGCAGATGAGACCGTCACGCCCCGTGTACTTCTTCGATTCTGAGCTCAATGCCAGATCAACAGCCCGAAGTCCCTGCACTGCCTGCCAAACGTGGGGTCCAGTGACCCCGCCGTTGAAGAGCTGCTTGTAGGGCGCTTTTGACAGATCTTCCCAGAGCTTACCAATCTCGCGCTTCGCCTGGACGGCTAGCGATACGTCGGAGTTTGAGCATGCCAGCGCCACTGTTGCCTCCGTAAGGTCAAACCTCTTTGCGGCAGACCCGCTCGAAGCTCCCGACTTGTATGCATACTCGACTCCCTCGATGTGGAGTTCTTGTCGAATTCTCTCCTGCTCGGGATCCAGAGCAACGAAATCACGCTTTTCAATCGCGTTCTGTGTGTTGGTGAACCTCGTAACCTCAGAGGCAAAGGCCGACGGGCTCTTTTCACTAGAGATTATTCGTAGCGGAACCATCGCTTTCTGAACTGACTCGGGATTTAGTGTCGCTGCCGCAAAGATCGAACCTACCGTTTGCGCGCCATTCACGACAGAGAAACCGGCGCATTCAAAGATGCCCGATTCGGTCGAGTTTCCGCCTATTGGCTTCTTCGCCACTCCGGATGCAACAACTGTGATACCGTTGTTGAAGTACCAGAAATCCTCCGGACGCTTCAATAGCGTGTCCACGATGTCCTGATTGACTTGGCTCGTCCCCAAGAACTGTCGAAGGTTCTTGTCGAACAATCGGCTACCGTTGACTTTCATCCAACTGGCAACGTCAGCGGCGCACACCTGGCCATAGACGCCGAAATGCGGTTCTTTTACTTGCCCCCATCCATATAGCTGAACTTCAGCCGATACCGGGGCTCCCGCCAACCCAGCCGCAACGGCTTTGTGCAGATCGCCCTGCTTCAGCACGCGCACGAACATGAGGTCAGACGTGTCATTTTGGGATGTCACGTAACTGTCGAGCGCAGCTTGGACCTCGACACTCAAGTCCTCTTGGCCGGTATGAGCTATGACGAGCACAAAATTCGCATTTGCGTCGAACAGAGCACTCTCAATGTCCGGCTTCTTAGCCTGTATTCGCGAATTTAGCGACGCGATGTCGTTGTCGAGAAGTTTCTTCACGCCGTCGATAAACTTCAGGACCTCGCCGAGTTCAATGGACCCGTGTCCGTCCTCATGCCATTTTGTCTGGACCAGATACAGAGTTCGATCGTTCGGACTGAAATGGACCAAATCGATACCGCCATCCTGCGCGCCGTCCGTCACTGACTTCGCCAGTTCTTCGATAGGCTCCTCAGTCATTTGCGAAACAGCCAGTGCGGCAAGCCCTCGCGTGAGAAAGGCCTTTTTGACCTGCTGCGGATCGGAATGATGAGCGTAGTCACTCATGTCGATCCGGCTGTCCAATTTGGACTTCAGATACCCCTCAGTTTGGGTAACGTGCAACTTGGACATGGTTTCGCGCTTTCCATTTTGGTCGAGTTGAGTATGCCGATCAAGATTCGATGCTGCCACTGATTCTATCGGGTTTGTAGATCCATGCCAACGATCGCGGGGGAATAGCGATTTTTAGCCGGGCGGCCCGGTCGGAAAGCTGAACGCACCAGCGAAGTGACTCCGGATCGTCGGTCACCTCACTGGCATCCGCAGTCAGATCGGATATTCGTCGACCTCGCAACCGCGGCCAGCGTAATGGCGCGCTGCACTCACTGGCGCCGACCTCTCTCGCGCTGACCGAATCTGCTCCGCACTCGTCATGCCTTTCCTGGCATACACGGTGACGCGGTATCTCCTCTAGGGCAGTCGATATATGTTCGAGCAGCTCTACGTTGCTCATGATATTGATGTGGCCTCAACGTCCTCAACCTCCTTGAGGCGGGCGCTGTTGGCGAACCAGACGTTCCACATGACATCTCTAGCAACGTCACGCCGCGCTCTCCTCGCGCTGGAGCGCCAGCTCTGCCGCTACGACCGAGTCGAAACATGCGTGCCAGAGCGAATATCTGTACTCCCGGACGCTGTGCAGCACCTCGATCAGTTTGCGCTTCTCGGGGACGTAGACCCGGGCGAAGCCGAGGTCGTGCTCCATGATGTCCCGGGTGTTGCTCAGCATGTCGGCGCATTTGATCATCTGGCCTTGCCAGGATGCGCCGGCCAGGTACTGCCGATCGAGGCGCTTGCGGAAGGCGCGATTGCCGTGCTCCTTGACGCTGACATCGGTCACCTGAAGCACCAGGTCAGTGATGATCGGGCCGAACGCCTCGATCAGCTGTGCCGGTTGCGTTGGCGTGTCCTCCAGGGTGTCGTGCAGCCAGCCGGCGGCGACGACCTCAGCCGATGCTGTGTAGCAGAGCAGGGTGCAGGCGACCTCTTCCAGGTGGTACCAGTATGGCACGCCCGTATACTTGCGCTTCTGGGTACCGTGGGCCTCGATAGCGAAGTCCTTGGCTCTTCTGATCAGATCGAAGTCCATCTCAGGCGGCCTTCTCATTGTCGTTGTTGGCGGGAACGATCGCATCAAGCCGGAATGCCAGGACGTGAATGTCCAGCGTCATCGGCTCCTTCCAGGTGAAGCCTGCGCGATCGCGGTGGGTATGGACGAAGTTGATCTGGTGGACGACCGCCGTGCCGAACGGCAGCGTCTCGCCGGGAGGGATGCCAATTGCGAACATTACTCCTCTCCCCAGCATTCTTCGTCGTCGAGGTTCTTCAGCTCATCGGGGAGCGGCTGACCATCGGTGACGGGGAAGAACGGTGCGCCGAAGAAGCCGCAGTCGTACGTCACATCGCCGCAGTCGACTCCGATCTTGGCCGCGAGGCTCTTCGCCATCACAGTACCGAGCCGTTCGATCACCGCGGTGTAGTGGTTGACCTCGGGCATCTTGGCCCGCTGCATCGCCTCGACGATCTCGTCGATCTTCAGTTGATAGGACATGCTGTGTTTCCCGTTTTTGGGTCATTTGCACAACGTTTGCATTCAAGCAAGTATTAATTTGCGAGTTTGGCCAGGACGCCGACGAACGCAGCGGCCAGGAGCAGGGCGACCGTGAAGTTCCTGGGGTTCAGGAACTCACGGGCCGGAGCCTGCGGCGTCACTTGACCTTCCGCATGAAGCCGACGTTGACCATCACGGCGCCGTACTTGTTGCAGAACTGGCGGTTGCCCTTGTTGATGTCGTCCAGCAGGTAGTTCAGGTCGGCACGGACCTGCTGTGTCACCTCTGGGATCAGCTTCGTCCGGTCGTACTCGAAGTCCATGATCGCGAAGATCGCGTTCATCACGGCCGGCGCATAGGTGTCGTAGTCAGCGCCGACCTGGTCGGCAGCCTTCCGCATGGAGCCGTCGACGAACTCGTAGCTGGCGCCGCACTTCTGGCTGACGGCGTAGGCGATAACCCCCAGACTTATGAAGTCCTTGTTCACCTTGGTTGTTGCCTTGGCGGGAACGGCGAGAGCGAGCGTCAGCGCTACCGCCGACGCACACAGTGCGTGCAGTTTCATTGTCGTAGTTCCTTATTTGGGGGCGATTAGTGCTCGCTCGGGAGCAAGATGACGCCGCTCTCGACCCAAAGGGTTATTTCGTCGAGCGGGAAGTCGGTGAACGTAATGTGCTCGCTGTGCAGGATGACATCGTCATCCTTGCAGGTGAGGGTGGCTGTGTTGTTGGTCACGACCAGCTGCCAGGCTTGGAAGTCCGCAGCTCGAATTTTCTTTTCGAGCTGCAACGTGGCGATCTTGTCGATCAGCCAGTAGGCCTGCGCGTTCTTCGCGAGGAACTGCACACCATCGGTGTAGCGCACGCTCCGCATCAGACGGTGCTGGTAGTGGTTGTCGGTACCGGTGAAGTGGGCGAGGTCGGTCTTGGTGATCATGTGCTCTCCGGCGTTGAGTCTTCGATCTTGATCTTGAAGTTCTGTGAGACGATGCCGGAGGTCTGGCGAAGCACCAGATTGCCGCGGCTGCTGCTCACGATGGTTACGCCAAGCTCTCGCATGGCTTGCTGCGTGACCTTTGTCAGGTCGGTGACGGAATAGAGCTTCATTCGATCACCTCGTGTTCGCTGATGTCGACGTTGGGCGTGACGTATTCATCGTCGTGGCCCCGGACATCGTTGAGGACCTCTTGGGCCTCTTCGAGTTTGATGGGCCAATCGTCGGCCGTGGTATCCTCCGGAAGATCAGCGTCCTTGCGGATGATGTTGATCAGGTCGACGGCCTCGAGTTCGGCCAGCTCCTCGGTCGCGCACACCTTGACGATGCGGCCAGGCACGACGTGGTGAACGCCTTCGACAATCCAGACCTTCACTGTTTCTGCTCCTCGACCCAGGCTGTCTGTGCCTTGAGCGGAACTGCATTCCACTCGACGTCATTGCAGTTGCGATCCGCCCATTCGACCGCCTCGGCGCCGGTCTTGAACGGGCCGACGATGTCGATCCCGTCGAACGGGCTGCCGATCGCGACGACATGCATTCCAGTCATTGTTGCTACTCCCATGTTGGGCACCCGTTCTCGTCGACAGCGTCATCGCTGTTGCGCTCAGGCATGTGGTCGATGCTGCCTGGCCGACCGAGATCGAGGGGAGGATGAACATGCTCGACCGCTTCCTCGCGTCGCACTTCGGCGTCACGGATCTTGAGGATCGCCTGGTCGAGCTGGTCGCGAAGGTTGCGAGCCTGGGTAGGATCGAGCACCTCGCGGCAGCGCGTCCCGCCTTTCGGTCCCGTCAGGTAGATGACGACGCAGTCGTTCTCGCCATTGTCGTAGGCGGGACCGCTGGAAAATCCGCTGATGAACTCACGCATTGGCTTTCTCCCGGCAGGCCTTGTAGGCCTCGGCGAAGTGATCGTTCCAGTTGCTGTGCGAGAGCGACTCGAACTTGTTGACGAAGAGGCGCACGGCCGGATCGGCCCATGTCGCCTCGGTGGATTGAGTTTCCTCGGCCGCCTGGTCGACGACCTTGACGAACTCGCGGGCCAAAGCGCGCAGGTTCACCGCGTCCTGCACATCGAGCGCAACCTTGTGGCGGTTGTATTCAGCAGCCGACATCGCCGTCGTCCTCCTCGTCGTCGCCTTCCTCGTCACCTTCCTCGCTGTCGTCAGCGGGCGTGAGCTGGTCGAACGTCCACTCGGCGCCGTTCTCGTCGAGGAAGATCATCTTGCCGTCCTGCGTGGCGGTGACCTGATCGTCGTAGAAGATCTCGGTGCCGCCCTGATAGACAGGCTCGCCGTTGTCCTCGATGCCGGTGATCTCGGCGCGGCCGGTTAATCGCTCCAGCGTGCCCAGAATGGGCGAGCCGGTCGGTGAAACGTATTCCCTTGCCATTATGGCCTCTCAGGTTTGGTGATTTCGGTGTCGCGGGTGAGGTCGATCACGAACCGCTGTCCGTAGATCGCCTTATCCACGAGAAACCATTTCTCGGTGTGATCGCTGGCGCGCTTGGCAACGACGCCGACCTTGCCTTCCGGCACCCAGTGAGCCCAATCGCCCCACGCCGCGGTGACCACGTAGTTGCCCCGGTTATCGCGATCGAAAATCTGCTGGTCGCGGACGATGGACTGGCCTGGTTCGATCCGGATGCCGCAGAACGTCTCGAACCAATCCGGAAACCAGTTGCGGAGCGTCTCGTGGGCGATCTCCATCTCCGTGCGGTCAGGCTTACCCTCGATCTTGATCGTTCGGGTGAAGCCGATCGGATGGACGACAGCAGCGATCGACCACTGACAGTCCTCCTCATACCAGCCGCCTTCGGCTCGCATGTAAGCCGGCACCGCGGCGTTGCGCTCGCGAGACAGCTTGACGCCGCCGTGGCCGGCAGTTGAAACCGACCAGATGCCAGGCGCCAGCTCTCGCTTGTCCTGGATGGCGCCCCAAGGTGATGACTTGGGGCAAGGGCACGACTTGTACGCGCTCATGCGGACCTCCGATAAGGCTGGTCCAGCCGTATCCCCAGTGGGAACGTGTGGCCGGTGGTGTAACAGTGCTTCTCCCGCTTCCCGACGTGACCTTCGCCGGGAAACAGCGTGTTGTCGTACCACTCGCGGTCCGTGCGGAATTGCGGGGCGTAGAACCAGGTCTCGGTCCCGCCTTGATCGCATGGCCTCAACCGAGACCATGCCGGTACGTGCTCCATCGTGAACCGATGGATGTAGCGGGCCTTCGCCTGCTCGAAGCTGATGACGCGGGCCATGGTCACTTCCACGGCCCGAAGTCGATCAGCTCCAGTTCCTCGCCGAGCGCCTTGACGAACTCGGCCGGCTTCTCCTTCGCCTCGAAGGCGCGCTGTACCGAGTCGGGGTGATCGCTGATCAGGTCGGCGTACTTCCACTGCTTCTCGGCCTCATCCCGGCAGTCCTGGAAAAACACGTCCCGCTCGTGGGTCGATGGCGGCAGCTCGCTCTTGAAGGCCTCGCAGGTCGCCCGGCCTTCGCGCCATTTCTTGATCAGTTCCTCGGTGTCGTCCGAAACGAACGAGAGATCCTCATCGTTCGGGTCGAAGTCCACGCAGTACAGCAGGAACTCCGGCACGAACTCCCAGTCCCAGGTGATAGCGCCGTCGCGCTCATCCTCGGTCATGCCGCGCCAGCACTCCTCGATCTTCGGAGCGATCTGCCAGGACTGGTCGCGGATCGTGGCTGAGCCGAAGTTGTCGCACCATGCGGGCATGGTCAGCTCACGCTGCTTGAGCGGATGATCGTCCGGCAGCGTGACGTTGGCATGCAGGCGGGTATCCTCCAGCACCTGATAGACCACCATCGCGGTCTCGATGATGAGGTAGTTGGTCTTGATGATCGGGGTCTTTTTCATCGGCGTGCATTCCATTGTTCGCTGGCGACGTATTGGTCGTAGAAGGGCTTGAGGGAGGGGGCGATGCTGAGCTTCACCGTCTTGGTGGAGCCGCAGCACCAGCTGTCGTTCGGGTAGCAGGCGATGCACGCCAGCTTGCCGGTGTCGTTGCCGCGCTTGTCGAGGACTCCGTCCAGAAGGTGGATGTCCTCGGCGATGCCGCAGTAGGAGCAGGTGCAGCGATCAGCCGGATCGTGCTTCTCAAGATAGCCGGCCATCGATCTTGTCCTTGATCTCCTTGGCGACGCCGACCCAGGCCTCGCCACTGATCATCGGGGAGTCGACGGCCTGCGGCTCGACGCTCGAGATTTTGTCCGCCCACTTGCTCAGCGCGTCGATTACGAAGAGCTGGGTGAGGGCGCCGTACCGGCTGTGCGTCATCAAGTCCTTGACGAACGCGACGTTGTCTTTGCGATGTGCCATTGTCGGCTCCTTAGTCCTGCGGGAAGAAGAGGACTGTCGCTTCGAGCTGCGAGCAGAGGGTGTGGTGGCCGACGAAATGTCCGCACTGCCACCACACCCACGGAAGGGTGAAGGGAAGATGCGGGCATGCATCGTTCCCCTCGATGCCGGCGAGGTAACCGGCGTCGTAAAACTCATACGGGTTCATCGAGAGCCTCGATCGGCGTCGCGCGCTTGATCGCCTCGGCGATGATTTGGTTGGCTCGCTCGTAGCCGTCCGACCTGTCGTTCATCACGACGTAGTCCGGCTCGTCGAACAGGGTGTCGGATGCCTTGGACAGATAATCGGCTGTGGTGATGTAGGCGTCCGTCTGGTCGCTCTTGGTCTGCATCAGCAGCGCGCCGTCCAGACAGCAGCGGCTGATCCGGGTGTATTCGTCGAACCAGAGGCCCGTGAAGTTCTTGACCTGAAGCACGCCGCTCTCGTCGAGAACCTGAAAGTGGTTGTGGCGGCACCAGCGCGCTGGGTCGCTCAGTTGCTTCTGCATGCCTTCGAGGATGCAGCGGATCGTGCTTCTGTCAGTCATTTTCAAGTCTCCGGACGTTGCTCGGTCAGCTCGTCGTCGCTGATCCAGATGAAGCGATAGGTCGCGTCGTGATCGAACAGCGCCTTCGTATTGCTCAGCAGCTCGACGTTGCGTGGATGCACCGCGTAGCTCGCGCCCCATCCGGTGCGCTGCCGCTCGGCCGCGGTGCCGCGCTTGATGGCCAGGGTGTGGATGTCCTGATAGGTGATGACGAGGTCACGGCTGACGTACTTCCACTGCGGAGGTGTCGGCATGATCAGAACTCCGTAATGTGCCGCTCGTAGTAGGCCTTGGTGGCCTCGGCAGCGTCGCAGATGGAGCGGGACGGGAAGCGGAGCGGGCCCTTGATCTGCTTGCGGTAGAGGGGGACCACGTTCAGATCGAAGTGCTGGTCCCACGCGACGATCGGATCGTGGTTGCGAGCCATCGCGAGGTGCTGCTGGTAGAACGGGCCGGTGTTGATCGCGAAGAGATGCAGGTCGTTGGCGCTGACGATGTGTGTCATCAGATCACCCCGAACACGAAGTGCAGGAGGATCCAGACGGGCAGGGCGAGGATCAGGCAGGCCCATGCGATGTTGATCGCCACCGCGAACAGCATCAGGCCGATGCCGACCAGAGTGCCTGCGATCATTCCGAGCGTTTTCATTTGCGTTTGCCTTCAAGCAAGGCCCAAGGCGCACCTCGGGCGTGAAATGGGTTGGTGGGCTGGACGTGCTTCACGGGCAGACGAACCGCCTCCACCGTTTCCAGCTCTCGCTACCACCATCGCGACCACATCCGTGGTCCGGGCCTGAGTTTTGCCGAGAGCGCTCGGCTTCCCTTCATAGGGACGGCATCCCTACTAGCCCGGCGCGACCCAGGCTCGTCTCGCACATCCCCTCACAGCGTCCGCATGTGCGGCGTCCCGTGTGACGCAAGGCAGGCGCTACACTGTGAGGGGACGAAAGGCCCCAGCAGATGGTTTGTGGGCTGCTGGCCCCACTCTGCGTCCGGTCGCTCGCGGTTCACCGGGTAGTCGAATTGTTGCCGGGAAGCGCCGGCTCGCCACTGCGTTTGGGTCGCAGCAACCAAATACGCTGCCGATTTCTCCGGCTCGCGAACTTCATCATCATGTCCATGGTGGCCATCATCGCCAGGCGCGGACCGGCACCTATGTGGCTAGGCCGTTTGAAAGTGAGCGACAGCTAGAAAGATCGCTGCCCTCGGTGGTCCTGCCGTGTTTGCCCCTTGCCTCTGGATGACTGCGGCTTGTGACTCGCATCCGGGGCTCCATCACGCCGCCTTCTTAGGTGCGGGTGAAAGCTCTTCCTCGAAACGCAGCCACCTCACGCGGTCGGCGTCTCGAATGATGTATTGGCCTTGGCTGTGGCCGATGACCTGCCCGACGAACTTCGGCGCATTGCCGACCCGGGCCGATTGGACCCATTCGCCCTTCGCGTACTTCATGCGGCCTCGCTCGGCAGCTTGAAGTGCTCGTAGAGCCAGGTCGGGCCGAACTCGTTGCGGATGGCGTGCAGCGCCGGGTGCTCCTTGCCGGACCGGTCACGCCAGATGCGGGCGTTGTACCAGTAGGTCATGGAGAGGGTGTCGCGCCACTTCTTGCCATGCGCCGCGGCGAAGGCCGTGATGGACTCCATTTCATCGGCGAGGAGCCGTCGATACTGGCTCATGATGCTTGCCCCTCCTCGGCCGCAGCGGGCTGGTCGTCGAGACCTCGCAGCTGGGCGATCAACTCGCGGGTTAGGCGGGCTTCATCGGGGTGGCCAAGCTCCTCGTCGCTATCCTCCATCGCGATCAAGGCAGCGATGATGCGGTGGAGGCCGCCACGGAAGATCACGTCCCGATCGGCAGCGGTGACAATCGTCGGGCGCACGTATCCCGTGCCCTCGACGTAGTCGTACTTCTTCTCGATGATCTCATGGACCACCATCTCCGGCTGGTAGATGTTGGAGGTGATGACCGCAGCGCGGATCAGATCGGTCCAGTCGCTAGGCTTGTCGCCCCAGCCCTTGACCATGTCCAGATCGACCGAGAACGTCATGGTGATGGCGCAGCGCTTCTTCATGTCAGGCTCTCCCGGGTTTAGCCCAGACGCCGGCCGCCACCTCGTACATGCGAGGGGTGCAGTAGCCGACGAACTTGGCGCCGCAGTCGAGCGCGAAGGCAGCGTCGCGGCGGTCGGTGGTGACGTAGGCGCGGCCGGCTTCGTCCTCGAAGGTGAAGGTCGGCAGGCCTTGGCGGAGGTAGTGGTCGGCCGCCTTGAGCGCGCGGACGCGGCTCTCGATGATGACGGGATCGGTGTGTGGCATCAGGTCCATGGCTTCCTCGTGGTCGCTATTTGCACGAAGGCGAACGCAAATGCAAGTGCAAATGCGCCCTAATTCGAGCAAATTTCTATGAGAGAAAAGAGAGTGCGGGAGGCCCGATCAGGGCCTCGCGGGGGTCTCCAGACCACCCGGGATAATTCGCAATTTCGGCCCCCGAAAATGTCCAAAGGCGGAATTATTCGCCACGAGGATTGAATTTTCGAAGGCCGCCTCCAGCTCCTCGACCGTGTTCCTGATCACGGAGACGGGGATGCCACGAGAGCCCAGGACGCAGGCCGCCTCGGCCAGCAGAGCGCTCTGACTGGGGGTAATGCCGGACCGGAGAGAGTAGGTCTGGTAGGCACGCAACAGACGATCGCGCATCGGTTCCTCCATGCGTCGAGCAAGCCGGACCAGCCGGCGGTGATTTCAGGAAACCCCTTCAGATCCAGCGTATCGTGGGCCGTCCGCCAATCGCGGGCCGCCCGACCATCAGCACCTCAGGCTTAAGCAGCCATAGGAGGAGCAAGGGACATGAGAGATGCCAGTAGAGGGTTCAGGGATGGGGATGAGTCAGGCACGATTGCAGTGGTCGTGACCGGCAGCATCGCCAGTTTGAGGCTCATACGAAGCACAAACAGCCAGCGATTAGCCAACCTGAGACGGACCAGCCAATTTTTCGCCGCGCCGCCTCTTGCGCATCCCATAAAAGGAAATTGCATTTTCGCGTCCTTCAGGGCACGGATTTGCATCTGTGAGCACAAGATCTAGTGCCGGACAGGTGCAAATCGGTACTCAGATATGCAAATCACCGGGCTGGTATCGCCCGATGATCTACATCTTGTGCATTCATGCAAACGACAGGGCGTCAGCGCATGGGTGCGAGGCGCTCGATCCAGTCGTCGACGTAGCGATGGGCCTGCACACCGCGCTCGTCCTTGAGGACAGCTTCGCGGAACTGGCGCTTGATCGTGCCGGACTGGTCGAAGAGCTGCGGCCGGGTGTCGAGCAGCTGCTTGAGGCGGGTGTGTGCGCGCCGGATGCCGAACTGCTTAGCCATGGAGGCCTCCCATCATGATGCCGGCGAAGGCGAACAGCATGAGGATGATGCAGCCGGTGGAGAACTCCACCTTGGCGTTGAGGATCTTGCTGATCATGTGCGTGCCTTCGTGGTCAGGCCGAAGCCGCCGATGGTGATGCGCTTCGAGAACGGGTTGATCTGGATGACACCCCGGGCCCGGCCGGATGCGTCCTCGACGGTGATGGTGCGGTTCTGCCGGTAGTCGGGCAGCTCGCAGTCCTTGCCGGTCGCGTACGGGTCACGCGGACGCCGCTTACGGGGCTTCTCGAACGCGATACGCGCACGCGGTGCCGGATCGTGGATGGACTTCGGCTCGGCGCGACGCGACACCGGGACGAGGCCAGGCGTGACCGCCTTGCAGTCGGGCAGGTCGAAGGTCTCGTACTCCGTGATGAAGTCGCTGAACCGCGCGTAGCTCTCCGCATCCTCGTCGACGTGTGCGACGGGGGCAGGGGCTTGGGTGTGCTTCCGCTTGACGCGCTGGGCCTTGGCCAGCTCGACGGTGCGGAGGATGGCTGCGATGTTGCGGGACATGGCGCGGTACCTCATCACACGAGTTCAAGGGAGAGGTTGCGGGCGATGACTTGGCCCCAGTCGCCGAGCCGGCCGTATTCCTCGGTGAGGTAGCCGTGCATCTCGTCGCTATCCATGAACGAAAGCTCGTCCCGGAGGCTCAGGATGAGGTCGTCGGGGACGCTGCGAGGGATGGCGTGGGTACGCCGCAGATTGTCGGCGACGTTGCGCCGCACGGATGCTGTGCGAAACATTGGGTAGGCTCCGGACTGGATAGGGGGTGGGGGTCGAGTGACCCGGCGTGGAAAATTGCCAAAATGAAATGGGACGTGTGCATTTCTGTCCGTCCGGAAGGCTCCGGACCCCCGGAGAAAATCCGGGTGCAAGGCAGCACCAAAACCCCACCCGATCGCTCGGGTGAGGCTAGGTCTACTCCGCGGGTTTTGTGGGGGCGGCGCTTAGGCCGCGATCAGTTCCGGCGTTGCGTCCGCGATCGCTTCCGCGTCGTCGCTGGCGAAAGCCTCCGTAACAGCGGCCTCCGTTGCGACCCGTTCGAGGTAGAGCGCCTGAATACGCTCCGCCAGAATGGCCAAGTCAGTCATGGTCATGTCGCCAGCGCGCTTAAGCATGGCGTCAATCGGGTTGACTTCCTGCTTTTGCTTTGGCGTCGGCGCCAAGGCGGACTCCAGCGCGGCATAGGTCGTGCCGTAGGTTTCCGCGACGAACGAATGGAAATGTTCCATCTGCCCGTTAGCGTCGGCGCCGGCCTCTTTCAGCGCGCGAAGGTTTCGCAGCGTGTCCGCGTGATTGGTGACGACGTCCGCCATCAAGCGCATGGATTGCGTCTTGAGCCGGGCGAGACCATCGATAAGGCGCGACCCCTTGACCTTCTTATCGATATACTCCGCCGCCGCCTTGCGCCGCGTTTCCGGCTTCATTGCCGCGAAGGCGTCGACAATGTGCGCGGTATCGCGCCAAACCGGGTTGCCCTTGAAAGCGAACTCTTTCAGGAAGGCGCGGAACGTGGCCTTATTGGCCTTAATGGAAGCGTCCGACTCGAGCGTTTCGCCCGTTTCCATCCGTTCCAGCTGCTTAGCAGCCAGCACAAGGCCAAGGGCCACGGTTGCGTCATAGCAGGCGGAGTCGACGTTCCCGACGCTCTTAACAGCGGCGTTAAGGGCAATCTGCCCCAGCGTCTTAGGGTTGTTTGCGGGCGAGTTGGTCATGGTCTCTAGTCCTTTGCGTTTGTCCGGAGGCCCGGAGGAAATTTGCCGTTTTGACAAACCTCCCCCGTTCCAAGAAACGTATGTTTCTCAGTCGGTTGCGCGTCTTGCGCGGGAGGCCCGGGCGCCGCGTTGCGTCCGTAGATCAACCATAGGACTCAACTCGATTTGATCCAATGGAAAAAATCGCACCATCTAACATATTGAAAACACAACGTTATTTCAGCTTTCCATTTCGAACAATGCAAATGAAAACCAATGATTTGCGCAAGAATTCTACAGTGATATCAGAGACTTATCGGCATGGTTTGCACGATTCGAAATAGCCTTTGCAATTCGACGTCTTGACACTGTCAAGATTGAGCACAAAGAAAGAACATTTCGGAATTTCATATTAGACTTTGGTCTAGTCTCAACAAAGAAAGAAAATTCCACGGAGGCCCGGTCAAGTAGAAGGATTTTTTTATTTGAGCATGCCCCTGTGTGGAGCGTCACCCCGAAACTTTCGACCGCTAAAAGGCCATTTTCCAAGTCCACGCAGCATCTTCGCCAATCCCCCTCCAGGAGCATCAGCCGAGCCCGTCCATGAGCCTGGCGGCCCCGGTCCGATACTCTGGACCCCGAGCTGGAGCCACTCTGGGCGGCCCCCGCAGCGCGTCGCCGCGGCGACCCCCATTGGCGTTTGCATTAGCGCAAACGTCCGAGCAAATCAAGAGGGGGATGGCCTGAAAAAAGACCCCCTCGATCGGGAGGTTCACCCGCGCGCCGCCACCCCTAAAAGGCCATTTGCGCCTTGGGCTCACGGCGGGCGTGGGTAGCGAGCGCTTCGCGCTACCGGAAGGACGCATCAATGGCCGCGTGGCCCCTGGTGGAAGGGGACCACATCGCCGTCCGCTGCGCGGATCACGGCCCTGGCCATCGGCGTCGGGTCGAACCCGAGATCTGCGACCGCCTCGGCCACGCCCTGGCGCTGCAGCTCGGCGACGATCGCCTCGGTCACCTTCATCAGCCTGGCCGTCTCGGCGGCGCTGTCGGTCATGGTCGTGCCCTCGGTAGAGCCGAGATCATAGCACCACGCCGGCCGTGGGTAGCGAGCGCTCCGCGCTACCGGAAAGACTCTCCCCGGAACGCGGCGGCGATCTCGTAACCCTCTCCGGGCGCACCTATATGGCCGGCACGTTTCACGGCAGGAGGAGAACGAGATGTCGCTGAGCAACGAGTGGACCGAATGGCACCTGACGCCTGAGGGGTGGGTTCGCGGGACCGAGAAGGAAGACTTCCGAACGATCAACCGCGAGCCTCCGCCCGATCGGGTGAAGACTGTCGTCTACAAGCAGCGCCTCGCCTCGGTCTATTCGAAGCTGGAAGAGGGCCACAGCGTCACCTGGACCGCCAACGACAGCGCCGCGACATCCCGCCTTGAGACCAAATTCGGCCCCCGCCGCGCAATCTGTAGACCGTCGTCGTCGTCGAGCGCTTCGCGCTACTGGAAGAGACTCCCGGGCCGAGGCGGCCTCCGCGGAACCGAATCGGCTCTTTGGGCGTAATGTGTTTCGCGGGGGCATCCATCGGGGGAGAGCAGTGCCGAGTAAGGACTATCTCATCAGGCAGGTGGCCACGCTTCTCAAGTTTGCGAGGCTGACCAGCGACCCTAGCGTCGCCGCCGTGCTTCTCGACAAGGCTGCCGATCTTAACGAGAAGGTGGATGAGTTGCCGTCACTCCAGGCCGACATGAGCCCCAGTCCCCCAGACGTCCTGCCAACGGAATAGCGATGGCGCGTTTCTTCTTTAACCTTGAGGGTGGGCAAAATACGGAGGATCCAGGCGGGTTCGCATTCGAGACCGAGATTGATGCTTTCCGTGCGGCGGAAAGATTCGCGACGGAGTTGGGCAGTAGGCGGCCCACCTTGCGGGGCAATACCTGCGTGGTGGTCACCCGCAATGACCGGCGCGAGGTCTACTACGTCGGCGTGTGAGGGCAGCCACCGGTCGCTTGCGTTACAGAATCCTTCACGACGACTCCAGAATGACGCCCGACTTTCGAGAACGGGGTTCATTGATTTATTAGAGTTTGGGCTTAGTGAACTCGCTCATGGAAAAGCGAGCTGCAGAGCGCAGGCGGGTGCTGAAGACCGGCGTGATAGAATTTCCCGGCGGTGCGTTTCGGCAGGGGGTCAAGCGCCGATGGCCCGCTGTCATGAGCCACGAGTCAGCCGGCTCGATTGCGGGACGTGATGCCGCCACGTGATCGGCGAAGATGTGCCGATCACAGTCGCTGCAAGCAGCCGATCTTACCTTCGACGAGACCGACCTGAAGCTTTTGGAGCGGGCGTAGCGGTAGGAACAAGTGCCGCCGTCGGAGGAGGAACCGGTGTATACCGCTCTGTTGCGGCGACTCGACCACTAATGCGAATCTCAACGTCGCAATCGCCCGTCGCCGCCCAAACCTCAACGCATATTTCCTCAGGTGTATCTCTCGTTACACTCCAGCCGCTCCGGCCTCCTGTAGAAAGATCGACCAAATGACCGCTACCTGGCTCCAGATAAGCTTCAGGCTTGCTGGGATGTATACAACCTGAGCTCGTGCGCCGCTGACACCAACCGTCTTCTCTGCCACTTCCGCCCGACGATATCGCAATGGGCTTACTTTCCGAAATTGCCACCTTGCGAGGTTCGGGGACATCACCCAGCAGATAGAGCGTCTTTTCCTTTTTGCCGACTTCTAGCGTCACAACGGTGTCATCATAGGGAGAGTTCTTCTTAACATCGATCGGTTGGGGGTCGCCTTTTGTCCAAGATCCGGGGTCTGGCTTTCTGATCAATGTGCCGCCCGTGATATTCCAGTAAGTCTCTCTCGCTTTCGCTTCTCCAGCATTATCGCCGATCCAGAAGGCATTGAGCGTGTAGAAGGTTTTCACGCGCTTCGCGACCCACATTCGAAGACCTGCGCCCTGCTTGTCTGCGTTCAGGCAATTCGAATACATTTCAGCAGCCTTCTCTGACAGCTGCTGTGAGCTGTATTGGAGATACTGAGATCGTTCGTAGTCAAGCTTGCGGGTCTGAGCTTCCTTCAATGCAGCCTGCTTCGCTTCGTCATAGTTGAGAGAGCCGTTATATAGCCCGTATCCGCCGGCCACTCCCCAAGACTTCCTCGCGGCTTCATATTGCTCCTTGGTGGCTGTCAGCAGGAAGGAGATCTTCAACTGCTCGCTCCAAGTGATGTTAGTGATGTCCTTGACCATAAACTCTGCCGGGACGCACTCCGAGCGAGCGCCCGCAGTTGAAAGAAGAAGAAAACCGACGGCCGAAGCGGACTTAAATAGAGACCTCATTGCCAACCTCCATTTTGCAAATGCACAAGGTTACGCCGATAAGAGCGATCGTAGCACGTCGTGCATCCAGCAATAGACTGGTTGCAGAAAATAATTCGTACATCCATATGGTGCGCTGCAAATGCAATCCATAGAGCTGCCGTCGTCCGTATCAAGGAGGACGGATGGTCGATCACGTCATGAAGATGGAAGATGCCGTTGCGCTGATCGATGCCCGCGCTCCGGCTCAGGTTCGCGGCTCCTACAAGAAGCGCGAAGCGGTCGAAAATTCAAACTGAGACACCTGCGTCGAGCGTCTCAAGAAGCTCAGAATTGATCTTGGACGCGACTGAAGGCTGGGTGCTGGCGGTTCTTCACCTTGATCCACTCGCAGGTCCGCGGCCGGTAGCGCCGCTCACGGTGCTTGCTCACCAAACCCTCGAGACCCATGCGGCAGGCCGCCCAGAATAGATCTGGCCCGATCTCACCCTGCTCGAACGGCGCCACGAAGATGCCCTCGGGTCGGCGGTGCAGGAGCTTTGCCAGCCGGCTCTTGCGCTCGAACAGCGGCAGGTCCCGCAGGTCGTCGCCATCGAGCACGACCAGGTCGAAGGCATAGAGCTGGGCGTCGTCGTTGTAGTGGCCGGAGTGCAGCCAGTCGAACTGCGAGATGCCGCGCACGTCGAGCACGCAGATCTCGCCATCAATGACGAAACGCTGCTGCTTCATCTTCAGAGCCGCCTCGACGATCATCGGATAGCGCCAGGTCCAGTCGAGGCCAGCCTTCGAGAGCACCTTCACATCCTTGCCATCGCGGACCACGCGCCCGCGGTAGCCGTCGTACTTCACCTCATGGATCCAATCGGGGCCGGCCGGGACCACCTTCTTGGCCGCCGGCCGGCAGAACTCGAACTTTGTGGGCATGGCCGGTATCTATGCATTGAGCGGCAAGAAAAAAGCTATTCTCTGCATTAGTCACGCGCCATCGGCTCCGTCTCCCCCCAGTCGTTTGGATCGTGTAGTTTGGGTTCGCATAATTCTCCACCAAAGCATGACTGATTGACCTCGGAGAGGTGCTTAATGTTCTCCCAACGTTGCAGTAGGCAATCAATCTGGAAGAGTTCGAATTTCGAGAAGGGTATCTCCATCACTCCCTTCTCCTCGGTTCTGATGGCCACTCTCACGATTTTCCAGCCTCCTTTTGGGTCAATACATTCGGTCCACCGCTCCGAAATCACACTCACAAGCCCGCTGAACGCCGCATCGAATGCTCTCTTCAGGGCCCACGAGGACGCTGCTGCGGTCACTACTGGATGATTTTGGGCCAAGTGCCGCGCGAAGTCCGCGTAGTAGTGGAGATCGGGAATGAACACCTCTAGTCCGGTCTCATGCGTCAGAAGCACGAACTTCAGGCCGATCTCTTTTCCCGCATCATCCAGGCATGGCACTTGCAGGAAATAAGACCACGATGGCAGTGTACGATATTCATCCCAAAGCGTTATTTTCTCAGAAAGCTTTCTCATTTTTGCGCCGAGTTCTTGCTCTATTTCGGCAACAAGCTTTGCGTAGTTAGACTTCTCTACGACATGAAAATCGGGAATGAACTTAATTGCAATCTTGTAATCTTTGTAGATTTCTCGCTTCGAACTGTAGATCTTGGGTTCGGTCTGATCGGTCACCATAGCAACCTCCCTAGGTTGAACCTTTGGCAAAACCTACCCGGAGCCGCGGTCCGGGTTGACCAACTGTATCAGAACTCCCTCAGGGGCAGCAGCAGCTGCACGCCGATTGGCCGGCCGGTGAAGCGCTCGATGAACTCCCGCACCGTCTCTGTGACCTCATGCCCTTCGGCGACCCGCTGCTCCAGCTCCTTGGCGACATCTTCGGAGGCGTCGCGCGACCAGCCTTCAAGCGGATTGAACGCCACCACGCGCAGCGGATGCTCGTATTGGCCGGTGAGGAGGTCGCTGATCAGGGTCCGGTAGTCAGTCCGGTCCTCGTCCGTCTCACGCCACGCCGGGCCGCTGCTGAAATCCTCCAGCACCAGGTACATGTCCCGGTCGAGCCGGTCTGCTGGGATGATCGAGGGCGAGGCCATACGCTGAACTCCACTGACCGGAGTCCAAGGTATGGCGCTGTTAACCCAAATGCGAGCCGCTTCCGTCGAGAATCCTGACGTAGGTGCCGCTCTCGTGCAGGAACAGGATCTTGCGATCGACGAGGAGGTCGAGGCCGGCCTTGTACTCGGCCGCCGTGCCCTTGTCGCGGAAGAGGAATGGGTAGTTGATCTTCTCGATGTGCAGCCGGCCGTCCTGCACCGGCTCGACCTCCCGGCAAATCTCCAGGAGCCGCCTGGCAGCAGCCTCTGGCTTCGCATAAGGCCGTTCCTCGATCATCTTCTTCATGCGCCAATTCCCCGGTGGTTGGTGCGGACGTGGTCCGGAATGCCGGCATCCGTGATTTCGGCGCCGCAGAAGCATCTCGACCGGCCTGAAGTCCGCTGCGTCGGCAGCTGCAGGTGCTCGTCGTGCATCCGGCCCTTCCAGGCTTGGAAGTCGCGGTTCTGCCGCCACAGCTCGTAGTGCGCCTCGGTACGGGTTGCTGACAGCTGCCGCCAGGCCTCCTCGAAGCCGGCGCGCGCGTCATCGAAGGTCTCGCCGGTTCCGTGGGTCTGCTGGCCGGGATCGCAGCCAGGATAGAACCCACAGCTCCAGCCCCATTGCGTGGCGTGCGTGGGCACGCCAGCTCTCCGGCCGATGTGGCCGACCCGGACGTCCCCGAAGTAGACGAACCAGCCACCCTGGTGGTGTGGATCATTGTCCGGCCGACGTGTGAGCTGAGGCATAGTGCAGAGATCCGAAGATCCGATGATCCGATGGGGCGGGGGCGCTTCGCGCCCAGGACCGTACCGTAACAGGGCCGGCGCGCGCGGTGGTTTTCGTTCGATTGACCGTGTCGGCCTCGCCGACAGGGTATGTCGGTTATCCCGACACGCCGTGTCGGCCTCGCCGACATCTTGAACCGTGTATATTACTATCCGTAGATATTAGACTCCTATGGTTCAGTAGACTCTACTTAAGAACCAAGAGTGTAATGCGCGCTGCGCGCGTTTGCATTTCCTCCTCTGTCAGAAAAAGCCGTAACCTTTTTGCAACAGTCGGCCTGGGTGCCCGCATTTGCATGACTGCAAAGGTGCTCTTGACAAAACCGGGGGATGGCCGTAGGAAAGGGGCTACATTGGCATTCGTGCAAACGAGAATGGGACCAGCAGGTCGGCATCCATAACCCCCGGGCAGGGAACTCGTGTCCGGACGTTTGCACGAATGCAAGTATTTCGAAGGGAGCGCTCCGACCATGATGACCGATCTCATGTTCGTAGCCGCACTAGGCCAACTGACGATCCAGCTTCTGACGCTGTGCTTCGGCGCGATGCTGATCCTGGCCGGAGCGCTCCTGCTGACGAGATGGATGGCCTCGGCCTCCGCCGATCTCGAAGACTGAGTTTCACAGAGCCCGTAGCAATGCCCTCGGCAGCTCGGGTCACCATTTGGGGGCGTCATGGCCGACGACAAGGAACAGATCAGACTGCTCGACCTCGCGCTTGATGCGCTGGAGGACGAGCTGAAGAGCTGGACCCGTCTCGGCACTTGGAAGACCGGCGTCACCCGCCTTGTGCGCAATCCGCTGCGCGCCGCGCCGATCGGCGCACCGGTCGACAAGGACGCCGAGATCTCGTTCATCGACGTGCCGGACAGCGAGGTCAACGGCATCCTGACCCGCGTCGCCATGGACAAGGTCGTCACTGTGCTCCGCAAGGAGCTGCTGGGATGAACGTCGGCGAGTTTCTGCTGATCGCCGGCTGCTCGATCATCATCGCGGCCGGCATCACTGCCTGGCGCTTCAGACCGAAGCCTCGGGTCTCGGGCTGGTCCGCCGAGGACGTCGAGCTGCTGACCATGCCGGCGCACGAGCGTGTCGCTCGCCAGCTCTGCTGCTTCCACGGCCAGCCCGAATGGCGCCGATACACGGCGCTCGCCGTCGCCACGATCTTGCAGAGGAAGCCATGACCCGTCGCCGCCAGTTGCAGTTCATCCGCGCGCAAATCCGCGCAGAGTTTCACGACCGCCTGACCCGCACGGTGCTCATCGCCTTCAGCATCTGCGCCGCCGCCAACCTCCTGTTCGGCGGCATCCACTGATTACCAAGAGCCCGCTGACTGCCCCGAGCAGCGCGGGTCCACCCTTCACCAAGAGGTCTGACGATGGCGAGATCGACATACATCTACACCGTCATGACCAACGGCGCTCCTGAGGCGGCGTTCACCGTCAAGCACGAGCTGGTCACCTATCTGGGCAAGCGAGACCCAATCCGGCCGCCGTACGTCCTCTACCAGCTCCGAGACGGCGGCAAGCAACCCGAACTCACGAGGATCATCGAGCTGTGACCAAGGCCGGTGCCGATCCGATCTCGACATCACCGCTCGCCGCGATCGCGCTGCAAGCCATCACCCAGCTCGACAAGCTCGTCGGGCCGGTCGAGGCGCAGTTCTGGATGCAGCGGTCCAACGACTTTCTCGGCGGTGTCACACCGATCACCGCCATCAAGGAACGACGCACCGCCGACGTCATGTCCGCGGTGCGCCTCGTCGCCCTCGAAAAGGGGCTCTTCGAGTAGCCCCGCAAGGGGAGATGAACTTGAAGGACCGCTACGCACTCGTCGCTGCGACCGAGCATACCGCCCGGCAATACCTCAGCGCCTTCGATCTCAAGGATTGGGAAGCCTACGGCTACACCGCCGCGGTGACCGGCGCCCGCTTCGAGCGCCTCGTCATCATGCGCCCGCACTGGAACGCAACCGGCGCAGAGCTGGCGAAGTTCGAGACCGAGTTCGTGCCCAACTGGGCCACGCGCGTACCGCCCGAGGGCGTCTACAGGGTGATCTGATGAACCAGAACATCGTCAGCATCGTCTGTGCTGCCGTCCTGGTCTTCGCGACCGCCATCAACATCTTCGCCGCGGTCAAGCTGACGCGCGCCGAGGACAAGGTCAGCAACATCTTCTGTGTCGAGGCGCCGCAAGGGCGCTGAGGAGCGCTCATGCCGTTTCCGTTTTCCGTATTCCTTTTCAGCTACGTCATCTGGCAGGCCTCGATCGAGCGGGCTTTCCTCTACACCCCCGTCGAGGTGCGCCAGTGAGATGCTTCAAGACATTTGACCGTCTTCTCCTCCTCGCGCCCCTAATGCTCGTCATTGCAGCCGTCGTGGCGCTGCACCTGATCTGCCTGTTGTTCGGCTAGAGCACCCCCGGCGCGCAACCGAGCCACGCCAAAATGAAAGCTCTGATCAACGCCCTCGCGGGCGCGCTGATGCTGTGCGCCCTGACGCCAGCGTCGGCCAAAGACGTGCCTGTCCAGTTCACTTCTGGCCGGGCCGCGACGTTCATCACCGACGACCAAGGTGGCATCATCACCGAGTTCGTCAAGAAGTACTCCGACATGCGCGACGCCGGCACCAACGTGGTGATCGACGGCGACTGCGCATCAGCCTGCACCATCGTGCTTGGCATTCTGCGCCCCGAGAAGGTCTGCGCAACGCCCGATGCCTCTCTCGGCTTCCACTCCGCCACGGCCATCACCCGTGAGGACGGCAAGGCGCCAGTCTTCGAGCACGCCGCCGAGATCTCCAAGCTCATCTTCAACAGCTACCCGGGCAAGGTCCGGGCCTGGCTGACGAAGCAGGGCTGGAACGGCAACAACCCCCATCCGGAAGTCATCTGGGCGAGGGGAGGTCAGGTCCGGAAGTTCATCCGGCCTTGCACCGCGGCGGACCTGTCGTGAGCCGCCGCCCTCTGCCTGATCGGCGCAAGCTCCCGAAGGTCATCAAGGTCGGGATCACGGAATTCGAGCTGATCCACTGGGATCCCGTCGAGGCGGAAGCCGAGGGATGCCGTGGGCTCTGCAACGTCTTCGAATACCACATCAAGGTCCGGACCGATCTTGCGGACTCACATTTCGCGGAAGTGCTTGAGCACGAGATCAACCACGCCTGCTGGGCGGCGGCGAAGCTCAAGTTAAGAGCCAGTGAGGAGACGGTCGTCAATCGCTTGACGCCGGTCCTGATCATGGCCCGCCGCGACAACCCCGAGATCTATGCCTGGATCGATCGGGCGATCGCGAAAGCCTGACCATGTACAAGAACGTGATGGTCGCCTCTTCCAAGAGGCAGGCCTCGGCGATGATCGCCTGGATGAAGCTCGACGCCGACGTGTGGGAGCCGCTCGCATATGGCGACCCCGTCACCAAGCTCTACGCGCACGCCAAGCTCGTGCGGCCGAGCGAGGGCGTCGACCAAGCCCATTCCGACTGGGTGTTCGAGAAGCTCGTCCCCAACCTGTGCCTGACGGCGACCACAGTTCCTCCGAACTGGAAGATCCCGCAGGAGCACGTCGAATAAGCCAGCCGGATCACGTCCGGCCAACAACAAGAACAACAAGCCTATGGCAAAATCAGCGAAGGCGCATTGGACGCGACGTCGTCTCATCGCCTACCTCGAAAATCGTGACGACAAGAGAAAGCAGGCAACGCCGCCGAGCGGCGAAGTGTTTCTGACCGATGTCGACGGTGCGATCCTGGTCGATCCGGAAGGCTACTACCTTACGGAAAAGCAATGACCGCAAAGACGCGCCTTCTTACTTCGAGCAAGCTCTACCGTCATCCCAACACTGTCGTTGCCCTTGGCGACTCTCGAGTTGCTCAGATCCATGCGGACGGCGCCTACCGCAATAAGTCCGCCAACAACCACTTCGGCGTCGGCAACGCTCTCGCCGGACAACGCGCCATTCTCGTCCAGAACCTCGGCTGGAGTGGAGACCGAACCGACCAGGCGCTGGTGCGTCTACAGGCCGCGATCGATAGCGGCGCCTACGTCCTCTACATCCACCTGGGCGTCAACGACATCGCGCAGGCGTATCCGACTGCGACGACCTCTGGCATCACCGCCTGGAACAACATCAAGACGATGATCGACGCCGGCATCGCCAACGGCATGCTGCCGCTCGTCGTCCTCGATCCTGGCGCGAACAACTTCTCGGCTGCCCAGATCACGCAGCTCATCATCCTGAACGAGAACATCCGCGAATATGCGGAGAAGGTTCGGATGGTGCTCTTCGATCTGGCGGCGGCGATCTACAATCCGGCGGCGACGTCGACGACCGCGATCTCGATCCTCGGAGCGATCGACGGCGTCCACGAGGCCAACCTCGGCGGCTATCTCGGCGGCAAGGCGTTCGCCCAGGTGCTGACGGCAATCATGCCGCCCCGGGCGCACGGCGTTCGCGGCGCGTTCGAGGTGCCGAGCAACTCGCTGATCAACCTGCTGACCAACCCGATGTTCACGGGCGGCACCACTGGTACGGTTGGCGCCGGCCTCACCGGCCAGGTCGGAACCAGTTGGATCGGCTCTCGCGCGGGCGGCGCAACAGCGACCGCTTCTGTGGCCGATGCATCGGACGGATCTGGCCTCAAGGAACAGATCCTGGCTTGTACATTCACGGCGCTCAACGACGAGGTCAATGTCCATCAGGACGTCGCCCTTGCCAACTGGTCTCCGGGAGACATCCTCCAGGCCAGCGCCGAAGTCGTCGTCGACAACGCATCGTCGAACCTGGCTGGCGTGTATCTCTACCTTCAGGCCAACGGCACCGGCAACGGCTTCGGCGCCGTTACCGCGATGGATGGCTACTGCCAAGGCACCGGGTGGGGCGCAGGCCCGACCGAGGGGCGCAAGTATCTCTTCGAGACCGAGAAGCTGATCGTGCCGAACTACACCACCAAGAGCTGGGTTACTGCTCACGTCAAGGCGATCGGCGCAGGCGTCGGCTCTGCGACCATGCGCGTTCGTCGCTTCCAGGTCCGCAAGCGGCTCTACTGAGACAACACCATCCCCGGAGCACAGAACAGGGAGTAGGGACATCGATCCCTGACCGACTGCTAAGACCCGGCCTGCGGCGGGGGTTTCCTCCTCCTTTACCCCGCCGCGCCCGATGACAAATCAGCTCTGCTGCAAAACATCGGGCACCCAACGTTTCAACTCTAACCAGATAGGTGGACTGCCGCCCCGGTAACGGGTGTCGCCTCTAACGGGTAAGCCAGTATTCCCGTAGCCCTCGTAATTCTTCAAAGCGGCCTCTGAGGAGGAACGGCTGATCCCCGTCAACGCGATGCAGTTGAGGCACCAGGTCGGTCGACTTCTGGATTGGACCGCCCCCACCTAATGGCTCGTGATGTCGCGCGGCGGCGTCATAGCGCACAGCCAATCGGCGAAGAGGTCCATGGTAAGTCGCCGACGACCGTTGTTACTATTCTGCCAGAATGGTGACAGAAGATCAGCGTGATGCAGATCGAGGTCGAAAGGATCAGAGTCGTCGTCCTGCGGGGCGGTGACGGTCACGAGCCAACTATTACTCCCCAAGAGCGGTGACGCGACATGCGTCCAGCGCAGGAACTGCGCGATGGCGATGGTGCCCCACGAGCCCTGAGATCCGACACGAGGCGCTCCGCTCTTGCTATCTTTCCCTCGCGGATATTTGATGCTGGCCTGCTGGTCATTGAGAAAGCGAGACCGAAATGGGTTGGGTCGAAGAGATGTTCAAAGCCGGACAGAGCCCATCCGTCTGGCTGTCAAGTGCCGAAAGCCTACAGGCTGCGGCCGAAACTATATTGGAGCGCGAAGAAGCGGGCGCGCCTGCCTATTTCAACGCGCTTGAGGCCGCGGGGCGTGAGGCGGTCGAGAAGTCCTATTCTTCAGAAGATAAAACGGGCGTGGCGGAGGTGCGCTGCGAACCTCCAAATTATTTGCCGGCGCAATTGCTTTACGCATTCGCGCTTGAGAACGTTTTCAAGGGGATGATGGTCGCCAACGATCCGACCCTAGCGAACGAGACGAAGCTCAATAGTGAGCTGAAGTCGCATGAGCTAGATGGACTAGCCGCCAAAGCTGGCTTCGCCCTGTCAAACGAGGAGCAGTCGTTACTAAGAACACTGAGTGAGATCGCAATTTGGGCCGGGAGATACCCAGTGGCATCGAGATTGCGCGATCACACGTCGCCCCCAATGAGCGATCCGCACGACCTTCTAAATTTTGGAAGACAGCACCCGACGCTGCGGTCGGTTTTCCAGAGAGCCAAGGAAACACTTGTTTCCAAAATACCCCATGAGATTGCGCGGTTTGGCGTAGTCGTGGCGCTACCCTCGGAACCGCAATGAAGTCACCCATTGGCGCGCGCAAACGACCGTCTTAGGATTCGCCATGTGTCAAGCCGAGCGTTCGCTGTTGCGAGCACAGCCCGTCACCGATTGAGTGACGGGCACCAATGGAGCCCCAGACGCGCCTCTCACGGCAAGCGCCGGCACAAGACCAGTGTCCGCGTGTGATGCTTCTGGGCCACCCGGGCCGCGGCTGGTCTCGCGGTCACGCGAGAGGGTGGGCGCTGTTGAGGAGCAGCAGGCAAGGCCCTGAGAAGGTCGTCCTCACCCATTCGTCAGTGTAGCTCAATGGTAGAGCAGCGGCTTCATAAGCCGCAGGTCGTTGGTTCAACTCCTCCCGCTGGCACCAATTCGATCGAGGACGGAACGGCCTCCCGTCGCGCCATGATGACGATGGCAAAGTAGCTGACGCCGCCGCATTGCGGGTAGCGAAGAGATGCGGGACAGGGCACCCCGCCGATCGAACGAAATTCACGCCATTCTAAATTCATGCATCGGGGTCCTCTGGCGTAGGCGGCCGGTCTCCAAAACTGTGCTGCGAGAGTTGTTCAAGTCTCTCCCCCGGTGCCAAACAAAAAAGAAGAACGATGGGCACGTTACGCTACCAGGTGCTGTCCCCGAGCGGCATCACCATTGGCACGGACTTCTATGCGCAGAACTCGATCGTCACGCTGACGGCAGAGGGCGCGAAGTACCTCCTCCTCAACAAGCAGATCGGTCTTGCGACTGGTCAGCAGGCGCCGGCCGGCGAACCTCCAGCTCCCAACGAGGACGACGTCTACCTCGACGTTCGATACAACGGCGTCATCGAGACGATGTCGCTTACGAAGCTGCGCTCGATGTTTCCGAGCATCAAGGGCGATGCCGGTCCGCTTGGTCCGAAGGGGCCCGCCGGCCCGCAGGGCGAGAAGGGGCTCAAGGGCGACACCGGGCGCGGCATCGCGCTGAAGGGCATCGTCGCGACCAATCTCGATCTGCCGGCCAGCGCCGGGGAGGGGGATGTCTGGCTCGCTGAAGAGACCGGCCGCGGTTACGCCTGGTCTGACGGCAACTGGAAAGACATCGGCGCCTTCCGCGGCCCGCAAGGCGGCCCGGGTCCTGCTGGTCCTGCCGGCCCACGCGGTCTGAAAGGTGATCAGGGTATCGCTGGCCCGAAGGGCGAGCCTGGGCTGAAGGGTGATCCCGGCGATCCCGGCGATCCGACCTACGCCTATCGGGCGGAAGCCGGCATGACGGCAGCCGAAGCATCGGCGACGTCGGCTGCTGCCAGCAACGCAGCAGCGGCGGGTCACGAGGCCAACGCGCGGTCCTACAAGCAGGCGGCCGAGACCGCGGCAACCAACGCCGCCGCGAGCGAAACGTCAGCGAACCAGCACATGGTTGACGCAGCGGCGTCGCGAGATGCGGCTGCTGGTAGCGCGCTCAGCGCCGGCACTTCGGCAGGCGTGGCGACGACGGCGGCCAGTAATGCGCAGGGCTACGCGACCTCCGCGCAGACATTCGCTGAAAACGCGGCAAGCGCTCAGGGCGCCGCGGCCGACGCCGTGACCAAGATCAACGAGTTCAAGGGCATCTACTACGGTGGTCTAACCGTTGACCCGGCGACCGATCCGCTTGGCGCCGCGCCGAACGCTGGGGACTTCTACTTCAACACCGTGTCTAAGAAGTTCCGCACCTACGACGGCGCGGCCTGGAACGACATGGTATCCGTTGGCACGCTGAAGCGCTTCATCTTCTCTGCGACCGCCGGGCAGACGACCTTCACGGGCGCCGACGCCTTCGCCAAGACTCTGGCTTACACGGCTGGTGCCGTCGAGGTCGTGGTCAACGGCATGTGGTTGCCCTACAGCGACTACACGGCCAGCAACGGCACCTCGATCGTGCTGAACAGCGCCTGCGTTGGCGGCGACGTCGTCTACGTGTTCGCCATGAGCGCCTACAGCGCGTCCGACACACTCCAGAAGTCGACCAACGGTTCGGACATCCTCGACAAGGCCGCGTTCCGCACCAACCTTGGGCTCACCTCCATCGCAACAGCGGCAGTCGGTCAGATCCCGGGCACCACTGGGACGACGCAGCCTGCGAGCGGCATGCGCGGAGAGCGCATCTCGGTCAGCGGCAGCTTGAACTTTGCTGGCTCTGGCACGCCGGGCAACATCTGCTTCATCGATGTGCCGGCCGGCGTTTGGGACCTCGACTTCTTCAGCATCTTCGGCGGTCCCGGCGCGACCACTTCGTCCGATTGGATCACAGCCATCAGCACGGTGAGTGCTTCGGTCGGCTCCGGCGCAATTGGGTTCACGCCGCATACCCGACACCCGTCGGGAGCTGATTACTCCATCTGCCATACGGCGCCTCGCATTCGCGTCACGCCAGCCGCCACCACCCGCTACTACCTGAACGCGCAGGCCAGCTGGTCGGGCGCCGGATACTCGGTGAGCGGGACGCTGCAAGCCACGCGGGTCAGCTAAGGATCAACCATGCCATTTAATGTTCTCGCGACGGCGCAAGCTCGCGCCTTCGCCCATGGCCAGGTGAAGCTGGTCTACAGTAGCGCAACGCAGCTGATCCTCACCTACGGCAACGGCGATCTGATTAAGATCAATGGAGTGTGGAGACGCCTTCCAAGCGGAGGCGTCGCCATCTCCAATGCCGGCCTCTCGGCCAGTACGGTCTACTACGTCTATGCGTACTGGACTGGCAGCGCCGTCGCGGTGGAGTTCAGCACGACGGCTCGCGCCACCAGCACCGCTGCTGGCAACGAAGGGGTTATGTCCAAGAGCGGCGACGACAGTCGTTCGCTAGTGGGCATGGTGTACACCAATGCGTCCGGTCAGTTCGCTGATCAACAAAATGCGCGCCACACGCGCTCGTGGTTCAACGAAAGTGGACTGCTTGCAGCTGCTAATAGTGGCACCACCGTGTCCACTTCAAGCACATCGCCTATCGAGTTGGACGCTGGCGCTCGCTGCTTCGTCCTTATGTGGACCAACGAGATATGCTCTCAAACCATCCAAGCGAACTCGTCCCATAATACGGGCGGGCAGGCCACGTATACGTCATGCTCAATAAATGGATCAGTCGTAGGAAATCCGTTCGCGTACCACGAAACGACAGTCAACTACTACAACATCGTTGGCAACGAGTGGCTTACTGCTTCGGCCGGCGACGGACTGGCTACGTTCTCCATGTTTGGTTGGGTAAGCGCAGGAACAGCCTCTTGGTTCAACAAAATGAACATCATCAGCACGCAGCGGAGATAAATGATGATTCACTACGATCTTGTTCAGGCGATCGAGTCCATCCGGCCCGGCGCCAAGTTCACGCTCCGCGGTGACGATATCAGCGGGCTTGAGTGGCAGGATGCCACTCAATCTGCGCCGACATCGGATGAAATCCTGACGGCGCTCACTGCTCTCCCGAAGCTGGTGCTTCCGCAGGATCTGATGGCGCAGTTCACCACGGACGACGCCGCAAAGATCCAGACGTTCATCGCCGGCAACACCCAGGCCTGGTTGCTCTGGATGTCCTTCACCACCCAGAAGGACGCCATGCTCACCACCAACGACCGCTTCAAGGCGGGTTGGAGCGCGCTCGTAACGATCCTCGGCGCGGAACGAACGAATGAAATCGCATCAGCACTCGGCATTACAGTAACCTGAGGCCCCGCATGGTGGCCTCCTCTTTGAGGTCACCATGTTCACGCTCCTGTCCCTCATCCCCGGGCTCGCGTCCGGCTTTCTGAGCTGGCTCAACAAAAAGTCCGACGCGGACTTGGAGAAGTTCAAGACCGCTGTAGGCGGCGACGTCACACTCAACGTGGCCGAGCTGCGCTACAAAGTCGAGGTCGCCCGAATGGCGGCCGACATGCGCAAGGGCGACCGCGAGCACTGGTTCACTGCCTGGATGGTTCCGGTCGCCTTCGCTGTCCTCTTCTTTCACGTCGCGGCGGTCGTCTTCGACTCCATGCCTCTGCTCGGTCACGAGATCGGCAGCTGGAAGATCGCCGCGCTCCCCGCTCCCTACAACACCATGCAGGAACAGATCGTCCTGACGATCTGCGGTGTCGCGGGCATCTCCTCACTCAAGAAGATCTTCTCCCGATGAAATCCATCACCGATGCGACCCCGATCTCGGACGTCCTCGCCGCGCCGACACCCGTCCTCATCAAGTTCGAGGCGAGGTGGTGCCAGCCCTGCAAGGCGATGACGCCGATCATCCAGGAGATCGAGAAGGATCTCGACGGCAAGGTGGCGGTCTTCACTGCCAACGTCGAGCACTGCTCGCTCCTGGCGCAGCGCTTCAAAATCAACCAGATCCCGGCGCTTGTCGCGATCGACAATGGAATGGTCACCGCGGTCACGACCGGCGCGGCCAAGAAGTCGGATATCCTCTCATGGATCGAGCTGGCGCTGCCAAGCCTTCAGAAGTCCTGACCTACGACCCCGCCGAGGACTTCGGCTTCGAGATCAATCTCGCTGAAGGCACCATGACCTTCGAGGGCGGGTTCAAGGCCAACATCACCGAGATCCTCGACCGCTACGGCGATGAGACCGAGGATCCGGAGGAGGCCAGATACATCATCGTCGAGATGCCGCCTGACGGGCTCTGGGTGACGATCGACCTCAGCCAGGTCGGTCCCCAGCATGTGCAGGCCGCACCTCACTAACAGTCGCAAGAAAGAACAAGAACAATGACTGATCTACCGCCGCGTCGCCGGGGACGGCCGACGAACGAGGAGAAAGCCGCGCGCGAGGCCGCCGCGAAAGCCGCCGCCGAGAAGGATGCGGAGGAGGGCGCCTTTCTCGACGAGATCCTTTCGGCTCCCGTCCAGGCGCGCAAGACCAAGCTCCAGCCCGACGAAGACACGCTGCGCGCTCTCTCCGAGCTGGCGAAGCTGTTCTGCACTCAAGAGGAGGCCGCAGGCGTTCTCGGCGTCAGCCGGCGCACGCTGGTCAGCTTTCTGAGTGAGCACGAGGTCGCCAGGGATGCCTGGGACGACGGGCAGCAGCGCGCGAAGGTTTCGCTGCGCCGGAAGCAGATGGCGCTGGCCGACAAGAACGCGCCGGCCTCGATCTTCCTCGGCAAGAACTATCTCGGCCAGAAGGACGAGAACCACACCAACCTCAACGTCAAGACTGAGGCGGCTCAGATGACCGAGGAGCAGCTGCTGGAGATCGCAGCTCGAGCCCCGGCCGCACCTCGCACGCCGCCGAAGAAGGAAAGCGTCCACTGACGCCAACCCAACAAGACCCCTGACGGGATCGATCGTGGCAGCCGGAGCTTCCGTTACCCGGTGACGATCGACCGCAATACTAAGTCCTGAACTAACAGGACGATCCTCTTGGCCAGAGGGCGTGGGGTCCTCCTTTTCGACGCGGTGGCCGAGCGGCCAGGCAGCGGACTGCAACTCCGCGGAGGCTGGTTCGACTCCAGCCCGCGTCTCCATTCACTCTGACCGAGTTGCCGCTTCGGGGGCATCTGCGCTCGCGCCTCGGTCGGAGTCTAAACCTTCCGAGAAAATCGTGAACAGCATAACCGAGGTCTCCCCCGAGGAGGCCGCGGCCGAAATCCTGCGTCGTAGGAGAGGCCGCGAACGCCTCATCGACTTCACCGAGTACACGCTCCACAAATACTACGCCGACCCATTCCACCACATCGTGGCGGATGCGCTTGAGCGCGTCGAGCGAGGCGAATGCAAGCGCCTCATGATCTTCGCGCCGCCGCGGCACGGCAAGAGCGAGCTGTCGACCCGCCGCTTCCCGGCGTGGTTCCTTGGACGCAATCCCGACAAGAACATCATCTCGGCGTCCTACAACGGCGACTTCGCCACCACCTTCGGCCGCGAAGTCCGCGGCATCGTCCGCAGCGCCGAGTACAATCGGCTATTCCCATCCGTCGCGATCCGGTCCGACAACCGCGCAGCAGACGAGTGGGAGCTGGAAGCCGGCGGCAAATACTTCGCAGTGGGCGTCGGCACCGGTACCACCGGTAAGGGCGCCAACCTCTTCCTGATCGACGACCCGATTAAGGATCGCAAAGAGGTCAAGTCGGCCAACTTCCGCCAGGACCAGTGGGACTGGTACCGAGACGTCGTCTACACCCGTCTTGAAGAGGATGCTGCAATCGTCCTCACGCTGACGCGGTGGCACTACGACGACATCGCCGGCCGCCTCATCGACATGATGAACGACGGCAAAGGTCTCCCGTGGGAGATCCTGCTGCTGCCGGCGCTCCCCGAGGTCAAATGGGCTGAGGGTGAGGACGGCGTCAAGCGCATGATCCTCAACGAGGACGGCACGGTCCCGGGCGACCCGCTGCGGCGCAAGCCCAAGGAGCCGCTGGCGCCGAACCGCTTCTCCTACAACGCGCTGATGGACCGCTCCGAGGTTCTCGGCGAGCGCTCGTTCTCCGCGCTTTATCAGCAGAAGCCGATGGCCGACGACGGCGGCTTGTTCCGAGCCGAGTGGTTCGAGGCTCCGACCGAGCTTCCGGCCAAGCGCGTGCGCGTGCGCGCGTGGGACTTGGCGGCATCATCTGACGGCGACTGGACGGTCGGCGTCCTGATGTCGAAGGACAGCCAAGGCATTTTCTACATCGAGAACGTCATCCGCTTCCGCGGCTCGCCGCTGGAGGTCGAGAAGAAGATCTTCGAGACGGCCAGAAACGACGGCCGATCGGTCTCGATCGTAATCCCCCAAGACCCGGGCCAGGCCGGCAAGAGCCAGGCCCAGAACTTCATCCGCCGGCTCGCCGGCTACATCGTCAAGACACCGCGCCCCACTGGTTCGAAAGAGACCCGGGCTGCCGCATTCGCTGCGCAGGCCGAGGGGAGAAACGTGAAGATGGTGGTGGGCAGTTGGAATGACTGCTTCACCGACGAATTGGAGACCTTCCCCCTTGGCGTCCATGACGACCAGGTGGACGCGGCTTCCGATGCCTTCAACGAACTCCTCGGTCCACGCAAGGCGGCGATCCTTGACTGGTAACGTCAGGACCCATTTGAAATGGCCGATACCCAACTGAAATACACCCCGTCTCCGAAGACGGGTAACCCCGGTGAATTGTCGTCCGCGGCAGTCACCATGCAGCAGCGCACGCGCATGCTGCGCGCGGTCTACGGCGGCACCGAAACGATGCGCGCCATGGACAAGGAGTTCCTTCCGCAATACGAAAAGGAGTCCGACGCCCGCTACAAGTCGCGCCTGGCCTCCACGTTCGCTCTCAACAAGCTCAGGGAGGCCGTGGATGCGGCTTCCGCAAAACCCTTCCGGACGCTGCTGAAGGTCAACAACGGCGATCCTGACCTCGATACGTGGGTCCAGGACATCGATTTGCAGGGCAACCACCTGCACGTCTTCGCCCACCAGTTTTTCAACAACGCCATGCTCGACGGCATGTGCCACATCCTCGTCGATCATCCCGACACCTACAACATGAAGAGCCTGGCGCAGCAGAAGGCATCCGGCGCCCGGCCGTTCATGAAGATGTTCAAGGTCAACGACGTCGCCGCGGCCTACGACCAGTATGTCGGTGGCGACACCAAGACCGTCCACGTCCGCATCCGCAGCCAGCGCGCCGAGCGCGACGGCTTCAAGGAGGTGCTCTACAACCAGATGCGGGTCATCGAGATCGACCCAACCAAGACCTCCGGCATCGTTCAACTCTGGGAGCAGAAGGCGACGTCGGGCGGCTCGAACTGGGACTTCATCGAAGAGGCGCCGCTCCAGAACATGGCCGAGGTTCCGTTCGTCACCATGTATGCCGGCGAAAAGGAAGCCGACTATCTGGTGCGCCCGGTCTTCATCGATCTCGCCTACAAGCAGATCGAGCACTGGATCTCCAGCTCTGATCAGCGGTCGATCCTGTCGGCCGCCCGGTTCCCGATGCTGGCGTGCTCCGGCGTCGTGATCGATCCGGAAGACGAGAAGCAGTTCGCGATCGGCCCGTACAAGGTGCTCTACGCGCCTGAGGCAAATGGTCGCTGGTACTACGTCGAGCCGAAAGGCACGGCGATCGAGTCCGGCGCCAAGGATCTGAACACCCTCGAAATGCAGATGGACATGATGGCGCTCAACCCGGTCACGGGCACGCACCGTCAGTACGTTCCGCAGAACGAGCGCGACATCCAGGAGACGCGCGTCCACTCGGTCGTCCACGACATGGCCATCAACTGCCAGGACTCGATCGAGAAGGCGATCCTGTTCATGGGGCAGTGGACCAACAAGGACTACACCAAGGTCCAGGCGCTCCTGAACACCGAGTTCTCGAACACGAAGGACCGGCTCGCCGAGGTCGCGCAGCTGGTAAAGATGTGGGAAGAGCGCGGTCTGTCGCGTCAGGCCCTGTTGACCGAGGTGAAGAACCGGAACCTGCTGGGTGACGACTTCGACATGACGCAGGAGCTGGCGCTGTGGGCCAAGGTTGACGAGCTGATGCAGTCCAACGACGGCATGATGCCGGGCCGCTGGACTCAGGCCGATCCTGCGAAGGCGCCGGCCGGCGGAGGTCAGACGAGCGGTGCGCCGGCTGCAAACAGCAACACCCCGTCACAGCCTTTGCCGGATTTCGGTCCGGGCCAGCTTCGGCCGAAAAAGCAAATCTGATTGACTTGCGCAAATGCGCATGATAGCAGCGACGCCCCATGGCCGAGATCCGTTTGGAACTGAAAGCTGAGACCTACTACTGCGAGCCCTGCTCACTGAAGCAAGGCACGCTGGTGCAGGAACTCGTCCGGATGATCCCTCGGTCCGTGGTGCTGTTCGATAAGCTGGTGGGTGACGAGTACTACTGCTGCCCGATCTGCTTCGAGCCGAAGTTTAACGTTCGTGGCAAAACCCGGGTAAAACATGGGAAATCTAGGGGAGAAGATCGACCGGTGGCTGCAGATCAGCCCGGAGAACCAGAGGCCGGCCCCCGAAAGCCCACCGGCCCAACCCTCGTCAAAGGCTGAGGAGAACCTGGAGCGGATCGCCAAGCATACGGCGGACATCCGCTACCTCGGCCTCCTCGACGCCTTCATGCCCGTAATTGCCCTGGGCCTCATCTGGCTCGGGCTGCGCTGGCTCTTCAGCCACTGACCCGTTTGCAGACCGTTTGCATGCCCGGACAAGGTGGGCTTGACAAAACCGCGGTACCGTGCTTATTCATTTGCTTGAATGCAAATGGAGTGACCGTGCGGCTCTTCGAACGCAAAACCCTCGTCCAAGCCTTCAAATTGCCCCTCTGGGGCCAGTTTGCTGAGGAGGTTCCGCCCGCCTGGCTGGTCAAGCGCCTGCAATCGGGCGAGCTGACTATGAACAGCCTCGGCGGCATCACCATGGCGAACCGATGGGGGCACCAGCAGTGCGCTGCTGGCGACGTCGTCCTGCTCACCGAGCACGACACGATCGAGTTCTCGACACCCGAGGAGTTCGGGCTTCTCAGCGAGCCCAAGCCTCATCGCGATGAAGATGGCGCCTGCTCCCAGTGCGGCTTCGGCATCGACGACTGACCACCGACATTTCGTCCGTACGTCACCCGCTCAGGTTTGCCTGGGCGGGTTTTTGTTTTCCTCACTCCAACTTGCTCCCCGCCGGGACCAACATCTTGGCGGGGCTTTTTGCGACACGGGTTCGCGCTCCCGTCATTGGTCGAGCGCGATTTCGGCGGTCTCAGCTCGCATCCCGCACAAGACGAGCAGGGATACCCAAGAGCGCGCCGCACGCCCGCGCCGCCGCCGAACACTTTCTTGGCAAGTAGCTCAGATCGGTAGAGCGCCTCGCTGTTAACGAGGATGTCGCAGGTTCGAGTCCTGCCTTGCCAGCCAGTCTCTCCTGCCACGAGTAGGCAGAGCATACAGGGCCGCTCAGCGGTCCCAGCCAATTCGCCAGCACTGATCAACCGAGCGCCGGGACGGCCTCGAACGACGATCTGTGCCGGCAAACCTGATTCCCCGGTCCTCGGGGATATCGCCGGCCCATCGAGCGGGATGCTTGACGGGCCTTTTATCACGAGGGGCGGGATGCCCCGCATTTCCGGGATGGATATGCTTAAAGCAGTCGTAACTGATCTCAATGAACTCGATGAGGGCCTCCGCGGCTACTACGTGCAGAAGGACGGCAAGTTCTTCCTGAACGTGACGCCGGTCGACGGTTTCCAACTCGACAACACCCAGGGCCTGAAGACGGCGCTCGGTGCGGAACGCAACAACGTTTCCGTGCTCCAGGCGCAGCTCAAGCCCTACGAAGGCCTCGACGTCGCCGCGGCTCGCACCGCGCTCGAACGCATCACCGCCTTCGGAGACATCACGCCGGAAGCCGCGAAGACCGCGGTCGAAACGGCGGCTCGACTGACTGCACTCGATCCCGAGAAGCAGGCCGAGCAGATCGCCAACACCAAGCTCGAAACCATCAAGGGCCAACTCTCCGCTCAGTACGGACTGAAGGAGACCGAGTGGACCACGAAGGTCAAGGGTCTGGAGGACGCGAATGCCAGCCTGGTGGGGCAGCTGAAGACCATCATGGGCGAAAGCCTGATCAAGTCGGAAGTCGCCAAAGCCAACCCCCTGGACGACGCGCGGGATGCCGTTGAACTCCTGGTGGGCAAGTTCGTCCGCACGTCCATGAAGGACGGCAAGGTCGTCACCGAAGTGATCGACACGAACGGCAACCCCCGCATCAAGGACGTGAACGGCACCCCGTTCACGGTCGCCGATCTCGTCGCCGAGATCCGCGAGAAATCCGCGTCGCTCTTCAAGCCCGAAGAGAAGCGTGGACTGGGGACCAACCCCGGAAGCCACAGCGCTGCGCCGGCCGGCGGGGTCGTGAACCCCTGGGCCGCGGAGACGCGCAACATCACCCAGCAAATGGTGCTGGAAAACACCAAACCTGAACTGGCCAAGCAGCTCAAGGCTGCAGCCGGCGTCAAGGACTAAACACCCAAAACGCTCATTCATTCCGACGCCGGGACGTTCTGCGCCCCCGGCGTTTGCGTGAATGCAAAAAGCTGCTCCCAAGAGAGCAAAGGCCAGTCATAACCTCAAGAGTGAGAAATGACTGAGACTCGTCTCGCGGACATGATCGTCCCGACCAAGTTCAACAAGTACGTTCAGACGCTTTCGACCCAGAAGTCGGAGCTGTTCACGTCGGGCATCATCACCGACCTGACCAGCGTCATCGACTCGGAGATCGAGGGCAAGACGGTCAACATGCCGTTCTTCAACGACCTCGACGCGAGCGACTCCGAGCAGGTGCTCGACGACTCGACCGACCTCACCGTTGGCAAGATGACGACCGGCCAGGACGTGGCCGTGAAGCTTCTGCGCGGTAAGGCGTTCGGTACGTCCGACCTCGCTGCGGACCTGTCGGGCGCGGACCCGATCGACGCGATCGCCAACCGTTTCGCCGACTGGTGGAACAAGCGTATGCAGACCGCTCTGCTCTCGACCCTCTCGGGCGCGATGGGCGCGGCCTCCATGGCGGCCAACGTCAACGACATCTCCGGCCTGACCGGCGGTGCGCAGTACTTCGACGCCGACTCCTTCATCGACTCGGCCTTCTTGCTCGGTGACGAGCAGGGCGGTCTGACCGGTGTCGCGGTCCACTCGCTGACCCTGAAGGCGATGGTCAAGGCTGACCTGATCGACTTCGTGCCCGACAGCCAGGGCAAGCTGACCATCCCGACCTACCTCGGCAAGTCCGTGCTGGTCGACGACAGCATGCCGGTGAGCGGCGCGGGCGCGACCCGCATCTTCACCACCTACATCTTCGGCCCCGGCGCCATCGGCTTCGGCGAGAAGTCGCCCAAGGTGCCGGTGGAAGTCGAGCGCCAGGCTCTGAAGGGCATGGGCCAGGAGTACATCGTCAACCGCCGGCAGTGGGTCATGCATCCCCGCGGCGTGAAGTGGCTGGGCGGCACCCAGGCCGGCGTGACGCCGTCCAACGCCGAGCTGGCGACCGCGACGAACTGGCAGCGCGTCTATGACGCGAAGCTCGTCCGCATCGTGGCCTTCAAGCACATGCTGGCCTCCTAATCGTCTGACGACGGTTAGAGCCTGAAACACAAGACCCTCCTCGGGAAACCGGGGAGGGCTCTTTGTGACTCTGGAGACAATCATGTTTGGAACGAAAGGCTACAAAGTGCGCGAAGCAGCTGCGTACCGCAAGAACCGCGTACAGCGACTGGTCTCGGAAGAGGTCAGGGCCGCTCGTTTCGCCAACTTGCACGGCAATGCCGAGCCGAAGGCGGCGGAGCACGATCGCAAGGATCATGCCCATAAGCCGCGTGTTCACGCGCACGGCGAAGTGACCGCTCAGGTGGAGCCGGTCGAGACGCCGGCTGGTGAGCCGGAAGTGCAGGCTCAGCAGGGCGAACAGTCGGAGCAGGCCGAACCGGCCGCTGGCGAGAATTCCGACGCTGGCGATCAGCCCGTCGAGCCGGAAGCCGACGCTGACGAAGAGGCGAAGGAAGCTGCCGCCAAGGAAGCCGAGCGGGTCGCTGCCGAGAAGGCCGCTGCCAAGGAAGCCGCCAAGGCTGCTGCGAAGGCTGCCGCCAAGGCCAAGGCCGCTGCCAAGAAGTAAGGAATTGTGATGGGCTACGCCAGCAAGGAAGACATCGACAAGCTGTACGGCACCGATCTCCTAGTTCGCGTGGCCGATTACAACAAGGACGGCACCCCGGACCCCGACGTCATCGAGCGCGGTCTGGAGGCTGCCGACGAGATCTGCGACGCCTATCTGTCGGCTCAGTACACCATACCGGTCGTGCCGACGCCGGGTGTTGTGAAGAACTGCGCGATCGACATCGCCGTCTACAAGATGGCGCTCGGCCGCGGCAGCCGCACCGACGAAATGCGGCTCCGGTACGAAGATGCTCTGGCGCTGCTGGAGAAGATCTCGACCGGCAAGGTCGGTCTCGGCCTTCCTCCTGTTACCGGAGAGGACGGAACGACGATTGACCCGAACACGAAGCGGAGCGGACGGTCGTTCGACTGCGGGCGGGCGTAATGCCAAGCCTCAGCGTTCGCGTCGACCAGGCGACACTCGCGCGGGTCCACAAGCGTCTCGCCACACTGCTGCAGCAGGCGACAAATCTCGAGCCCGTGATGCGCGAAGCCGCGCAGTACATGCTCAATTCGACGGTCAACCGCATCAAGCGCACCCGGACCGCTCCGGACGGCGAACGATGGGCTGCCCTGTCAGACATCACCGCCCAGCTCAAGGGCCACGACCGGCCACTGTTTCAGTCCGGCGGGCTGCTCGGCGGCATCCGGATCGCCGACATCAGCAGCGACGGCTTCATGATCACCTCGGACGCCCCGCATTCGTCCTACATGCAGCGCGGCGTCAAGAAAATGAGAGGCGCCTTCAAGTCAAAGCGCCCATTCCCACAAGTTCCAGCCCGTCCGTTCATGGGCTTTTCGGACGAGAACGTCCGGCGCATCGGCAAGATGCTGCGTGACCACATCAAGAAGGGAGGCGGCGAATGAGCAAGATCGTCGCTTTCCGCGACAACATCATCGACGCGATCAAGGAGCTGATCCCTGATCTGGACGTCGAATGGTACGACGGCCTGTTCGACGAACACGATATCGCGGACTGGGTGCTCAAGACGCCCTGCGCGCGCGTGGCCGTGATGAACGTGCCAACCAACCATCTCTCGACCGGCGAGCTGAACGCGCACCTCCGGGTGGTCGTTGTCATCGTCGACGAGAACCGAGCTGTCGATCGCGACGGGGACGCCCGTGCCTGGGAGTTCGTCGAGCAGATCGCTGTCTGGGCTAACCTCAATCAGTTCGGCAACCCCGACGCTGCGCCGGCCACGAATGTCAAGTTCCAGCGGCTCAGCCAGCCGGTCCTGCGGCGCGAAGGCGTCTCGGTCGGCGTGGTCGAGTGGCTGAGCAACCTCACGATCGGCGTGAACCGTGCGCGGCAGCGCGACATGGCGTTCCACCTCGGCCTCCCGGTCGAGAAGATGCCGCTCACCACGGTCGTCACCAGCAGCGACATCCACCAAGGGGATCGTCACCTGTTCGAGAGCGAGGACGTAACACCGGAAGAAGAATAATGCGCGCACTGCACGCCATTGAGCGACGACTCCAGGACATGGAGCGCAAGTTCCAGAACAAGGAGCGCCTCGGCAGGATTGTCGACGTCAAGTTCGAGAACCAGCGCTGGTTCGTGAAGATGAACGACGGCGAGGATCAAACGCCGAGTGGATCTGGCGGGCAGGGCGGCAGCGGTCGCACCTTCAAGAGCGACTGGATGCCGTGGAAGAGCTTCTCCCACGGCACCATCAAGATGTCGGTCCCACCGAAGAAGGGCATGCAAGTCCTGATGCGGTCGGTCGCCGGCATGCCCGAGCTGGCCACCGTCGAGCCTCACCACTACGGGCCGGACACTCCTTCGCCTCACGGCAAGGAGGACGAGGTCGTCAAGCTGATCGAAGACGAAGATCAGCAGAACGGAGGGCAGGACGGAGAGGGCGATGGCGCTGAGGCCGGCGGAGAGTCCGGCGGCGAAGAAGGCGGCGACAAGAGGTGGAATCACTGGCTGCGTGAGACCAAAGACACGCACCACCTGATCATCCGCAAGAAGGATGATCAGCAGCAGGACGACAGCCAAGACCAGACCTCGCCGGAAGCCGGCGGAGGTGGTGGCGGCGAACTGGACGCCATGAACTCGAAAGGCGGCCAGCGCAAACAGAAGTCCCGCAAGATCCCGGAGGTCGAGGAGGATGGCGACGACGACACCACGCAGGTGAAGTCAACGAAGGAATACATCCTCAAAACGGTCGGCAAGAAGAAGTCCTACTACCGGCAGGACGGCGAGAAGGTCCACATCCGCTACGGCGATCAGGACGAGAAAGCCGACATCCTGATGGATGAGAACCAGGTCAAGATCCAGTTCAAGGACAAAAAGGCCATGGTGAAGTGGACCGAGGAAGACCTCACGGTCCAGTTCGGCGAGGACGAGAACGCCAAGATGGTGATGACCGACGAGGACATCACGATCACTCAGGGCGGCGAAGACGCCTCGAAGATCTTCATCACCGACCACGAGATCGTCGTTTCGCAAGGCGACGACGCTTCGCGCGTCACGATCCAGCAAGACTACGTCGAAGTGAAGGGCGCCACTGAGTGCTCCTGCGGCGTGGATGGTCGCTGGGTCTACATCAACCAAGGCCGGGTCAACCTCGGCGTCTCTGGTCCCAAGGAAATGGCCGACAAACGAGTGATGACCGAGGCCGGTCCCTCGCAGGTGGTCTGGGCCAAGATCGGATAAGAGAGAGAACAATGCCGAAATACACCGCTGACGTCGCCTTCTGGCACAAGGGCAACCTTGTCCCGGTCGGCGGCACGGTCTCGATGACGAAGGTCGAGGCGAAGTATCTCAAGGGCAAGGTGACCGAAGTCGTTCGGACCGCGCCCGCAACTCCTGCGCCGGCGGTGGAAGAGCCCAAGGCCGAGGCGCCGGCGCTCGGCGCCGCTGTCGTCGAGCATCCCAATCCGCGTCCCCACAAGAAGCGCAAGGCTGAAGTGAAGGACGGCGATAATGGCGACGTCAACTGAGCATCTGATTGATATCGACCGCTACGCCGGGGAGTTGATCCAAGGCTGGGAGCGGATCAAGCAGAGCATCTTCGTGATCCTCACCACCAGGCTGCGCACTCGTCTGATGCGCCTGTGGTGGGGCTCCAAGTTCAACGAGATGCAGGACAAGCCCGGCAACGAGGAAGTCCTGATGAGCAGCATGATGGCTGCCATCTCGGCCATCAACACATACGAGCCGGAGTTCAAGGTGACGCGCGTCGTCATCGAGGACATGGGTCCTGACGGCCAAATCACCATCACGGTCGAAGGCGTCGATCTGGTGGACGAGGCGCTGCGCCGGCTCAAAACCACCATTTAAGCGAGGGTCAATGCCGAGTTTCGAGTCACCCGCGCTGTACATCGACTTCGCGCGGCTGCCGCCGCCGCAGGTGATCGAGGAGATCGATTACGAGGTGCTCCTGAAGCGCTACCAGGCCAAGGTCCTGGAGCTGCGGCCGGAGCTGGCCGCCGCGATCGCGCTGGAGCAGTCGCCGACCAACGTCATTCTCGAAGCCGAGTCCTACGGCGAGATGATCGTCCGCGAGCGCATCAATGCCGCGGCTCGAGCCTGCATGCTGCCGTTCGCTACGGGGTCTGACCTCGAAGTGATCGGCGCCCGCTTCAATGTGCAGCGAATGGAAGGCGAGCTGGATCCTCGCCTCCGCCGACGAATTCAGCTCTCAATGGAGAGCTTCTCGACCGCGGGTAGCCCCGGGTCGTACATCTTCCACGCCCTGAGCGTTTCGACCCAGGTCAAGGACGTCTCTGCCGTCGCCGAGCGCGGAACGGGCAGGGTGACCGTCACGATCATGGCCGATGGCACCAACCCGGTGCCGAGTTCGACGCTTGTCGATGCCGTCTACGACCGATTGATGTCGGATGGCATCAAGCCGCTCACGGACGACATTAGGGTCCTACCGGTCACCAAGATCCCGGTGGACCTTTCCGCCAACCTCACGCTCTACCCTGGCCCCGACGCTTCGCTGGTGATCGCCGACGTCAACAAGTCGCTCACCTCGCTGCGCAACCGCGTCAGTCAGATCGGCATGGACCTGAAACGGTCCGCCGTCATCGCCGCCCTCACGCAGGAAGGCGTCCAGAACGTCGACATCGACTTCCTGGACGTCAACGTCGGGACGGGTGGTGTGGTCTGGATCAACTCGGCCAGCGTGAACGTGTCCAGCATCCGCGAGGAGTAATCCATGGCCGAGCGCCTTATGGAACATGTCCTGGCGCCGAACGCGACGATTTACGAGCGCGTCCTGGCCTCCCAGGTTGATCGGCTCCTGGCACTCGATACCGATCGGCTCCGCCGGCTCTGGGATCCTTACCGCTGTCACGTCGACGACCTGCCGTACCTGGCGTGGTCGTTCTCGGCGGACATCTGGGACACGAACTGGCCGGAGGCGAAGAAGCGCAAGGCTGTCGCCGATGCGATCGCGCACCACCGCCTGAAGGGTACGAAGGCCGGCATGGCCACGTACCTCGACCTGGTTGACTGTAATCTCGATGACCTGATCGTCCCGCCTGCGCGTGGCTATCGGATTCCGGCCATGACGAACGACGAGTTCATGTCGTGGCTGGTGCATCTGCCGCAGATCAGGATTTACCCCTTCGTGATCCGCGATCCGGCCGGGCCGCGTGACTTCCGGATGCCGACTTACACCTTCCGGAACGATAACTTCCGCGAGAAGAGCATCGGCCCGAACATCTACGGCCGGAAGGCGTCGATCTACAAGAGCGGTGTCGAGGCCTTCGTCAAGCTGGAAGCGATGACCGAGTTCGGCGGCCAAGCCGTGGAGCGGGTCTACTTCGGCGATTTTGCAAGGCGGGACTATCACACCGATGGCTTCCGTGGTCACAAGTTCTACGAACTGACCGACGCGACCGACAACATCGTCACCGTTCGCATCAGCCAGGCCGCCTCCGACCTCGTGTCGCTGACGCCCGGTCTGACGCCGCAGGATGTCAAGCCGGTCCAGATCGCCGAGAAGCATATCGTCCAGCCGGCGACGACGTTCCGCGCTTACAACGCCTCGTTCCGCGGCAACGGCAATTTCCGTCGTGAGACGGACGCGGCGCACTGGATCTACGATCGAGTGGCGCTGCACAACAAGGCCGACCTGCCGTCAGGTCTGTCAGCCAAGTCTTATCGCGGTCACATGCGGTACGGCATCCCGGCCTACACGGCTCAGGCGACTGTTAGCGTTCCTCTGGTCCGCTCGAATGCCCAGGGCTTCGGTGGCCGCTTCCGCAACGGTTTCCGCGTCCCCACCGACATGAAGAAGCTCGACGACGCCTGCGGGGCGATCGTCACCGCCAAGCCACTCCGCGACACCGTCCTGGTCGACACGGTCACTCACCGCGTCGTCCGACTGAAGGACCGGCGAAAGCTGGGGACGTTCAAGCTCGGCGAAATCAGAAAGGTCGCCTGAGGCGGCTCCCAGGAGAAAATATGGAAAACAAGATCATCTTTCATGCGAACATCGATGATGATCCTACGGACTTCACCCGTCTGCAGGACTTCGCCGAGGCCTCGCTCGACCACGTCGTCCTCGACGGCATCAGCGACCTGACGAAGTACACCGGCTTCGGTGTGACCAAGTCCGCGGTCACCCAGATTTCGGTTGCTCCGGGTCGCCTCTATTCGGCCGGCAAGGTCTACAGTTCGGGCTCGACCGCGTGGTCCAAGGACTTCATCACCCAGCTCCCCGTTGCCGGCAAGAAGATCGCCTGCATCGTGTCCTGGGGTTCGGAGTCGGACACGGACGTGCGTCCGCGTCAGTTCCTGATCAACGCTGAGACCCGTCAGGCCGAGCCGCAGGCTGTGCCACTGGTTCACGCCCGCGTGGCGAACCTGAACGTGGTCATCGGCAACGAAGCGCCCGATCCGGTCGCTCCGCTGGTCGACGTCGGCTACACGGTCATCGCGCAGGTCGTCCTGACGCCGACCGGTGTCGACACGATCAAGATGATCGAGGACAACAAGCTTCCGAGCGTTCAGCGCCATGAAGAGCGCATCATCGACCTCGAGACGTTCGAGGAGACCGCCGGCCTCCAGATCAAGACCCTGTCAACGGACATCGCCGCGCTCAAGCAGGCGGCGAACCGCGGCGAGGTCGACCAGGCCACCATGGGTCGCACCCTGACCCGATTGGCGGTGCTCGAGTCCAAGAACGGCGTCCTCTACACGGCGATCGATTCAAGCGCGAACTTCTTCCTCGACCATTCGAAGTCGAAGCTCGACGACCCGCTGTCGCACGCGAAGGTCGAAGAGGGTATCCGTATGCCAGCGGCGGCCGAAGGGGTGTCCGCGCTCAGCATCTTCAATCCGCTGGATCCGAACGCCACGATCAAGAATGGCCTCATGCTCCCGTCCTACACCCGGGAAGCCTGGCTGCAGTCTGGCAGCATCAGCGGCGAGGTGCAGGTTGCCGCATATTCCGTGTCGTCCTTCGACATGGTGCAGAAGACGATCGCGCGTCAGCGCATCCGTTACGGCAACGAGTTCATCGTCTGTACGAACAGCCTTTGGTGGCAGACCGGACAGTTCGACGGCGTCAGCCGCTTCTTCCGTGCCGGTGAGATCTACGAGGTCCTGAACCCTGGCGAGGCTTGGGGTCACAGCTGGATGCGCGTGCGCCAGATCTGGATCGACACTTACGACGAAGCGTACTGGGACAAGATCACGACCACCACCACGGTGACCGGCACCCAGATCGCTGAGACTTGGCTCCAAGGCCAGAACATGTGGCTCGACGCTGTAGGCGTCTGCTTCACCCGTCTGGCGGCGTCCGGCTCAGCGCACATCGCAATCGTCGAGGTGTCTGACTATGGCTTGCCGAACCTGAAGCAGTGTATCGCCCAGACCACGCTGCTCCGCGAGAACATGAAGCTCAATGCGGAGACGGTGGTTCCGCTGCAACCGACCTATCTCTCGGCTGGTAAGCGGTACGCGCTGGTCATCACCACTGCGGCCGACCACTGGGTCGCTGTCGTTCCTGGCCAGCAGTTCACGCAGGGCACGTTCTTCTACGTTCTCGACGGCGCCTATGCGCAGGGCGATGCGTTCAAGGACCTCTGGATGCGTCTGTACCGCTGCAAATTCAACACGGCCCGTGCGGTCATCACGTTGAACCCGTTGCAGCTGCCTGGTGGCATCCTGGCGATCGATCTGATCGCCGGCACGATCATCCCGGATGGCACGTCGCTGACGTACGAGATCCAGGTTGGCTCACAATGGTTCAACCTGATCGACGTCGACAAGTACATGCTTGGACAGGGCGGCACGATCCCGCCGCTGCTGCCTCTGCGGGCCGTCTACATGGGCTCGGTCGACTGTATGCCGGGGCTCAACCTCATCGATAGCTCGGTCCATGTGTCTCGGCCGGACGTCTACGCACAGCACGTCACCACGACGCGCACGCTGCCGGCTCCGTCGACGCAGATCCGGGTCATCGAGCGGTATGAGGGCTTCGATCCGATCTACCACACCGCGAGCTGCAAGCTGCTCACGGGTGCGCCTGGCTTCGGAACGCAGGTCTCTCCGTCCAGCGTGTCGACCTTCATCGACCCCAACGACGGCGCATACGAGCGAACCTACGTGTTCAACCTCGGCGCTGCGGTCACGCAGTACCGAGTCCTGACGCGAACCGACACCTCGACCAACCAGCGTGTGTTCCACGTCGGTTGGCAGAAGGACTACGCGCTGTAAGCGCAGAAAGAACCGTCAATGGCAAAAGCAAAGAACGCGGCCACCGAAGAGGTGGTCGCGGTGGAGCCGCAGGCTCCCGAACCGGCTCCGATCATGTATGAGGTGACCCTGAACGGTCGCTTCACTCACATGGACTTTCCCTACCTGCCTTCGCATCACCACATCGTCGACAAGGCGATCTACGATGCGATGGTCGAAGCGGGGGTAGTTGCCGATGTCAAGCAACTTTCCTGAGCTTGTATTCAGCGACGACGAAGACTTCACGGCAGATCGATTGAACTTGGCGATGCAGGTGCTTGATCAGCGCCTGCGTTCGCTGGAGCCTTTTTCTCCGAGCTGGGAGCAGGCAGTCAACGATCTGCGTCTGGTCGGACTCTCTCGACTGAACGACGCCATCCTGCCGGCGTATCAGCGCATCCAGCTGCTGTCCACGCTCGGCTTCCTGTTCGCTGGCTCGTCCAGCGAAGTCGCTCTTACCCAGGACATGACCGCGACGTTTGTCATTGACGACGAGACGGAAAAGTCCCTGTTCACCCCGACGCCATTCCTGGCGCTGACCCGCTCCTCGACGATAGATGACTATGCGATTGCGCAGTTGATCTCGTATGAGCAGGCGACCGGCACCTTGATGGTGAAGGTCAAATCGATCACCGGCAGCCCTGGTCCTTTCACGGACTGGCAGATCGGCGCCTGTGCGGCGTCAACCATCGCAGCGATGGCCTACTTCACGCAGATCGATGCGGCCCGCAACGCAGCCAACGTTGCAAAGGCAGCAACAGCTGCCGACCGCGTACAGACCGGTCTCGACCGCATCCAGACGGGTGTGGATCGGAATGCCGCGGCGCAGTCGGCTGTAGCAGCGTCTGCCTCTGCTGACCGAGCCGGCACCTGGGATCCGACCAACTACGCCCTCAAGTCGTATGTGGACGGCAAGATCCAAGCGCTGGTCGGCACCGCGCCGGCCACCCTCGACACGCTCGCGGAAATCGCGGCGCAGATGCAGGCGGACGAGAGCGGCTTTGCCGCGCTGTCCACCACGGTCTCCGGCAAGCTGACGGCAACGCAGAACCTGAACGACCTGACCGACAAGGCACAGGCTCGCATCAATCTGGGCGTCACTTTCGCCAACCCGACCAGCAAGTCGGGCCTAACGGCGGCGAACGGGTCGGCCGTTACCTACATGCGGTCTGATGCTGCTCCTGCGATCGACGTTTCGATCGCGCCGACCTGGACCAACAAGCACATCTTCCAGTGGAACTCTGGAGCGACATACTGCATCAACGTCCAGACCTATGGCGGCTTGACCATCTACGCGCCGGACCAGGGCTCGGCGTTCATGACGTTCCATCGCGGCGCATACGCGAGCCAGTTTGGGCTCGACGGTGACAACTACTACCGATGGGGTGGTTGGTCGGATGGTGCTGGCGGAGTCCGTATGTACCTGAGCCCTGGTGGCTTGTTGTACAGTGCAGGTTACGGCGCCTCGACGACGCCTGTTGGTGGTCAGGTGCGCGCGGCCGGCGACATCATCTACGGCCTGTCGGATCAACGTCTGAAGGACGACATCCAGATCATTGAAGATGCTCTGGAGAAGATCGACCAGCTCGATGGCGTCACCTGGGTTCAGAGCGATCTGGCCCGCGAGGTTGGTGCACCGGTTCAAGACCGTCGCAAGGCCGGTCTGTTGGCGCAGCAGCTGGAGAAGGTTCTGCCCGAAGCGGTCGGCCTGGCTCCGTTCGACACGAACAAGCTGATGAAGAGCCGTACGGGCTTGAACCTGCTGAACATCCAGTACGAGCAGGTTTCTGGTCTGCTGGTGGAAGGCATCAAGGCGCTGAAGCGCAAGAACGAGGCGCTCGAAGACCGAGTCGCACGACTCGAAGCGATCATCGAGAAGCTGGGGGTGTAAGATGGCTGTTCCGTCATCTGGCGCTGTCGGCTTCTCGACCGTCAACTCCGTCTTCGGCTACGGCATCGCGATGAGCAGCTACGTCGGCCGGCCCTACTACTACTACGAAGTGAACTGGGGCGTTAGGTCCGGCACCTTCCCAGGCTCCAACTTCCCGATGTCTCTCTTCTACGGGAAATCCAACCACGACGAATGGAACTGCGCCTGCGCCTGCGCCTGCGCGTGCGGCAAGTGAGGATCAATGACCAAGCCACCGAGCACCACCTTCAGCTACCGGATCAATCACTGGAGCAAGGACGGCTGGGCTCGAGTCGAGTATCGGCACGAGACGCTCGGTAGCTTGGTCAAGCAGGTCTTCATCCCGCTGAACCATTCGGAAGAGGAGCAGCGTGGCGCCGTCATCATGCAGTTCCCCTGGCAATCCTTCCACGCCAGGTATCTTGAAATGTTGGCGCAGGCGGCTGCTCCGGCCCCCGCGGCAATGGAAGGACAATTCACGCACCGCATCGATCGTCCCATGGAGGATCCGGTCGGTTTGCCCATGGAAACCCAAAAGGTGTAGCGATGCAGTTCAGGCGCATCCGTTTCGAGAACTTCACGATCACGATCTTCACGGCGCATGCCGGCGAAGAGAGGGTCTGTCCTCCGTCTGAACTAACCCGCGGCCTGACCGCGTCAGACGCTCCGGCCATCGCTCACCTGCTCGAAGGCAAGGATGATGCTCGGCCGCTCCACACCATTCCGGTGTACACCAAGGGCGGCTTCGAGGCTCTCGGCGGCGATCACGCGCCGGACCCTCGCCCGGCTGGTAGCGGCGCCACTCAGTTCGTGAGGGGCATCGACAACTACAAGCTCCGCGCCACAGCGCCGGATAGCGAATATCACTGCATCACCCCGAAGAGCAAAGAGCCGGTGTTCTGGCAGCGCTCATTCGTCGGCGGGAAGGCCGGCGACACGTTCGAGGTTCTGCCCAACAGCTACCTCTACATCGCAGAGGGCAAGATCGAGCTGGCTCACCAGACGTTCGTCGGCCCCACGATGCTTGAGATCACCAAGCCGCACACGGCCAAGATCACCGATCCGGTGATGGGCGCCAAGCTCTGGCGCTGAAAGGAGCCCCATGCCCACGATCCGCTTCCTGACGCCTGCCGACTTTGGCGATATGTGCGACATCATCGACAAGCACAGCAGCGGCATGGGCGCATGGTGCAACGATCCGACCGCCCCGGTGAAACCGAACTTCCGCCAGCTCGCGAAGGACCATGTGGACCTTTGCTTCGAGCAGGCTATGTCGAACTTCTGGGGCTATTTTGACGACTCCGGCAAGCTCGTCGCCTGGGTCAACTTCACCCGATGGGCTGATCCGATCAACATCACCATCCGCTCCGTAATCGAAGATCCGGACGCCGACCTGCCGCGCCGCGATGGCGCTGTCTGGTCGGAAGCCGCGGTCGATCTGGCGAACTGGGGCATGGGGTACTTCTGGTCGGAGGGCGTCGAGAATTTCTGGTGCCGCATGTATGCCGGCAAAGAGGATCGGCACATCTCGGATCACCCCAACTGCATGCTGACTCAATACCAGCGCGAAAGGGTCAAGTTCATCCGGGCCGGCGAGCAACCGCCGCCCGAGTATCGCAGGGTCAGCTGGTCGCCGTTTGACGACGACACAGCGATCTATCGGTTCTCCGACACATTGCCGCTGCTGGCGTATCTCGAAAGTGCAAATGATCCGACTGGAAATGCTGAGTGAGAACGGAGAGGTCGTGCCTCTGTTCTACGATCAGCACACCTCACGTCTGCTCGACAAGGACGGCTTCAAGGCCGTCGACTACACCAACAACCCGATGTATGACCCGGAGCCATCGCAGCGCCGGCCGTTCATCGCGGTGGACTACGATCAGCCAGGGCGCAAGGTCCGCGAGGTCCGGAAGCTGAAGATCCAGCTCGGCCTCGGCTGCAACAAGTCCTGCTCATACTGCCTCCAGGCGATACAGGTTCAGAAGGCCGCGGCGACAAGCACGCGGGATGCGTCGGTATTTCTGGCGAACATCGACGGCTGGATCGTCAACCCGGAGGGGATGGAGAAGGTCGAGCTGTGGGGTGGCGAGCCGCTGCTCTACTGGAAGAAGATCGAGATCCTCGCCCCGGCGTTGATCGCGAAGTTCCCGAACGCTCAGTTCTCGATCATCACGAACGGCGAGCTGCTCACTCGAGAGATCGTCGATCAGCTCAAGGCCTGGAATTTCTCTCTGACCATCAGCCATGATGGCCCGGGGCAGGCGGTAAGGGGAGACGACCCGTTCGAAGACCCTCACAAATTTGCCATGATCCAGTACGCGCAGAAGACGTTTCATCCGCGCTTCTCGTTCAACGCTGTGCTCACCCCTAAGAGCCACGACGTCAACGCCATCATCGACTGGTTCCACGATTACTTCCCGGGCTGCAACGTCGGCTTCGAGGGAGTCGTTCACAGCTACGCCAGCGACCCGGCATCGATCTTCTCGATCGAGCAGCTGGCGCAGTTCAGCGACACGCTGTCCCGACAGCTGGCCGATGGATCGGCTCTCCGATCCCCCGCGATCATGGACAAGCTGCGCAGGTCGGTGAACTCGTTCGTCAATGAGCAGTCCTCGGAGACGCTGTTCCAGAAGTGCGGCATGGACATGCCGGAGTATCTGGCGGTCGACCTGAAGGGCAACGTCATGACCTGCCAGAACGTGGGCGCCAACGGCAACCACAAGATCGGGCACGTCAGCGACTTCGAGAACATCGCGCTCAACACCTCCAAGCACTGGAGCAAGCGCCCAGAGTGCCAGAGCTGCCCCGTGCTGCAGCTTTGCCAAGGCGCCTGCATGTACCAGGGAGGGGACAACTGGACGCACAGCTGCAACGCTGAGTTCTTCTACAACCTGGCCTTCTTCAGGGCCGCGCTCTTCATCCTCACGGGACGATGGCTGGTTGGTTTCAGCGGCGATATCGTGCGTCCGAAACTGAAGAAGGATCGCGATGTCGAAGTTCGCTGAACTGGTGGGGATTCTTGACAAAATACCCCACCTGTTCTTAGAAAAGGCCTACGATGCGACACGTCTACAAACTGAGTTAGACGCCATCGATCCGGCACTTTTCGTGCCCTTCCGTTCCAAGAGCAGAAACGCTGACCACATCGCCGAGTTCTGGCGAGGTCTTTCGCTGGTCGCTCCGAGCGGATCTCTCCATGACGATTTGACCGAGGTTCCATACGAAGGCCGCACAGGCTACGTCTGGACCCCGGTCGCCGAGAGCAGCCCCTACATCAAGCAGCTCGTGACCGAGCTTGGCGGGGAGGGGCAGCGCGCGCGGCTCATGTGCGTGAAGGCAGGCGGCAGTCTGACCTGGCACCGCCATGGATCAGAGCTTTCGATGATCGTCGGCGCCCACGGCCGGCGGCCGAACTGGTACGAGCTGATCGTCCACGTCCCCATCCGCACCAACCCGGACTTCAGCTACGAGGTCATCGACACTCGGGTCTACGAGCTGGCGGACTACTCGGCCGGGAAGCTGGAGATCCACCGGAAGAACTACCCGAAGGGCGAGGCCTGGGCGTTCAACGGTGCTCACTACCACAACGTCTTCAACCGCTCCGAGACCGAAGACCGCTACGCCATCATGCTGACCCTCGACATCAGGATGAGGAAGACGTTCGACATCGTGTCGAAGGCGGTCGAGAGCTACGAGGGGCCACTCCTGACAGGGCTCTGAAATGGAAACCATCATCTCCGCGAAGCCGCCCGACGTGCTCGCGGACAACTTCATTGTCGCCACGAACGAAGACTGGGTTCGTGAGTGGCAAATCAAGAACAGCGGCGTGATCGTCCCGATCCAGCCCGACTGGAAGCTGTACATGCAGCTGCAGCGGACATCGACCGGCGATCTCGGCGTGACGTGCTCTACCGACAATGGCCGCCTCGTGGTCGTCGATCAGGGCGCCGGCAAGTTCGGTCTCAGGCTGAAGCAGGCGGACGCCGCCCAGATCAGCCCTGCGGGCTACCAATATGACATCGTCCTCGTTGCTGGCGATGGCATCTACCGCCTGGTGACAGGCACCATCACGGTCGACCAGGGGATCACCAACATCCCCGGCCAGGAGAAGTGGATTCACTATCCGCTGATCCTTCGACCGTAACTCATCGCCAACAACCTTCACCTCCACGCCGCCCCCTTCCGGGCGGTTTTTTTGTTTGGGAGAACCCATGACTCTGCAATACCTGCACGGCATCGAGACGATCGAACTCGACAGCCCCTCCGGTCCGGTTGAGACCGTCAAGTCGAACGTGATCGGCTTGGTCGGTACCGCCCCGGACGCCGACCCGGACCTCTTCCCGCTCAACACCCCGGTTCCGGTGTTCGCTGACGCGCTTAAGGCGGGCCAGCTCAAGTCGACCGGCACGCTGCTCGACGGCGTCGACGCCATCTACAGCCAGAAGTCGGCTGTGATCGTGGTCGTCCGCGTCGCCGAAGGTGAGTCCCAGGAAGAGACCTGGTCCAACGCGGTCGGCTCGCCCTCCGGCAAGACCGGCGTCTGGTCGCTGCTCAAATCGCGCCCGATGCTCAAGGTCATTCCGAAGCTCCTGGTCGCCCCCGGCATGACCTCGGGTCGTCCGACCAACGGCGTCAAGAACCTCGTCATCGGCGACGACGGTGAGGACTACGTGCTCGCCAGCACGACCCTGACGATCGCTCCTCCTCCGGCCGGCGGCCGACAGGCGAAGGCGGTCCCGCAGGTTGTCGGCGGCAAGCTGACCGGCGCAATCATCACCGATCCTGGCTTCGGCTACCTCACGCCCCCGGCTGTGACGATCGGCGGCGTTGGCACTGGCGCAGCCGTGACGGCCACCCTCGGCCACGTCGCCAACCCGGTCGGCGTCTCGCTCGCCTCGATCGTTGACCGCCTGCGCGCGGTGGCGATCCTCGATGGCCCCGGCACGACCTACGAAGATGCGATCGAGTATCGCAACGACTACGGCAGCCAGCGCATCTCGATCGTCGACCCCGGCGTCCTGAGCTGGAACACCGAGAACTCCGTCTACGTGACCAAGCCTGCCTCGGCCTACGCGGCCGGTATCCAGGCGCGCGTCGATGAGGAGAAGGGCTTCTGGTACTCGTTCTCGAACGAGCTGATCCAGAACATCGGTGGACCCGCCCGTCCGGTCGACTTCATGCCGAACGACCGCGACTGCGAGGCGAACATCCTCAACATGAACCAGGTCACCACCATCATCCACGATGATGGCTTCCGGTTCTGGGGTCTGCGCAACACCGGGCAGGAGGCTCTCTGGGCTCAGCTGTCAGTGCGTCGCACCGCGGACATGATCTACGAGAGCCTGGAGCGCGCTGAGCGTCCGCGCCTCGACAAGCCGTTCAGCTACGCGCTGCTCGACGGCATCACCGAGGACGTGAACGCCTACCTCCGCTTGCTCAAGTCTCGCGGCGCCCTGATCGGCGGCGAGTGCTGGATCGACAAGAACGTCAACACCCCGGCGACCTTCGCCGCTGGTGAGCTGACGGTCGACTTCGATCTGGAGCCCCCGGCCTGCTTGGAGCACCTCCAGTTCCGCGCCCGTCGCAACCCGAAATACTACAACGACTTCATCGAAGAGTTCAGCCGTCAGCTGGCGTAAGCGCTCTCGACGAAATCGCCCAAGCACCAACCCACAAGCCCAAGCAAGCCGATCCGGACTCCGGTCTGGGTCGGCTCTGTTTTTGGCCGGAGAATTAAATGCCCACCACGACTCTGCGTGACTCCAACATCCTCCAGGACTTCACCGTCTGGATCGGTGACAACGGCAAAATCGGTGAAGCTCCCAACTTCCAGCCCCCGGAAATCAACATCAACACGGAAGAGTTCCGTGGCGGCGGCATGGACGTCACCATCGAAATCCCGATGGGTGTCGAGAAGATCGAGTTCGACTTCGAACTGCACACCTGGGACGTGGACGTCTGGAACAACCTCGGCTACGGCCCCGGTTCGATCGACGTTCCCGTCAAGTTCTACGGCTACATGCTCACTCCGGGCGGCGCCGAGAAGGGCGTGCAGATCTACACGCGCAGCCTGATCAAGTCGATCAAGCCCAGCAAGGTCGAGCCCGGCAAGAAGGTGACGCTGAGCGTCCATCTCGTGGCGAACTACTACCGCCAGGTGGTCGACGGCCGGAAGGTCACCGAGATCGACGTCTTCAACAAGGTCACCATCATCGGTGGTGAAGACAAGACCGCGCGTGCCCGCACTCTGCTTGGCATCGGCGGCATCTCCAGCTCGCTCTAAGAGCCTGAGCTGAACTACCGAGGCCTCGCCAATCCCGGCGGGGCCTTTTCTTTTTCTGACAACACAAGGTGTGCAATACCATGTCTACCCCCACCCTCCAGGTTTTCAATCTCCAGTTCCCGTTCGAGTACCGCGGCGCGCAGTACATCGAGTTCAAGGCTCGCCGGCCCCGTGTGCGCGACCTCCGCAACTTCATCAAGAACGTGGACAAGGACGGCGTCGCCGCCATGGAGAAGGTTCTCGCTGACCTGTGCGAGGTCGACGAGAAGATCATCTCCGAAATCGACATCGAGGACTTCGCTCCGATGAAGGCATGGTTCGAAGGTTTTTTGAAGCCCATGCTGAACGAATCGACCGAATCCTAAACGACTCGTTCCCCATCTTCGAGCGTTTCGGTTGGACGCTCGGAGATGTCGAGGCACTGGATTGGTTCGACTTCATGCTGGTCGCTGACGGCGTCCAGGAACTGAACAAGCGCGACGCTGAGGCTCGCGCCAGAGCGGCTCAGGGCTAACGCCCTGGGCCTTTTCTTTTTGATTCTACTCACCACCGGAGCGGTTGATGTCGACTGAACAGGAAATTCTCGATCTTAAGCTGAGACTATCGGCTGAAGAGCGGGATATGCAGCCGATCAAGCGCTACATGCGCGATCTGGAGCGCATGAACGAGCAGGCGAAGAAGCTCGCCAACGTCAAGCTCAGCACCAATTTTATTGACGAGGGAACGCGCCGGAAGATTCTGGGCGCGAACCAGGCGGTCGACACCCTGTCCCGCTCGATGATGGACACAGCGCGGGCGGCAAAGGCTGCCGGCAAGATGTCGCATTCTGCGTACACCACGCTGACCAACGACATCCTGGCCAACGCGGACAAGCTGTCCAGAGCCACCTCCAAGAAAGAAGAAAAGGACCTCACGACCAGGCTCCGCCGGCAGATCAAGTACGCTGACGCCTACGCGGCAGTGTTCAACTCCGCCGCCGAGAGGCGTGAACAGATCGAGACCCGTATCCGTGACCGGATCGCAAGGGCAGACGATGCGGCGGAACGCCAGCGCGAGAGGAACGTCGAGCGGACCGAGAGGGAAATCCTACGGCACCGCCAGCGCACCCAGCGCGAGCTGCTTCGAAGCCTGAAGGGCGGCTATGATGGCATGGTCGGCTTCGGCCGGAATGCCGCGCTGTATGGCGCAGCTGCTGCGGCCGGCACCGGCTACGCGGCCAAGAGCGCTCTTTCCACCCGCATGCGGATGGATACGGCCGAGACGAACATGCAGATCTTCGGCGGCCTGACGAAAGAGCAGGTCGAGAAGATGCGCTCGTCCTGGGGTGACGCCTCGGCCATCAAGTTTGGCCTTTCGCCCGACAAGATGATGGATGCCTTCACCGAAGTGGCGAAGGCAGGTATTCCTGACAGGATCGCCAAGGAAGTCACCGAGTCCATCATGAAGGCCTCGGTCGGCCTCGAAATGGATTCGGTCCAGACCACCAAGCTGGCCGGCGGCGCTGCCACCCTTCTGGGTGACATGAAGAACCTCGACCCGGCCAAGCTGACCTCGATCATGACGGCCATCGCGATCGCCGCTCGAGACTCGCGTGCGGACGCGAACGAAATCGTCGCGGCCAACCGTCGCGGTAGCTCCGTGATGAGCTTGGGCATGACCATGGAGGATCTGTCGGCATTCACAGCCGGCGGCATCTCGGCGGGCTTGCAGTCCAGCAAGACCGGCACCTTCATGGACTACATGGTCTCCGAACTCGTCAACGCGAAGTTCAAGAAGGGCGCCCGCGGTACCGCTCTCGGTGCTGCGGCTACCAAGCTCGGAATGGGCGGCAAGGCCGGTCTCTCGGCCGCCGCGGTTGCGAACCCGACCGAAACGCTCATGACCATCTTGGACAAGATGGGCGAGATGTCCGAGCAGGACCGCTCGAAGGTCGCCTACCAGATCGGCCAGCGTGAGTGGAGCGGCGAGCTGATGCAGTTCGTCCAGGTTCGCGAGAAGATCCGCGAGCTGCTCGGCGCCATCAAGGACCCGAAGAACAAGAACTACCTCGACGAAGCTTCGGAGAAGAAGCTCAAGTCGCTGAAGGGCCGCTGGAACTCGCTGATCGCTTCCTGGACTCTGCTCTGGGAAACGATGGGCGCCGGCCTCGAACAGTCCTTCAATGAGATCGTTCCGTGGCTGACGAACTGGATCGCGAAGCTCGACAAAAGCAAGATCCGCAAGGCCGTCGAGAAGGCCATGGAGGGCATCGTCAAGGGTCTCGGCTTCGACAGCTGGACCGACCTGCTGGAGAAGACTCTCGGCGATCCGGAAAAGCTCAAGGTCAACGCGGAGCTGTTCTTCAAGGTGGCCAAGGGGTTCACCGAGGGCCTGACGAACGTCTTCACCGCCGTTGGAAAGGTGTTCACCTTCCTCGGCAAGATGTTCGGAGTCGACACCGCTGATCCGGAGGCGATGGCTCGGTTTGTCGCTGAGTTCCTCGGCTTCACGATCGCGCTGCGCTTCATTGCGCCGGTTCTCGGCACGCTGTGGACGTTGGCGGAGATCATCATCAAGATCGGCAAGGCGCTCGGCGCCGCCAAGCTCGCAAAGGGCGCGGTGGGCGCGATCGCCGGCAAGATTGGTGATGCTGGGTCTGGAGTGCTCGGCGGCGCCGGTAAGGTGCTCGGTGGCCTCGGTATCCTTCAGCTGCTGGAAGATACATTCGGCCAGGGCCAATCCAACAGCTCCGACCAGATGAAAGGTCTGATCGAAGAGCTGAAGAAGGCTCGTGAGCAGAAGGAGAAGGAGAGGGCTGGCAAGCTCGAAAAGCAGTCGAGCATCGGCGAAGAGGTGAAGCAGCTAGGCAAGAACATCGAGAAGGTCGCCTTCCGGGGCGGCCTGACCGATTTCAGTTCCGTCAACCGCGGTGGCGGCATCATGAACGCTTCCTACACCACCAGCTCAGGTGGCGGCGGAGGCGGGCTGTCTGGCAATGTCCTTTCGGGCGCCGGCACTCCCAACGCGCTGCTAGGCAGCACGCCGGGCCAGGCTCTTCCGAACTTCGGAGTCGGGTCTGGTGGCATCATCAAACGTGATGGCATCCCGTCGTTCAGCGGCGGTGGTGGCAGCTCGACGAGCGGCAGCGTGCCGAGCGTTGGCAGCAGCGTGCCGAGCATTGGTGGAGCACCGGCCGGCGGGCCCGCCGATATGAGTGTCGGCCAGGGTCTCAGTGGCAATGCGTTCCTCCAAGCGCGCCGCGCCAGGTTCGCTGAGGAACTCAAGAACGATCCGAACCTGAGGCTTCACCTTGCGGCTATGCAGGCCACCGAGGGCGCCAGCAGGGGCGGTACGATCGAAAGCCTCATGAACCGTGCAGACATGCAGGGCAAGACGATGCGGCAGATGCTCGGCTTCTCCGCCGATGGCGTTCGCAGCACCGACAAGTACGGTAGGCAGAACAGCTTCTACGGTCCCATCCGTCGAGGTGAGATCTATGGGGCAATCCGCAGGTTGCAGGCCAACCCGGCGGAGTTCGCGAAGTACGACGCCCTTACCAACCGCGCTCTCGCAGGCAGCCACACCATCGGTGGATATACCGACCAAGGATTGCCTACCGATCCCAACGGATCGGCGAGAACCGGTATCCCTGGGCTCAGGCTCAGAGGTCCGAACGGCAAGTTGGACGGCAACGAGTTCACCGACTGGGTTGGTCCCGGATCGAGCTGGGGTCGCGGTCGTGCTGGCGCGATCAACTACCGCAGGTTCATCGAGCAGGGCATCGCCGGCAGCGGCGACGCTCCGATCGGCTCAGTTCCGACGCCCAGCTCGATCACGAGTAAGGTGCCTGAGGTGCCGGCCGGTCAGACGCTCGGACCCGGAATGATGCGAGGCGGCTTCGGTCCCGCGACCATCAACATCAATGGCAACAGCCACGATCCGGAATCTCTGGCGAACCTCGTGCAGCGTCGCATCGACGAGTCGATGCAGTGGCGCATGCACGACACCGAGTCCGAATACACCTAAACGAAAAATCACCCTGGCCCTACGGGGCCGGGGTTTCCCTTTCACCTTTAAGAGGACTTCATGGCAAACGTACTTATGGGCCTCGGCTCTTTGAACCCGGTTGCGCCGGGTGAGGACCCCACGACCGGCCTTATCCTCTTCTACGTTCCGCTGCCCGGCGTCGACACTCCGACGTTCGAGTCATTGCAGCGCGACGCCCAATTCACCTGGGTCTCCGCCGACCGACTGTCGCGAGATCCTGCGATGCAGTTCGTCGGTCCCGGCGAAGAGCAGATCGTCGTCGAAGGCAAGATGTATCCGTATCACTTCGGCGGCCTGTCCACCCTTCAGCGGCTGCGTGAGGCAGGCCGCGCCGGCAAGCCGATGATGCTTGGCCGGTTCTATCCGCTGACCGATCCGGTTGGCTACTCTCTTGAGAACCTCGGCAACTTCGTAATCAAGCGGGTGCGTTCGGTCGAGAGCAAGATCGGCGCTGTCGGAATCGCTCACAAGATCGACTTCACACTCGAGTTGAGCCGCTACGGTGACGATCTCGGCAAGAACGCCGCCGACGACGCGCCGATCGTAACGAGGATCAACACCTGATGCCGACCGTCACCTACGTCACCAAGATGTTCGATCGGCTCGATCGCATCTGTTTCGAGCGATATGGCTCGACGTCCAACCAGATCGTCGAATGGGTTATCGAGCAGAACCCAGGCATAGAGGAGCGCGGCATGGTGCTGCCCATCGGCCTCACGATCTCCCTTCCGGAGGCGCCCAAGGCGCTCACCGCACCCCCAGTGCTGAAGACGCTCTTCCTCTGGGACTAGTTCCCCCTGGCTCATCTCTGGGTCAGACAGGCCGTCCTTCGGGGCGGCCTTTTTCCTTTTTTGGAGGCTGTGCGTGCCTACAGGTTACACCCCGATCTACCGCATCTACAAAGGCGGGGTCGACATCACCGATCGCTTCAATGATCGGTGTACCCAGATCAAGGTCGATCTGACGGCCGGCGGTGGCGACTCCGATCACTGCACCATCACCCTCGACGATCGAGACTGGGCGATCTCGCGGCCATACCCCGGTGAAACGCTCGGCATCTGGCTGGGCTACGAGGAGCTGGGGCTTGCCTTCATGGGCACGTTCAACATCTCGGACGTGCTGTTCACCGGCCCGCCGCGCGCGATCCAGCTGGTCGGCGAGTCCGCAGGCCTGAACGACCTGCACAAGGCCCCCGTCGTCAAGGAGTTCGATAACCAGTCGATCGGCAGCATCCTCGGCAGCATGGCTGGGGCCAGCGGCATGGGTACCGCGATCAGCGGCGATCTTGCCGGCATCACGATCCCCTTCAAGAACCAGATCACCAGCAACTACCACATGATCCATGAGCTGGAGCGCATGTACGGCGCCGTTGCGAAGGTCGTGAACGGGCAGCTGCTGTTCATCAAGCGCGACGGGCTCAAGAGCGCAAGCGGTGCCGACATGGCGACGCTGATCCTCAACCCCGCGCACTTTGGCCAGTGGAGCGTCAAGCATTCCAGCCGTCCGACCGCAGGCTCTGTGCAGGCGTCGTGGTGGGACGACAAGGACATGGTCCGCCGCTGGGTCGATCATGCTGCCGGCGGCAAGGACTCCGGAGGCCAGACCTTCGGCGGCCCCGTCCAGCTGGGCGGAGTCTTCAACAGCGCCGCAGAAGCGCTGGCAGCCGCGCAATCAAAAATGGAAGCGCTCAAGCGGGCAGAAATGACCGCGAAGTTCGATCTCGCAAAGGGCGATCCCTGGATCCGAGATCAGCAAGCAATCCTCGTCACCGGAATGAGAGATGGCATCGACGGAGGCTTCCTCGTCGACAAAGCCACCCACACGTACGTCAGATCTTCGGGCATCAAAACGACGCTCGAATGCAAGGCGTCTGGACCAGGCGATAACCTGGCGCTGGCGAGCAAGCAGTTTCTGGAGCCGATCGGGAACGAAACTGTAGGCGACCTTCTAAGTCACGGAATCGTGCCGCCAAACATCAAAGACATCTACCCGATCATGTAAATCCCCAACGAGAGTCAAATGTTCAGCAAAGAGATCATCGACGCCATCGTCGCGGCGGCGAATGAGAACGGCTGGCCTGCGTCCGCGCTGCTGGCCGTCGTCGAGTGCGAGACCTCGGGCAAGCCGTTCGAGCAGGACAATCGCACGCCTTCGCTGCTCTTCGAGCGGCACAAGTTCTACTCCGAGATGGCAAGCCACGAGCCGAGCAAGCTCAAGGCAGCCATCAAGGCCGGCCTCGCCATCCCCAAGTGGAGCCGGAACACCCAGTACAAGGACCAGGGCACCTCGGCTGGCCGCCTCGCGGTAATCGCGCGGGCAAGGCAGATCGACGAGGAAGTCGCCAACAGAGCGGCGTCCTGGGGCCTTGGCCAGACCATGGGCTTCAACGCAGAGCGCCTGCACTACGAGAACGCGACCGCGATGGTCGCTGAGTTGTCGAAGGGCGTCGCCGAGCAGATCGAGGCCCTGGTGCGGGAGATCAAGTCGAGCAAGCTCGACCGCTTCCTGAAGGCCAAGGATTTCGCTTCGTTCGCCAAGGGCTACAACGGCCCCGGCTACAAGCAGAACAACTACGACGTTCGCATGCGCAACGCAGACGCTGTCTGGGCTCGCCGCCTGGCCAACGGCTTCGACGCCAAGCCGAGCAAGACCATCACCGTGATCTACCAGTCCAAGCTCAAGGAGCTGGGATACCCGGTCGGCAAGATCGATGGCGACTGGGGCGATCTGACCACGGGCGCGACCTCCGCGTTCCAGCGGAAGGAGGGCCTCAAGATCACCGGTCACCCGAACGACGAGACCACGCAGCATCTCGAAAATGCCACGGCGGATCAGGCTCGCGAGCCGGCCGCTGAGCGCCAGACGGCAACTGTCGACGATCTCCGGGCCACCGGCTCGCAGACGGTCGCGGCGGCCGACAAGGGCTCACTGGTGTCGAAGATCCTGGTTGGTGCCGGCGCCGTGGGTGGCGCGTCCCAAACCGGTCTCCTCGACCAAGCTCAGGACATGGTCGGTCAGGTGCAGGCTGCCAAGAGCGTCCTCGACTCCGTCCGTGACCTCGCTACCGGCCTCGCGCCGTACTGGTGGGTCGGCGTGATCGTGGTCGGCTTCATCACCTGGCGCCTGTACGGCGACGTCATCAAGCGCCGCCTCGAAGACCATCAAGCAGGAGTCCACCTTGGATAAGTTCCTCGAAAAGGCGAGGGCATTCTTCGGCACCACGGCGGGCAGGGTTGTTGCAGCCCTGCTCGTCGCGGCGGCGATCCTTGCCTACACGCATCACCGCGGCGCCGTCAGCGCGACCGCAAAACTCGAGCCTCAGATCGAGCAGCTGAAGCAGCAGCTCGCCGAGGCCAAGACGAAGCCCGCAGCTCCCGATATCCCGTACTGGCAGTGCAATGGTCCGAAAGAGACCAGGCACCCGCAGTGCCGTGACGAGGAGGCTGAGGCCCAGCTCGCCGAGCGCGTCGCGCGCACGGAACAGGGCAACGAGAAACTCGCAAAGAAAGTAGCAGACTATGAAAAGCAGCTGGCTAAGCGTGCTGCGAAAGCTGGGGCTTTTACTCTGTCTCCCGCTGACGCTCGCAGCCTGTCAAACATTAAGTGAAGCGCCGCGGCAGGACCGCGTGGACCTTCAGGCGTGTCTTCGGATCGCCCAGACGGTCGAGCTTCCCGCGATCAAGGCCGGCGCCGACGCGCGCGCGGTGATCGCTCGCTACCGTGCCGCGCTCATCCGCGCCAACGGCAGCATCCGAGACACCCAGGCCTGCATGGCCCTGCTCGATAGGGCAGAGAAGAGTGGCCTCCTCGAATGAGCCTCGCCGACGTCACCCTTGAAACCGTCCTCAGCCTTGCGGGGCCGATGATCGCCGCCGCCGGCCTCGTAAGCGGCGTCTGGTACCGCATGGAGAGCAGGGTGGAGAGCGTCCGTAAGGACGCTGCCGCATCCGTTCACTCCGTCGAGAAGGAGCTGGCTGACTTTAAGCTGGAGGTCACCAAGGAGTACGCCTCCTGGGACACCGTGAAGGCGATCGAGTCTCGTCTGACCGAGCGCATGGACAGCCTCTCCGAAAACGTCATGAAGATGCCGGACCTGATCGTCGATCGCATCTTCAAAATGGTCAATATGAGCGCGGGAAAGTAACCGGCGCCACTCACCTGTGACTTCAGCCCCTGGACTGCCGGTTTGCACACCCCGCAGTCTAGGGGCTCTTTTTTTGTGCCTTCTGGGAACCTCAAAGCGAACGCAAAAAGCCCTGCAATTTGCACGAATGCAAATAATGTGCTAGGGAAAATACGAACACAATCCACCTATCCGCAGAGGTCCAATTGCCCACGCCGCCCGTGCCGAACGACGAACGTGCCCGCAGAAAAGCCGTCGTCGAGGATCTGCTCAAGCTGGGTTACCACCCGCAGGGACAGAGAGGGGGCCTGGCCTCCGCCACCAAGACCGCGGAGCGCCGTGAAGGCATCAACTACCCCCGCTGGGTGCGGGACGAAGAAGCCCAACGCGACAAGGGTAAGCCGCACTATGCGGTCGACTGGTCGCTCTACATCCCGCCTGCGCCCGCCGCCACCGTCACCCGCGGCGCTGAAGAAGCAGGCGAAGAACTGTCCGCCGAAGACCACGCGCACAAGCGCGCCGTGGATCTCTCGACGGAGGTTACCAATCTCATCACCTCATCGAACTACCCGGTCATCAACCCGGATGCCATCTTGATCGACTCCTACCTCGTCCGCCGCTACGATCGGTCGGTCGGTGGTTACGTCATCAAGGAGGGCACCCCGCGGACGTGGATGACCGACACCCTGCGTGTCGCCCCGATCACGAATCCGCGGAACCAGAACTTCATCTTCACGGGCGCGCAGAACGATGCGCCGATCCACGAGGAGTTCTGGGCCAACCTACTGGCCTATGCCGACTTCCTGAACGCCAAGATCGTCGTCGGCCCCTGGACCTACGAGACGCAGTGGTGGGCGGAGAACAACCCCACGGCGCGCGCGTACGCGACCGAGCTGTCGCCATATCTGTGCTTCGGCCAGATGAAGATCGGCGACAACTTCGTGTTCTGCGGCGAAATGAACACGCTGCCGACCGCGTCGCAGCCGATCTCGGACCTGGTCACCTACAGCCGGGCCGCTGGGCCGTGTTTCCGCACGCCAAGCGCCAGCTGAAGTCCGTGCCGTCCACCGACCCGAACGTCCAGGCCCACCAGGTCATGACGTCGGGCGCTGTCACGCGCCCCAAGGTCATCCCGCGCAAGGCCGGCGTGAAGTCGATCTTCCACCAGGTGGTTGGCGCCACCGTGGTGCAGTTCGACGACGAGGGCGACGTCTTCTGCCGGCAGATCTCGGCCAGCGACGATGGCTCGTTCTATGACCTCGACGCCCGCGTGGCGAACGGGGAGGTGACGACGGGCCACCGGGTCCGCGCGATCACGTTCGCCGACATCCATGTCCGCAAGCTCGATCCCGCCAACACCATGGCGACGTTCGGCTGGGACATGCGCGGCAACGTGGCGAAGTATCGGAACTCGGTCGTGGACGTGCTCAATCCGGAGCACATGATCTACCACGACATCTTCGATAACGAGCCGGGCAACCATCACCACGTCGGTGACAACGCCTACAGCTACGAAATGGCCATCCGCGGGCGCGACAGCGTCGAGTGCGAGGTCCTGCAATGTGGCGACTTCCTGCTGCGCACCCTTGGCGAGGACCGCCTGGGCATCGTGGCAGAAGGCAACCACGACCTGGCGCTGGAGAAGTACGCGCGCGAGGGCAGGTACCGGAACCACGGCATCAACGTTCGCTTCGGCCTTCAACTGGAGGATGCGTACCTCGGTCACGTCGAGGCGCGATCGCACGCGCTCGACAACGAGCTGCCGGTGCCACGCTTCTCGCTGCTGGAGCACGCTGTCCGCCTGAAGTACCCGCAGCTCGGGGACAAGATCGAGTGGTGCCATGACGGCTACAGCCGCCTGATCGATGGCATCGAGGTCGGCAACCACGGCTTCCGCGGCGCGAATGGCGCCAAGGGCACTGTGGCTGGCTTCGCCCGCATGGGTCGCAAGATGACCATCGGCGACAAGCATTCACCGGAGATCAACGAGGGAGTCTACGTGTCTGGAGCGATGAACCTGCGCCACGGCTACAACAAGGGTCCGAGCGGCTGGGCCGTCTCGCACGTCATCCAGTATGCGGATGGCAAGCGGGCGCTGATCACGCTTCAGAAGGGCAAATGGCGACCAGAGAAGCCGGTGATCCGGATGCCGGCGCCGTCCCTTGCTGCCTAGCCATTTGCATGAATTCAAATTTGAAAGGAGAGAGCAAATGAACTTGGTGATCGGTCTGTCGGGGTTTGCTCAGTCGGGTAAGACGACTGCGGCCCTGTACCTGGAGCAGAAGTACGGCGTGCGCCGTAAGCACATCGCAGAACCGCTGCGGGCGATGCTCGCGGTGCTTCTGAAAGCGAACGGCATGTCGGCCGACATGATCACTCGCTACCTGGAGGGCGATCTCAAGGAGTGCATGATCCCCGAGCTGGGCGTCACGTCCCGCTACGCGCAGATCACGCTGGGCACCGAGTGGGGTCGCGAGCTGATCAATTCCGATCTGTGGGCTGACACCTGGGCTGCCGGCGTCGCGGATGGCGAGTCCGTGATGAACGACTCCGTCCGCTTCCCGAACGAGGAGAAGGCGATCCAGCAGCTCGGCGGCTTCACCATCCTGATCAAGCGCCCGGGAACCAAGCCGGCGAAGTTCTCCTGGGGCTGGATCGGCGAGAAGCTCTACGACTGGTTCGGCGTGCTCTGGGGTGCTCACGACAGCGAGCGCACCGACCTGCTCAAGCCGGACTACATCATCCACAACGACTCGACGGTCGAGCAGCTCTACGCCGACATCGACGAGGCCGTGCGACACTGGGAGGAGCGTGGCCGCACCAGCAGCCCGAAGGGCGTGGTCGGCGGCCTGGGTGTCATCCCGCTGGCACTGGGCCGAATCTGATGGATCAGTCCCGCGTCATGTCGCTGGTTGAGGTGGTGACGTCGAGCCTGATCGGGTTCGTCGTCTCGATCTTCGCCAACTGGGCTGTGCTGCCGTTGTTCGGCATGCACCCCAGCCTCCATCAGAGCTTCTGGATCACCACGATCTTCATGGTGATCTCGATCGTTCGCGGTTACCTCGTGCGCAGGTTCTTCGCGGCCTACGTGACGCGCTTCGCCGCCTGATGCCAACGAATCTGCTCGCGTTCAAGAAAGCGGCCAAGCGCATTTGTGTCAGCATCTAATCTGCCACAACCCGGCACGTTTAGCGGAAGAAGTGGAAGCTTAGATCGAAGCGAGAATCGGCAACCGCTAAAACAGTTTCTTCTAAAGGGCAGGGCCCCCGGAGTCGACCAACCCCGGGCTCTTTCTATTTCCTGTCGAAATCACTGACCGAGGTGACCCTCATCGACCAAATCGGGACATCAACCCGTCGAGCGTTGCAGCGCCTGCAATTTGGTCATCCGGCACAAGCGCATAACTCCAAGGCTTGCTCTTACCAGCGTTCGCGTGCGCATTCGCCGTCTTGCACCACTTGGTCGCAGCGGCGGCTTTGGCCTGCACGTCGGGATCGTCGAGTTCGTTTCGAGCCTTCACCTCCACAACAAGCGCTCGATCCTTGGTCTCAATAACGAAATCCGGCTCATATCCCTCACCGGAACGATATTCGATCTGAAACTGCGCACGCCCCGGCTTAATCCACTTTTCGACAGACTGCTCTGCGTCAATCAACACCGCCAGTCGCCGCTCGGGGTCGGAGTCGAATTTCTGAATCGGATAACAGCAATTTTTGAAGCCGCCAAACACGTGACGCCGCGTGTCGGACATAGGGACTATTGGCTGCCGGAAATCCCGCACCTTTTGGCCGGGCGCCATATTGAGAGGCTGTGGCTTCAGTAAGGTGAAACCGCGCGTGACTCGTACATCGTAGTCATCCTCTGCGAGCGGCGTCTCATGATAGTGCTGCATCATCTGCGCGAATACGAAATCTGCGAGCTGCCTCCCGTGGCGCAGCAAGACGTTCTCTATTTCAGTATCTGTCTTCAGATAAGAGCGCACACGCTCCACGACTTGACCTGCCAGCTTGTAGAGCAAGTCCGCATGAGCATCGTAGTCAATCTCGTTACGCTCGATTAAGTAGCGAACGAGATAGTCCTCCATCCGACTTTCGCGCGGATCATCCACGGCCTTGGCGAGATACGTACGCGCTTCCGTCCGCAACGATTGGATGACGAGCCCGTCGTCAATCGGCCTCATGTTGATCGTATCGACCTTCTGAAGGTCGAAATCGCTGAAGCGGAACGTCGTTTGCCGCTTAGGCACGACTGTAATCTGCGGGATTGAAATGGTACGGTCGGCTACGGTCGTGGCCACAACGGCGACAATCTCTGCAATGCGTGGGCCCTCTACAATTCCGGCAAGCGTCCCCTGTTGCGGCCGAACTAGCTCGCGCACTTCATTGGCAATTTGCTCCTGAACATTCGTGTCACGGAGGCCCTCAGCACTGACAAGCTTACGCTCGAACCGCCGGATAACCTCCAACGCTACTTCCGCCGTGCGTCCTTCCTCGGGCGAGGCCAGGACGAACCCATGCTGTGGTGTATCTGCGAAACCAGGTATCTCCGGCTGCTGGCCTGTTAACATGATCTGCGCGATCGATGGCGACTCTACTAGGACCGCGCCTTCGGCAGAGACATCACCGCCATCACCAATCTGTATTTGGCGCATGACGATGGAACCCGGCTCCTTAGCCTTTTTGATGATCTCATCAAAACGGTCATGGGCAATGACGGTGAGGCGGTCGAGCGCCGCAAACTCATCCCCTTCATTACGAGACACACGCACCCCGTACGGAAGCCGAAGACCACGACCGAGGGTCTGCTCGGTCAAAATATCAGATGCCGAGGCACGCAGCGGCACAATCGTGTAGAGATTAGTAACGTCCCAGCCCTCCTTAAGCTTGTTGACGTGTATAACAATCTCGGTGCGCCCGTCATGCTCAAGAGCGACAAGGCGCTGCATAGCCTCTTCGCTCTCCTCTCCGCGTTGCGCCGAATGTACCTCAACCACTTTATCTTTGAAGCGCCCCTTGAAGAAGTCCTCAGATTCGATAAAGGCACGCAAGCGGCGCGCATGGTCGGTGTCTTGGGCAACGACAAGAATGAACGGCTGCACCCGGGGCCGGCCCGTTACGCGGTGATAGCGATCCAGCTCTACGGCGGTATGGTCATGGTTGTGAACGGCATCTTCAAGCTTGATCCGCTCAAGCTCGACTTCCGACAGTTTCCTGGCATCTGCCTCCGAAAAATTCGCGCGTGAGGCAACAGCCGGCTCCTTCACGAATCCATCAGCCATCGCCTGTCCAAGATCGTAGCTGTAGATGACATTTTTGAAGGGCCGAGAATTTGCGCCAACGGTCTTGGGTGTGGCTGTCAGTTCCAGCCCCAAAATTGGCTTCAGGCCGTCAATCGCTGTCGCTCCTGCGCTCGCACGATAGCGATGTGCTTCGTCCATTAGCAAGACAAGATCGGTGAGCTTAGATAGATATTCGTAGTAGCTCTCGCCAATCGTCTCCTGAAGCCGCTTCATCTTCGGTTTGCCGCGCGGGCTTTCTTCCTTGTTGATTTTGTCGATATTAAAGATGTTGATATGCACATCTGACCCGAACAGGTCCGAAGAGCGGCCCTTGTCGAGCCGCACGCCGCGTCCGCTTTCATAATTGTCGCCGGTGATGATGAGTGGCGAATTCTGTGCAAACTCGGCTATGCCACGAAAAACGTATTTGGGGCTCTCGGGCGAAAAATCCGAAATGAGCTTGTCGTAAATCGTCTTATTGGGCGCGAGCACGAAGAAGTGCCTGCTTTTGCCCATGAGATAGAGGTAGCTGATAAACGCCCCCATGAGCCGGGTCTTGCCCACGCCGGTCGCCAACGCAAAACAAAGCGACGGAAAGTCGCGCTCGAATTCCTCAACATGCGGGTAGACGGCCTTAATGGCGTCAAGCGCAACCTTGTTGTCGGTGAGTTTGGTGATGTCTATGCGACTAACAATGTCCTCAAGGATTTCGAGTGCGTTGGCCTGCGGCGGTCGCAAAGAAAGCCGTTGCATGATAGTGCGCACGGCGCGTGCGGAGTCGTTTACAACGTCCATCATTTATGTGCTCCCGCGAAGAAGTCGTCCTGCGCAGGATTACCGCGCTTGACTTTAACAGACGCGTCGCTCGGATCTGCTTCCTCGGACCTTGGCGCCGCCATCGGCAGATTCACGACGTTGAGGCTGTAATCGTCTTTGCCCCATTCGCATTTGCGCAGCACGGCCTGCGGGATCTTCCGCACGGTCAAATTCGGGAACGCGTCAAGATTGGCGTGGAAGGCCTTGCAACAGATTAGAAGAGTACGTTCCTCTCCTACTTCATTGGCTATTGCCTTGAACTGTTCGTGGGTTAGACTCTGCGTCGTCACAAAAATAAAATCACTCTCGGACGAACGTCCGTGCATCCAATAGGTCTCTTCGCTCGGCGCATAAGCGAAGCCCATGAGCTTGCAAATTGCTTCTGTAAGCATGGCAGCATTGTAGTCATTGCTGATGACCCAATTCCCCCAGCGATCCTTCTCAAGCAATGATGATGCAAGCCGGTAATAGCGAAATCCGCCACCACCCTGCCAATTTTCGCTTTGGGTAATCCCGCTGAGGTCCTCACCGTCAACGACTCGCTTGAGACGAGGAATAATGTGTGTGTTGCAATGCTCCCCGAGCTCAACCATGACCCAACGCCGCCCCATCTTGTGAGAGACAGCACCCGTTGTGCCTGACCCAGCAAAGGAATCGAGCACCCAATCTCCCGGAGCGGTCGTGAGCTCGACAATCCGCTTTATGAGGGCCTCTGGTTTTTTTCCTTTCGGAAATTCCACCCCACCTTCATTATGTAGATTGTTCGAGAGTAGATCGTCCCAAATGTTTGATAGCCCTACGCCGGCGACGCTTTGGCCGTTAATCTCCTTGACCTTGCTCTTGTAAAAGAGCAGTTGCTCGCCATTCAGAAAATAATAATCAGACTTTCCGACTCTTTGGGACCTAGTGACTACGTCGCGGGAAACCCTCGATTTCTGAAGTGCGGCCCGCGCGTCTTCATTGACATCTTTGTCCTTTACGCGGGCAGTACGAACAACGCGCTCCGCATTGCGAAGAACAAATTCGTCTATCCGATTCTCAATATCGTCACCCAGAATGCTCTTTAGTTCATCCTTCGGAATTCCCTGCTCTAACGAGATGGCATCACGCAATCCGATTAGGCGCCAGCGCGAGAACTCGTCCTCGTAATTTTCAATAAACTTCGTGTATCGCCGATCTCGTTCAATTGGCTGGAGCACCCTGTTTGGCTTCCACTGGCTTTTATCTTTTGCGTAGAGAACGATGTAATTCGCAATCGTTACTACACCGGGATTGATCGCCTTGGGGCCTGAAACAGAGCTTTGCTTAAACGTGACCACGTAAAGGCGGTTACTTCGTCCAAAGATCTCATCGCAAAGGGCGATTAGGTAGCCGAGTTCGTTGTCGTCGATATGAACCGCAAACGTGCCGTCGGTCGAAAGAAGAGCATGCAGAATCTTGATTCGGTCACGCATAAGAGAGAGCCATATCGAGTGCTCCAGGCCGTCATCGTAGTGCTCAAACGCTTCCCCCGTATTGAATGGAGGATCGATATAGATGCATTTGATTCTGCCAATGAATTCCTGTTCAAGTGCTTTCAGCGCGAGAAGGTTGTCGCCAAATATAAGACGATTATCGAATATGTCGCCGTCCGTGACGCGCTGCTTTGCGTGATAGGACTTTTCTGCTTCCTCAAGCAGAATGCGTGGTTCGAGGCGCGGACGTTCATCCTTGCCAACCCATGTTAGCTCGAGACGCTGCTTACGGCTCATGAGGCGGACTTCCGTTCTTTTCGTTGATTCTGGTATTCGTATGAGTCGAGCAGAAATTCGCACAGTGTGAAAGCCGCATTGACCGCGAGCTTGGCGTGATGCCGTGCCGGATGGTACCGCCGATCGTGCCGGTCACTCGCTTTGTTTGCTAGCTCGTATAGCCCGCTGACCTGTTGCTTCAGTCCCTGAAGAATTGACTTGAGGTAACTCTCAAGATTCTCACCGGCCGGATTCAGCTTCAGCGGTTCTGACACCAGCTTATAAAGCTCTCTGATGTCACCTTCGTTCGGGTTAAAAATGACGCCAAGGCGTTCCAGCAATCTTTTCAGAAAGCCCTCTACGAGCGTATAGCTACTGCTGATTGCGCCTGCGAAGTCGTCGCTTTCGATTTTTGCGCCCGCTTTTTCAACATGCTCCATGATGCTTTGGTCGTTCAACTCGATGAGCGAAACAACTTCGATTTGCTCTCTGCGAGTTCGCACCAAAACAAAATCTCCCCCACTGAACCCTTGGAACGTATCCCCCTCTTTACGCAGTCGTATCCCATGAGGTTCGATAAGTTTATTCAGTTCATATGCGACAGCATTCGGATCAAGCCGCCCGTGTTCGTCATCCGTGCAAAACGTGGGGAGAGCCACAAGTATTTCATCAAAAAACGGCGTCCCGTTGACGCTCTGCAAGAAGCGGTAGACATATAGTTCTGCATCGGGAGAGTGATCCGGCGGGTAGAGACCATCACCGCCAAACCGCCGAAAGAACCCTCCGATCCACCCAATCGTGTACGACACGGACACAGCTTTCGTATGCCCCGGCAATGGTCGGCCCTGGATCAGGTCGGAGAGTTTAGAAATCAACTCGTCGGGTAGTTTCATGCCACCTCCCACCGGATGGTGAAGAGTGGCGTCAGCGTGGGCTCGATTTTTAGACTTTCTTGGATCTTGTCGAGCATTGCCTCGACTTCGGCGCGAATTGCCGCCCGTCGATCAAAAAACTCCGCCTTCATCTTGTCACGGTTGGCCTCGAGTACGCCGATACGGCGCTTCTCTGCCAGTTTCTGCGCCATCGGCTGCTGCGAACCACGTAGCGCCTTTTTGGCCTCGCGAATTTCCGCCTCAAGAGCTTTCACCTCAGTCTCGAACGCACGTTCGAGGTCGTCAGCATAAGCGTCTAGCTTTTCATTCTCATCATCTAGCCAATCCGCGTTCTGCTGTTCGGCAGCCTCCAAGAGCGTGCGGCGTTTCGCCTCCTCAAGCTTCGCCAAAGACTCCGTTGGAATAGCCGCGGTACTTGGGCCATTTTCAGTGGCCGGAACGCGAAGCAGGCGTTCGGCGACCTCCGAGTGAATTTCTTCACCATCGTCGGCTTGTACAGAAAGAATGAGTTGCTCGCGGGTAACGGCGGGGGTGGCAATGCGGAGCTTTGTCGCCCGCAGCCAGCCGGCTTTGCCGCGCAAGGGCTCTACGTCGGCCAATCGGCCGCCGTCGTACGCGGCAAGATCAAAGCGCAAATGCGCAGGTGAGGAATAGCTGCGCGCCTTGGCGGCACTCACGGTGTCCGTCGCGAGTGTGCCCTCGGTAAGCCGGAAGAATTTCCAGCCCCTCTCGTCGGCGAGAGGCCATTCAGTTGTGTAGGTATCGCCGCGCCAGTCAAACCGGCGCTCATCGTCCTTATGAAAAGAAACATCCGGCAATTCAGAACGGGCAACGAGGAGAAGTTGCCGATCGAAGTCCGACATGTGTTTGCGAATCTCGCCTTCGCGCGTCTTGAGTTGCGCAACAACGCGCTCGTCTACTGTTTCAAGCAGTCGCTTTCGGGCATCCAGAACTTGCTCGCTGATTTGTGCTTGCAGGTCGTCCTGGAGCTGATCGAAAGCCGCATTGATTTCGGTCTCATTGCGAGCGGATTGCACGATTTCGAGAATGCGGCGCTCGATATCGACCCCGCGTTCGATGGCGCCAAGAACTTCGTCGCTAGCACCGAACACACCCTGAAAGAGATTGAACTTCTGACTTAGAAGTTCGTAGACGCGCTGTTCAGCTCGATTTTTTAAGTTCAGGAAGTTGACGACGGTCACGTCAATCTTTTGGCCATAGCGATGACACCGGCCAATTCGCTGCTCCACGCGCTGCGGATTCCATGGAAGGTCAAAATTAACGACGAGAGAACAGAATTGAAGGTTGATGCCCTCCGCGCCTGATTCAGTTGCGATCAAAATTGACTTTTTGTCCCGGAACGCTTCGACGACCGCAGCCTTCATGTCGGCGGTTCGCGAACCGGAAACCGCCTCGGTCCCCTTATGGCGCGCCAGCCAATCCTCATATATTGCCTTACTGGAGGGGTCGTTATTCTGGCCGTTCAAAAGAACGATGTCATTCGCATAGCCTTGGGCGGATAAAAGGTCGGCAAGGTATTGCTGGGTCCGAACGGACTCGGTGAAGATGACAGCCTTGCGCTCGCCGCCCTTTGCAGCGATCTCAGCGAGTGCCTGGGGTAACGCCTTGACGAGCTCAAAGCCCTTGGCGTTTTGTCCTATTTTCAGGGCAAGTTCCCGGTAACCCTCCAGCTCAGCAATTTCGTCAGCCAGCTTTTTCGGATCAATTGGCGCTTCCGGCTCTTCCGTCGCCTCCCCGCCATCAAGCTCTTCGGCCGCTTCGTCGATCACGTCATAATCCACCAGCGTTTCGATGGATGGACGTTCTTGCTTCTTCAATCTCTCGATAATCTTGGCAAGCGTTTCCGTGACGGCAAAAGTTGACGACCCAAGAATCTTGCGGACAACGAGGGTAACTAAGGCGTTCGGGTGCCCACCGAAGGCGATAGTGTCACGTCGTTGCAGGTAAGCGGAGACGGACGTGTAGAGATGCATTTCATCTTGGGACGGCTCAAATTGAAGCGTTAGCGGGCATCGCTCGGTGTAGCGAATAAGACCCGCTTGCTGTACTTGCCGCCGCAATGTGCGTTTGCAGATTACTTCGAGCCGCTTACGCAAAAACAAGAGAGCGTTGCGCCCAGCACTGGCGCTGACATAAGTTGTGCGAAATGAAGCTTCGTCGCCGAAAAAGTGCTCATCGATCACAGACACAAGACCGTAAAGCTCCATCAGAGAATTTTGGAGCGGTGTGGCGGTGAGAAGGACCTTGAAAAAAGGCCGCGTAGCCTCCCGCAATTTCTTGGCCCGGACCGAAGCGCCCTGCTTGTAAACATTCCGCAGACGGTGCGCTTCGTCGAAGATCACTAAGTCCCAACGGCCATGTTTTATGTCGTCGGCCTTGGTCGCCGCAAATTCGTAGGAGGTGATGACGACCTTGCCATCATGATCGAATGGTCGGGCAACGCCGCGCTTCTTCGCGTCATTATAGACCTTGGCCTCAAGGAGCACTGACGGCAGTGAAAACTTGTCGGCAAGTTCCTGGCTCCACTGTTTGCGCAAAGAAGCGGGAACGATGAGCAAAATGCGGCGGCGACGCTCCGCCCACTTCTGCGCAATGACCAGTGCAGCCTCGATCGTCTTGCCAAGACCCACTTCATCAGCAAGCAGGACACCCTTGTTAAGCGGTGACGATAGGGCAAAGAGCGCGGCATCGACCTGATGTGGGTTCATATCGACGCGCGCCGTCGAGAGCGATTGCGCGAACGCGTCTTCGCCCAGCCCTTCGAGGGTTATGCGGTGCGCAAAGAAGGTACCCTGGTACTGAGTATAATCCGACATACTGCCTGTTGCGCTCTCGACTACCTCGGTTTGCCGCCGGACGAACACGAGGCGGTTGGGCGCGGTTCAGCAATAGCGCCAATCATGCGAACCTTCCATGCGGCGAGCTGCTGGACAGCCTACCTGATTTAGGCGATTCGGGCCGATTCTGCCCGCAATAGTTGTCGGCCTACTTTGGTCGAATCCAATGGACTCGATTACAACATTGGCTTCTGGAGATAAATGCCTGGGTCTACGCTCCCCCAGGCTATTATTTGCTAGCTAGGTTGGGTGCATATTTCGGCAGGCGCGAAAGGCCTGGACCGATGCCGTCAGCCGGGACGACCACTGCGCGGCCACGATCCAGGGCCTGCTGAACCACGAGCAGGTCGCGCTCCACCAGCATCCTGCAGGCATCAGTGTCATCGAAATACGCCTTGCTATCCATGCTGGGAGCCCATTTGGTGACGACGCCGATTGCATTTGGCTCCCCGCGCATCTCCTTCGCCTGGCCGGCGTAGCCACGGCGCTCGACGTTGTCACCGAAGACATAGACCTTGTCAGGGTTGGCTCTCAGGTCTTCGCGGGTGATCCAATCTTGGTAAAAGAGGGGCATTTTAGTATCCGAGGTAGTTCCAGGTGTTGGGCTCGCGATCGAGGATGTCGGCGAGCTGGTGGAAGCGGAGGGGTTGGTCGATGCCGCTGGCGTTGATCGCCTCGCGGAGCCGGTTGATTTCCTTCGGGCGAAGGAGCTGGTCGTCATCAGGTGCCTGGACCACAGGGTTCGCGTGGAGCACCGAGGGGAACTGGCGATCGCCCGCGTGATGCTCGCTCGAGTATTGGCCCTGCAGCCGGTGAAGCGAGATGTGGATTCCCATCAGCTCTCTCCGACGTACTGGAGGAGGGCCATCCCATCGTGCGTGCAGCAGTAGCCTGCGCCCCGCATCTCACCGTCTTCGCTCCACAGGCCTTTGCCGTATTGAGCGAAGCCTTTGCGCGCCAAGGCCCGAACGGATCGCCGCACATGCTGGAGATCGAGTCCGGACCTCTGAGCGACTGCGCGGAACGACAGGTAATTCCCGTCGTCCGCGTAGACCTGGCCGAGCGCGCGGAGAGCCTTCAGCTCTCGTTCGCTGACCGGCATCGTCACGTTGGCGAGACCCACGCCCGGATGCGGCTGCGGGGGTAGGGCATCTCGGTCACCCGGTGACCGCGCGAGTTGCCGCTGATGACGATCGGGTCGCCGCTCTTGGTGAAGCCCGAGACGACACCGACGTGTCCGCCGCCGCGCCGGCCCATGGTCACGACAGCTCCGACCTGCGGGGCGATGCGCTGCTTGTTCTCCCAGGAAAGGGCGCGGTCATCGACGCCTGAGGCGCCCGTGATCTTGCGCATGAATGCCGAGCACCACAGGGTCGAGCGAACGCCAACCTCGTGCGCTGTGGCGCCGATGAACTGGCGGGCGCGATCGACGACGCCGACGCCTGCGTTGAAGCCGCTCTGGATGCCAGAGGAGAAGCTGTCAGCGAACGACGACTCCTGCACATGTTGGCGAACGGCGACACGCTCCACAACGCGGTGATGCGCATGGCGGTGGTGGTGATGATGGTGGTGATGCCTCGGACGGGCCTCAGCGGCCGAAAAAGACAAAGCGAGGATCGCGGCGCCGACGAGCGCCGTGTTCAGGTTTCTCATTGTTGGATAGCTCCGTTAGGGGTAGATCAGACCGCTGCGTTGCGGGCGGCGATCCGTTTGCGGTCGGCTTCGACCGCAGCGTAGGTGGGACAACGGGTCCACTCGTCCTCGTGGACGATTGCGAACGCCTGCTGCACCTGGCTGGTGAAGAAGCGAGCTGCCTCTTCGCCCATGTCTGCGAGAACTTGGTCTCCGCAGATCATTCGGAATTTGAGCTGGGGCTTCTTGCCCTCGTTCTCGATTTTTGTGGCGCTGAACCCGATGGGGCCAGCCGACACGACGATGACGTTCGTGATCTTGCTGGTGACGTTGCTCATGCTGCGATCTCCATCTGCTGCTGGTTGAACTTCGTGGTTTCGTTCCCCCAGGCGTCCCAGCCTTCACGGACCTCGCGGCTGAAGATGTCGGCCTTCGGATAAGGCCCAGCCATCTTCGCGGCCTCGACGTAGCCCTGCTCAGGCTTGCGCGAGTGTTCGCGGCGCGGCTCAAGGATCGCGGAGCGGATGTTGCGGGAGTGGATGCGCGGCTTGCCGACCTTCCCGATCAGGAAGGGCTCATGGCAGTTGCGGAGCACGTAGCCGGTACCGAAGGTCGGTCGGCTGCCGTCCTTGACCATCTTCACCCAGACGCCCTGGGTGCAGTAGTCGACGCCCCATCTGCGGAAGCATTCGCGCGCAGCGTCGTACATCGGCGCCGTGGCGTAGAGCCAAACCCACATGCCGTCGCGGTGAGCCAGATCGGCGATCGGCATCGAGAAGATCTTCTCGATGTCCCAGCACTCGTAGTGCTGCTCGGCCGACTTGGCCTTGCCTTCCTCCGAATAGGTCTCGAAGCGCCACGGCGGATCGATCTTCGCGAGGCCGTAGTGGGCTCTGTGCAGAGGGTAGAGAGGGAAGTTATCGTTCATTTGCTCTCTTTGAATTCATGCAAACGACGGGACACACGTCTCCCGACGATGCGGTTGGGTTAGCTGAAGAGCTTGGCGAACGACTTGTTGATCCGCTCAATGCGCTCAACGTTGCAGTCGTAGCACCACGCGCCCCAGTGGGTTTTGCGGCATTCACCTTTGCAGCCGAGGCAGCGGGTGAGCTTTCCGGTCTTGTAGTGCTCCGGATCGCGCCAGGGTTCCTCGACGCTCAT